TCAAGCCACCCGCGCCAACGGCTGTTTCCGCTTTTTCGCCTTCTGAAACCACGTGATGCCCAGCGCCCTCCAGAACGTAATCTTATGACTGGCGGAGAAGACCTTTGCGTCTTCCTCCGCGGCGGACAAGAGATCGACCATGGCAACCGTTATATCGTCGGGGAACACGAAGTCGGTGTACTTCGGCTCAGTCATAAGCATTTCGACCGCCTTGATTTGGGATGCGGTCAGTGGGCCGATTTCAGCGTTCGCAAGCACCTCAAGGATTTCCCGAGCGAACATTGGTCCGCGCCTGGCGATGAGGGCTTCGATCTGCTTCACCGCTATTGTTTGACGCGCGCCGGTCCCTGTATAGGCGTTCGGGCTCTTCATGACTCTGACATTCGCCCTGGCGCATACAAGTTCAAGGGTTTGGGCATCTTCGTTCGCCGCGGCGAGCGCAGCTTGATGCAGTTGAAGCGTCGTCACAGCTAAGCGATCCGTGTTTTGCCCGATAAATGCTTTAGCTTGATCCGTGGTATTGCTGGCCTCGACGATCATCACCGGGATCTGATCAACATGCGGATTTGACGCTGCCGCGATTGCCGTATGTTGACCGTCCAGAACCTTCAGGATGGTCATTCCGTCACTTTCTGCATACGCGCAGATTGGAGGCTTGAAGCTTGCCCAATCGAAACCCTCTATGATGCGCCGAATCTGGCGCATACCCTTCTCACTGATGTTTCGCTGATATGCGGGGTCCACATAGAGATCGGTCGGCTTCACCAATTCAAAAATCGGCATCCCGGTTGGCGGTTCCTGGGGCACCAGTCCGGAAACGCCAATGGGAGCTATTGGTCGAATGTTTTCCTGCATTTCTGTTCCTCGTTATTGTCGTCGAGGAACGTGAGAGAGGAACGCTGAGAAGAAAACAGGCTGCCGCACCACATTGTTTCGCAGGGGCTAACATCCACAGGCGCATGTGCGACTTTGAAGCAAACCGTGGAAAACCGGTCCAGCGGGCGCTGGCCTCATAAACGGGCTTATTCATGTTAACACACGGTTAACCAAGAAGGTGTTTGGCGGGTTGGATAAAAGGTTACTAAAACCTTATATTGCTCTTGCGACTTTGCGTCGCAGTCCCCATGTGGGACTCGCTCTGCATCTGCGGGGCAAAAAACGGCGGCCCGGAAGATGCGCTAACATCCCCGGGCCTGACAACCACCTGGCGGCGGCTTGTTTGTGATCACGAGGCAGTAGTTGGGTATCTTCCCACTGGTTGTCAAGCGGTTTCTTACATTCCGCCGCCGATCAATAAGATGAAAGATCGGAAATGGCTAAGATAATCAAGAAGGTGGTGGGCTCTCTCACCAAAGCGGCGAAAGCTGTTTTTAATTCATTCGATGCATTCGCGAATTTTAAGACGGAGACGACGGAAGTCGCGCTACCGATCGACTTCGAGCAGGATACGGTTTGGGCTACGCAGGACCAAATGGCAGATCTCTTCGGTGTCAGTAAAAAGACGGTCAGCGAACACCTCCAGAACCTCTACGAATCCAGGGAGCTCGAGGAAGAATCAGTTGTCCGGAAATTCCGGACAACTGCGTCGGACGGGAAATCCTACGACGTTAAGCACTACAGTCTCGATGCGATTCTTGCTGTCGGCTACAAGGTCAATTCAAAGAAGGCGACCGAATTCCGTAAATGGGCTTCTAGCGTTCTCAAGGGCTACATTGAGGATGGCTACGCTCTCAACGGCAAGAGACTCAACAGCGACCCTCGTGCCCTTCTCAAGCTGGCCCAAGAAGTCCGCGCTATCCGCTTCTCGGAGAAGAACCTCTATACGCAGGTGCGGGAAACTTTTGTCCAGTGCGCGATCGATTATGACAAAGATGATCCGGCAGCCCGTAAATTCTTCGCCACCAGCCAGAACGTTTTTCACTTCGCCGCATCGGAGCAAACTGCGGCGCAGATCATCCTTGAACGGGCTGACGCAAGCAAACCCAATATGGGTATGACCGCAATGGGTAATCGGACGCCCACGTCCCAAGATATCACTGTGGCGAAGAATTACTGCACCGAAACCGAGCTGAAGAAGATGGAGATCGTCGGTGAGTCGTGGCTGCTTTACGCCGAAGGCATGGCCCTTCAGGGGAAGCAAGTTTCGATGGAACGTCTGTTGAACAAGCTGACTGACCTGGTGGCGATCAACGAATTTCCGGTATTCCCTGGCTATAAGTCTGGTGGGCCGACTAGGGCTGATGCTGACAAGCATGCCAAATCGCAATACGAGCTCTTCAAACAGAACGGTAAGAAGCAGCTGAAGAAGTCCGCGTAGATCATGTGCGACGGGGCTTCGGCCCCGTCCTTTCCTTTCGATCTAACCAACCTCGCGCCCTCCGCCAGAGCCTCCCACAGGCTCGCCGTCTTACTAAAGTTGATAGACAGCGGCATTATCCTGCCCCTCTCGAAGCCCCTTGTATGCTGCGTGCCGCAGTTTCCCGTCGTGCGTCCATGCCCGATATTCGATCTCGGCCACGAGCTTTGGCTCGAGAAAGATGGCATTACGCTTCCGCCCGGTATTGACAGCCGGCTTGGCGATGATCAACCTGTCCATCTGCTCCCGGAGTTCCCCCGCGGAGCGCTCGTTGAAGCCGGTTCCCACCCCCCCGACATAGACGAGCTCGCTTCCCTTGCGCGCGGCAAGTAGCAGCCGACCGATGCCTCCGAAGGAAGCCGTCGACTTTTCATAGCCAACGATCAGAAACCCGTCGCTCTGGATGCATTTGATCTTCAGCCAGTCTCCGAGGCGGCCGCTGCGATAAGGACTATCGCGGTCTTTTGCGATGATGCCTTCAAGGTCGTGTTCGCAGGCGATGCGCAGTAGCTGCTCGCCATCGGCCTCGATCTCCTCTGACAATCGGATGGCATCTTCTCCGCCGGTGGGCACCAGTCCCTCGAGGAGGTGGCGCCGCGAGGAAAGTTCGGTTCCGGTGAGGTCATGGCCGTCGAAATAGAGAAGATCGAATGCCATGAAGATTGCATCTCTGGACGACCTCTTGCCCCCTCGCCCGCCCAGCGACTGCTGGAGCATGCCGAAATCGGAGCGGCCTTGCGCGTCGAGCACGACGGCCTCTCCATCGAGGATCGCCGTTGAGACAGGAAGGCGCCTTGCCTCGGCCAGGATCGCCGGAAAGCGCGCGGTCCAATCGTGGCCGCCGCGCGTCAGGATGCGGACGCCTGACGGCTCGATGTGGACAGCCAGGCGATAGCCATCCCACTTGATCTCAAAAACCCAATCATCGCCCTTCGGCGGTTTGGCCTTGAGCAGCGCTAGGCACGGCTCGACGCGCGCCGGCATCGGGTCCAGGGGCAGGTTCGGCTGGGCGGGATCTCGGCGCCGGCGCGGGCGGCTTCGGAGCTGCGTGTCGGCTTCACCGAGCAGCGGCAGGGAAGGTTTGCGGGACGGCTTCGCCATGCTGACACTTCAGCAGCGGCGCTCGGAAAAGCAATTTGCCCAAATTCATTAGGTGCGGGTCGGGAACTTTCTGTTGCAACGGCGGGTTTTGCGCGAGGATGCGCTTTCGTCTGCTCCCCAGCAACTTTGGCGCAGCCGCCTTTCCGTCTGTACAAACTAGCCCCGCCATCCAGCGGGGCTTTTTTTGCGGTGAACTCATGATCCGGGAACCTGTTCAGGCAGTTATGGGTTGTGACGACGGGCCGCACGGCTTCAGTATCTTGTACTGCTGCACCCCTGTTCGCAGTCGCCGTGCGGTCCACCGGGCCGCTCTGGGAACCCCCTCATCGCTTAAAAGCCAATTCACCCAGATTGATTATTGAAGCGGCTCGGGCAATGTTCCGCATATGCCCAATCGCTACCAACCACTCTACAAATGGCGCGGCACGAAGATCAACGAACGCGATCAGCCGACGGATCTCGACTGGCTGGGCTATGACGGGGAAATAATCATTGGGAGGATACGAATGGAGAGCGGCGGGCCGAAGAACGGCATGTGGCAATGGAGTGTCCTTGGCCCAAGTGTGCGCCGAAGGCTGACGCTCCACCAAGGCTTCGAAGTTGAACCGCGCGAGGCTATTCGAAAGGTCGAGGGTTACTATCACCGGCTGATGCGTTTAAACGGAATGCGAGGAAGCAAGGATGATCGCTGAATTGATCTTCTGCGCATCGCTGACCGCGGTCGACGGCGACACGGTGAAATGCGACGGCCAGAACATGCGGCTGTTGGGGGAAGGTGTTCCGTTCGTCTCGGGCATCGACACGCCCGAGATCGGATCGCACGCGAAGTGCATGAAGGAACGGAAGCTGGCGCTAATCGCCAAGGGAAGGCTGAAAGAGCTACTGGCTGAAAAGGGCTTGCGGATCGTGTCGAGCGGCGCGGTGGACCGGACGCCTTCACACCGGCCGCTCGTCAACATCTACCGAACGAATGGGGAAGAAATCGGCAAGAAGCTTCTTCAGGAGGGTTTTGCGCGGACCTGGCAACCGACGAAGAGGAATGACTGGTGCGACCGATAGTCCACAGCCTCCACGCTTGAACCGGCCCTTTTCCGCCCTACCCTTTTTATAGGGAAAGGGAGGGCTGTCATGATCCCATTCCAGATTGCGCAGGCGCAAAACGTGCTGGACGACGCCGAGGTGGCGCTCTGCCAAAGGGTCTACGACCAGGTGGTTTCGGTGAAGCAAATCAACACAGCCGCTGAGCGTGAGGATTTAGCCCGCCGGATTATACAGTCATTCCGGCATGGGGTGCAGGACGAGGCAGCGCTGCTGCGACTCCTAATTTGATCCGCGGCAAAATGATTTGTGCGGAACTGTACGGGAACAGCATCCGCTGAGTGATGGTTAACCGCTTAGATCGCGGGATAGCGTCTGCCCTGCACTGTTCCCGATCCACCCCCTCCACGGGGTTCGGGCCGCGCAGAGGTCAATGGTCCACTCCTTCACCAACCCCTTCTGCGCGGCTACCGGCTTGTGGGCACTTTTGAAGATCCCGCGGCCGCGCCTTCGTACGAAACCGTACAGGAACAAAGCAATCGCTTTTCCGTTCGAGGGGCAGGATCGCACAGGTTGCCCTTAGTGACGGGCCGTATGTCAACTCTTCCTTCCTGTGTGATCCGTCCTTTCCAAAATTGCCCCGTCTCGGCGGGGCTCTTTTTTATTGAAGGCGCTGAACAATGGCCGCCCGCGCAGCATCAGAACGTGGCAATCGACGACGTCAATCAAACGGTAACCAGATACACCTGTCACAGGCGCACTTAGGTTGTTTTCTGATATTGTCATCTCGTTGAATTGTAGATCGGAAACCAAATGCCTTCGCCTGCTCTTGTCACCGTTCATAGCTGGCTCCCCGGCACTGTGAATAAGAATTTCATCTCGCTGCAAGCAGCAATTGAATACGCTGGGGAGAACATTAACGAGCTTCAGGCGATCGAGATCCTTGTTCGCACTGGTACCCATCGTTACGCGATCCTTGAGGGCCATCAACTTGCTGCTTTGATTGAAATGGTTTGCACGACCCACTGAGCGGGTGACACGCAAAATGATTGGTGCAGCTGAGCCAAGCTACGCCTGGAATGATAGCTATAATGGAAAGGCCGCTTGCATAGCGGCCTCCTCCTCTTCAACATTGCGAGGCTTCGTTCAGCCTGCGGACTTGATGCTCGTATTGCAAAGGCTCCAATAGCCGCCGCCCTTCTGGATCCACTTCAGATCGCCGAGCGTGCCGGCATCCTTGGCGGCATGGTAGGAGTCGACGCAGGTATGGAGGCGACCCTTTCCAGGCGTCTCGCTCGAATACTTCTTGTCGATCGCCTTCGGGAACTTGACGCTCTTCGGCGCTGCGGTTGTCGGCTTTGCAGGCTCTTTGTCGGTTGTTTTTGCGATGTCCGCTTCGTCTTCCTTATCAGCGGCAGCAGCGTCCGCGCCGCAGAACTTGGCGCGGAAATCATTCCACTTCATGTCTTTGGCGGAGCCATCGGTTTTAGCCGCCTGATATTTCGTGCTGCATTCCTTCATCGTCAGCGCGTGCGCCGGCGTCGACATGATAAAAGCAGCAAGCAACGATCCGGCAGCGGAGAGAAGCAATTTGTGCGACATGTGATTGGCCTCGGTCGATGATGTTGATGTTTCAGTCTCCCTCTTCCGCATGAGCTGTGACGCCGATGACGGAAGGGTTCTATTGGGGCTTCTGCACAATGAACCTTGGATGAACAGCCCTAACATGTGACCATTTGTCTTTGGCCGCCGTTATTCTGAGCGTCCTCGTGTTTGGCTAATTGATCTTTAGCCAATGGCGAAGCCAAGCCACAGCCCCATCACTCGCGTAAGCAACCATCCCGCCGATCGTGAGTCCGGCAAAAGCGATCAGCCCTGAAATGCCGTAGCCGAGAGTTTTGAGGCGTTTCCATTCCTCCAGCGTTGGCTGCACGGCATCGTGGTTCTTCTGCACCGTTTCCTTGATGCTTTTGAGCTGATCGCGGACCTGGGCATCGACGCCCGCATTTATCTCGACAGCCTTGTCGAGCAGATTGATCTGCTTGCCTTGCTCATCGAGGCGCCGGTGAATGACCGACCGGCTTTCGTGGGCGTTCTCCTTCTCGTCGCTGACCTCGTTCCGTACGAGGCTGACGTGCTCCTCGATACCGGTAAGCCTTCCCTCCACGCGGCCGAGAGCGCGCAGGATATCATCGTTGGATGTCATGTATCTTATGCGCTTTCAAAACAGCCGATATCGTAAAGCCCTTGCGGGATCGCGTTGCCATAGAGATCCTGCGATCCCACGGTGATACCGTAGAGGCTATTGAGGTTCTGCCCCCCGTTGCGACAGACGGAAGCCCCTTGCGTCTTGTAAGCGCCGAGCAGGGCGGAATTGAAACCGTTGATATTGCCCACGGGCACCGTCCCCACCAGAGTTGGGTTAGCAGCTTTGAACACTGCCGCGCCGGCAACTGTTTCCTGCGTCGGGAACGCAGTTCGCCAGTTGGAGAAGGTGGTATAGGTCGTTGCGCCCCATTTAATGGAAGTCGATGGCGACGAATAACAATTGCCGATGCACAAAACGGCCGGAACTGCGCTAGGCGCCGAATTAATGACCTTTGTGCTTGCTCCAGTGAGATAAATAATGTTGTTGGCGAAGTAAGAAGACGTGAATTTGTCGGGATTGCTATGCAGATAGAAGCCGTTGCTAGACGCGACACTGCTAAATACCGTGTTGTTGTGGACGACGTTATCTGACGCAGCGCGACTAGTTTCAGCAGTGCCAATCAACAAGCCGCCCTTGGTTGTCGGTGACTGCGTGCCGTCATTCTCAGAAATATTGTAGCGAATACGGTTGCCGGTCAGCGGCAGAATGTTAGCCGCGTCGCTGTATTGATAAAGTTGATAGCCCGGCCCGTAATTATCATGGCTGTAGCAATATTGAACGATGCAGCCTTGGCAACCGCCGTCAATATCGAAGCCGCCGCCGTCCGACGTACCAACGCCGGTTTTATTGTGGTGGCTTTCGCAATATTGGATGATGCAATTCTTGCAATCGTAAAACCATATCCCGACAGGACCAGCGGCATAGGTGTTGCCAGCGCCGTTGTTATAGGCTTCGCAATATTGAACTATCGCGCCATCGCAGCCGGTGAGAAGAACGCCCGATCCGGAGTGACTGACGGGCGACGTATAGCCGCCCGGATTGTCGTAGGCTTTACAACCGTCGATGACCGGGCGGAGCCATGTCGCCGCCTTGTTAAGAAGACCATAAGCCGAAGTGCCAAGCCAAATACCGTTGCCGTTAGCGCAGCAATCGTGCACAAGGCAATTTTGGATCAACAAATCATCATAGCCGGAAGAACTGCCATCCGACGCCCCGCCCCAGCCGATAATGCCGTTATTGAAGCCTGAAACTTCAATATTGCGAATGGTCAGCCCTTGAAGGCGAGCGTTTGACGGCTTCGATATCGCAATGTCTAGGCCGCCGTACATGCTGACCGTACGACCCGGACCGGTGAGCTTGAAGTCCTTAATTAGAACGTATTGAACATCTTGCGTCCAAATGCCTTCTTCCGTGCTGGATACAACGTTGAAGGTCGCCACGCCGGTTCCGTAGGAACCAAATGTGGTGATGCGCCCGGCCGTGCCGCTATGCTGCGTTTCTTTCAGATAGAGCGAACCGTTGAAGGTAGCGCCGCCCTTAAATAGAACTGTCGAGCCGGCCGGAATTGTGGCGGCGTTCACCTTGTCGACGGTCTGCCAGGGCGTCACCTGCGACAAACCATCATTGCTATCGGAACCGGCCGGATCCACATAGAAAGTGAAAATCGGCGTGGTGCCTCCCCCCAACTGGTTTGTGATGGAGGTGGAAAGGGCTAGCATGATGCTCATGGGCGATTACTCCCAGCAGCCTTGAGAGGCGCCGAACCTATTGTGGCTGGCAATCTGGTTTGCGAACGGCCGATCGGTCTTCAGGATGGTCACTGACGTGTGCAGGCTCGGCGTCAGGCGAGAGAACCCGTCGCACACATTCTGCTTGCTGGTCGTCTGGCAGCCCGAGATCAGCGCACAAAGCGGCAGCATCAGAAGTGGAAACTTCGTCATCGATCGTGTTCCTTTCGCGCAGAACCTGGACGGATTTGGTGAGGGCGGCTGTCGCAGCCATTTGCTTGCCCTCGGACTGACCAAGCCAGCGGGCCGGGTAGAAGGCGACGAGAGCGCCGAGGGCGAGAGCGGCCGGCAGCTTGATGAAGTCGGGGATGATGGAGAGCATCAGATGCCCTCCAGGCAGAACTGGCGTTCCTTCTGCCGGCGACGGGTCAGGCCCGGGAAGGTGATGCCGGCGGCCTTATTCCATCTCAACAAGGCTTCGCAGCCCTCGGCCGTCTTGCCCTGGTTGATCAGTTTGACGACACTAGAGCCGCACGCCGCCTTCACTCCAACATTAAATCCGAATGACGTGAGAGCGACGAAGCGAGCATCTGGCAGCGGGACCGTGACACAATGGTCAATGCCGGCGGCGTACTTCTGCAGTTCGAGCGACAGAAGCGCCTTGCACTGCTCGACGGTCTTGTAGTCTCCCGGCTTCACGCCGTTGGTGCTGCCATAGCAGATCGTCCACGGCTGTCCCTGCGTTGCCGGATCGGGATAGGCGTTTTGCCGGAGCCCTTCGAAAGAACCGACAAGCGCCACGGCCATGGCAGCAACCGCGCTACCCTTTTTCATTCTATTTGCCATCGGAAAGCCTCTGATCGATTACCCGAGCCGGGACGGAAAGCAGGAGGAGGACGATCGACAGCCACGGCGGGATGTAGCCGTCGAGATACGGGACGATGTACGGGGCCAGTTCGAAGGCCCCCGCGAAATAGACGCACCAAAGCGACAGGGAGCGCGCGAGAACGCGCCGCCAGTTAGGGACGAGCATGGATAGGCTCCGGATTGTGGAAGAGGTTCAGCCCCGTTTCGGGGATATCTGCAGCATATAAGGGTAGTAGTTCCCGCCCCGCTTGACCGGGTTCCAGCCAAGCCAGACCTTGAGATGGAAGCCGAATGCCAGCGGAACGTCGCGCTTGACCGTGAAGGCGTCGTCGATGTCAGCAATGCCCAGCGCTTCGGATTGCCACCCGTTGCATGGATTTCGCCACGTCCAGCGAGTCCGCTGCCACCAGAGTTTCAAGCCCTTAGCACCGGGATCGAAACCCGCGACCTTTTGCGGGATATAGCCGTCCAGGTCGGCGTTCAGCGTCGAGAACCACCGCCACCGTCCCGGGAGAACCGGCCCGTGCTTCATCGACCATGCAGCCAGGAACGGCGAGAGCAGATAGGCCAGTCCGACGAAGATGAGATTGACCGGAAGGCAGGCCACGTAGCGGAGAATTGACTTGCTCATACCCTCACCCCCATTTAAGCCCCGCGCCCAAACTCGAAAGAAGTTCATTGCCAAAACACCCGGAAGTCCTACTTCCTCGTTTTTTTACGGAGACTAAAATTGATTCAGGACGAAACACGTAAAGCGATTTTGCTCGCCGTCGGTATCGGCGGCGCTTTTTTGATGGTTATTCGCTACGGAATACACGCCGGCTATTTGATCCCCTGACGGTTTAGAGAGAGGCAGCGGCAGCAAAGAATGCTTCGATCTGCTGCGACGTGAAGCCCATCGCCGCAAAGCCGGCCGCCATCATCGGGCTGTCTTTGACGAAGGTGCCGCTGTACTCGAAGGCATCCTGAGTTTCTCCATCTTGCTGCGCCACCCAGGCCTTGACCTGGTCGAGCAGACCGGAACGCCGTAGCATCAGGCGGAACTGTCGCGCCGAGACCGAGGACACCTTGGGCAAAGCGTTCGCATGCGCGACAATGGCGGGATCATCGGCAGCCAGGTACTCTTCTGCCCTGCCCTCCTGCAACTGCTCGAACAGGCCGTCGATCGCGCCGTCGTCAGATCGTGAAACAAAAGGCATTATGCGTTCCTCCCGCACGGGAAATGGAAGCCATCGGTCCACACCCAGATGTTGCCGGCTGCACCGGATACTTGCCGGACCTGCTTACTTGTGTTTGTCCAGATATCGCCGGAGCCGATGGCATAGTTGCTTGCAGCCTGGATCGCGCCCGCGATGCCTCCATCATTGCCGATACCGGCGGTCAGCGTCCCTTGGGCCGGGTCATGGATCAGAGCAGCGTTGGTTGTTGCGCTCGATGTAAATTGGATCCGCAACTTGGCTTTAACCTTCACCCCATTTGGCACTGTCAGCGCCAGGAGTGCCGAAGTCGTAGAGATAGCGGCGCTGACAGCATCTTTGACCGGCGTCACGAAGGTATACTCGTCCTTCGGATACATCACGAAGGCCCGGATAAGCGAGCTGGCGTCCGTCAGCACCACCCCGATGCATTTTACGATGGTATAGCCGGTGAGCAGGGTCGTGGTGACGCCGCCGATGGTCGCTGAGGTCGACAGAACGACGTCGAAGCTCAAATCTGAATCCTTGCGCAGCGCATAGGCGAAATAGGTGGCGTTCGCCGCGACTGCGCCGGCATCGAGGCCGCCGTTGCCGGTCCCTACTGCCCACGTCCCCGTCACCCGCTTTGTGAATGAAGCCGCGCTGGAAACGAAGCTCGAACCCGCCCTGGCGGAGCCGGCGGCAAAATCGACGTGAGTGGTTGGTGCACCGGTATTGTTTGAAAGCAGAAGGCCGTCGATGAAGCTTCCGACGGCCGTGCTGTCCGCCTTTGTCAGGATCTTCGTCATCAGTTTGTTGGTGAAGAACGCCGACCCGCTGCAGACGATGGTCGTGGAGTACCCGTTCGGAACGACAAGTGTCGCCGCTCCATCGATCGTCTCGGCCCCGCTCGGATCAATCGTCACGTCTGCGCCGTCCGCAATGACGACATAGTGCCAGCCAGAACCGAGCGTGGCTGCCGCCGTCAACGTGAGCGTGGCGGCTGCCGTGAAGCGGTGAACCGCGTTGTCATCGGCCGCCAGTGCCGTGTAATCAACAGTCTTGGTCGCGTAAACCAGATCATTATCGAATGTGACGTCGACGCCGTTCTGCGTAAAGCCAAGCAGGCCACCGCCCTTGAGATAAAGGCCCGTCTGCGGCGTCGAGGCGAAACCGATGCCAGGTGCCGATACCGTACCGCCTGCCAGCTTGAGCGGCGCAGTCATCGGCGCCGAGCCGTCCCGCGGCAGCGAATTGGTGATTTCGTTGCCAAGGTCGGTTGTCAGCGCGTTCCACGGAACGGGGTCGATAATCTGACCGATCGAAGGAGACGTGCCGGCGGGTTTCGAATAGACGCCGGTGGATGGGTTTCTGGGCATTCACCTTCTCCGAAAAGAGAAGGCCTCGCGAATTGCGAGGCCGTCCATGGTGTAGTATTGGTTGCGGCATGCTGAGAGTTCTGCAAATCACCTGTATCGCCCTTACCACCGCGGTCCTCTATGGGATCAATTGGGCAGTCGACGGCATTGGAAACGTTCTTGGCGGGTCGTTCGACGCGGGATTTGTACTGGGCATCTGTTTCGCTGCTCTGCTATATCTCGCCATTTGCTGGATCGACCCATCATCGCGTCCGCGCGGCTCCGGCGTTCATAAGCAGGGCTTTGACAACAGGATCGACTAGCGCGGGCGTCGTTCCCATCCCCTGAGCTTTTATCAGCCCTTCGACCAGCTTTTCACGCTGCTCCCCGACAAGAGCCCGGGCCAGGCTTTCGCGCGTTGCATTGCCGGTGTTGCTCGACATCAGCGCCTTCACGATGCCGTCGACCTTGTCGATAGCGGCCGATCGCGCGGCACCGAGAAAACCGCCGGCCTTGAAAGCTTCCTTGACACCGAAATTTCCGCCGCTGCCACCCAACTCATTCTGAGCTGCAAGGCGCGCAGCGGTTTCGCTGTTGCGGGTCACAGTTTTTGCGGTATCGGCATAGATGCTCTCGTTATCGAGCACTTTGAACAGCCGCTCCGCTTTCTCTGGGCCGAACAGGGTTGCGAGACGCGCCCGGTTCCAGTCGCCCTCTCCCTTGATCAGCCGGTTCATCGCGACGATATCGTTGGAATTTGTGCCGACTATGCGGTCAATCTCGGCCCTGGCACCCTGAGACAGCCGCAGCGGTACCGCTGAAGGCCCGATCTGCATCCCTTGAGGCTGCGCGCCAAGCTCGACCTCTCCCGCGAGCTCAGAGGGTCTAGGCGCGGTCCGTCCACTATCCAAAACCTGCTGACCACGTGTCACTGCCTCATCCTGGCGGGCAAGCTCGGAGTAACCCGCGTCGATCTCCTTGATGCGGGGGACGGCGCGCGTGAGGCCGTCGTCAAGCATCTGGCGAGCTTCCACGAGTGCGGAGATCACCTTCGGATCAACCTCGGTCTTCAAAAGGCCGTCGATCGCCTGCCGCGTCTGAAACATGACGTTCGGGTCGGTAGACAAAACATTGGAGTCCGCGATGTTCAGCATGTCGCGCACTTGGCGCAGCCGAGCTTGCGCAGGGCCACGAAGGCGGCTGATGTCAGCCTCGATCGCGGATGCAATTGGCTCGGTATTGTACGGCGTGGCCTCGCGGAATGCCTCACGGTAGAGCGGCGAATGTGCATTCTGGTTTGCGGCGATATCTGCCTGGACTTCCGAAGGAACGATATTCCGGCCCGTCGTCTCGTCGATAGTTTGACCAATTCGGGCGTTGGCGCCCGCGGCGCGATCAGCGAGCGTGGTTCGGATCGTCGTCTGTGCCGGTCCGGGCGTTGCCGCAAGTGCACCGGCCTGCTTCTGGAGGTTCGGCCCAAGGTCCGCCGGAATAGCCTGTGACCCCATCTCATCCAATTTTTGAGGGAGCGTCACTGCGTCAAGGCCGTCGTCGGTCACCGCGCGCCGGAAGTAGCCGAACGCCTGCGGGTCCATGCCAGCCATTCTCGCTGCGGCACGAGTACGGAGTGCGTCGACGATCGATCTGGCTCCAGCCCCAATGACCTTGCCTGCTACGGGACCGCCCAAACCAAACAGGCCACCCAGCTTGATACCTTCCCATATCTTCTCCGGGTCACCGCCGGAGCGAACACCAGCGTCAGCCCCGCCAATTGTCGCTCCCGTCACCCCAGAGATGCCCGAACGGACGAGCAAGCTGCCGCCGCCCGCTCCAAATAGAGCGGGGGCGGCCATAACCGCCGGGATGGTCCCGGCAACGGCTCCAGTTATTTGGGCCCCCTTGTCGACTTTTGGGTTCGCTGCTTTTTCAGCTCTGTTCGCTTCATGGACCCGATCCATGACCTGATCATAGGTCTCGTCCGAGAAGGCTGCGAGTGTCGCCGCCGCGGCCCGCTCGGTTGCGCCGCGGATGATCGGCCCCGCGATCGGAATACCTTCGATGAGGCCGCCGACGCCGGTCCTGGCGACTGAAAGGGCGTCATCGGCCGGCAGTCCATAGCGATCCACCGCCGGCTGCTTCTGCGTGGCCCCGCGCTTGGCGGCGAGATCAGCATAGATGCGGGCTCGCAGCTCTTCGCCGGTCTGAGGTGGCGGCGCCGCCGCCGGGTCTACCGCCGAAGGCTGCTGCGTCTGCTGGGTTCGGCTCAGACGCAGACGCGCCGCGGCAATCGCCATTGCCTGCTGCTGTTCAGGTGTCATTTCTGCCATAGCTTACGCTCCGCGGGCGTCATTGCGCCCCATACATCGGCCGGGACCCCTTCTGGCGCCGCACCGACGTCAGCCGCCGGCGGCGGCATTAGGCTCGGCACTTCCGGGATATCCCCGAGCGTCGGCAAGACATCGGCCTCGTTCATCCCGCGCCGGCCGATGATGCCACGATACTGCGATATGTCGTTGTCCAGCGCTCCGCGATAAGCCGTCATACGGCTGCGGGCTTCATTGAGGATCGCCGTACGGGTTGCCGGCTCGAGACGAGACCCACCGTTGACGCTGTTGATAGCGCCCTGCAGCCAGTCAGGCAGGCTCGAAGTGTTGTTGACCATGACCATTTCGCCTTCTCGGACGACCGAATTCGGATCCATGATCTTGCCCAAGCCGTAAACAAGGTTGAGGTCGGAAGCCTTCGAGTCCGTCTTCGCCGTGTCGATCATTGACTGATAGGGCGGCAAAGCCTGCTGATAAGACTTGTAGGTCGGTAGGCCCTGGATTTCCTTGCGGAGGTTCGACACGTCTTCCGGCTTGTAGCCGGTGCCCTGATAGACGACGCGCTCCTGACCTGGGCTGAAGAGCGTTTCGCCCGGTTGGACGACCACCGGCTTGTTTCTTTCGAAATCGGCTTTCCGCCGCTCAAGATCGATGTTTGCCTGCTCGGCTGCCGTCGGCGTGTTGCGGTTGGCCTGCTCCTGGCGGAATTTCTCGCGATCGAAATCAAGCTTTGCCCGATCGGCCTGAGACATTTCCGAGCGATAAACGGGCGTGAGCGTACCGGTGCGCGGGTCGCTACGGAGCACAGTCCCATCGGGCAGCGTCTCAAACCCATACTCAGGCGGCTTCGTCAGGATCTGCAACTGCTGCGCGGCCATAGCTTTGATCTGCGGCGATGCATTCGGATCCGTCATGGCTTTCACCAGCGCTTGGGCGCGCGGGTTCGCCATCGGGTTTTGTGCCTGCGGAGGATTGGCGCTGTCCAATGCCTGGACGAGACGTGCCGGCCCCGACTGATTGCCGACGGATTGCGCCTGAGCGATCTGCTGCGGGGACGCGGGCTGGCTGCCGTCGGTCGGCGCTGGCGGAAAGTATCCGGGCCCAGGAACATCGCCACCGATGCCGACGCCGGAGCGGTCGCCATTACGGAGAGCCCGGGCCAACTGAGGATCGAGTACAGACGACACACCAGCGACATTTGGCGTCGGGCCTACGTTGGCGGCCGGCAACGGCGGCAACGCAGCCTGTGGGGCTCCCTGTGGCGGCATGACCTGTGCCGGATCGGATGCGCGCATTTGCCCCGCTGCTCCCGGCATGGGAATGCCGATCGATGGGTCAAGGCTTGCGACTTCGCTGGGAGCGGGTGCGGTAGGCACTGGAGGCGCATCCGGGCGGCCGGCCGTTGTTACCATCGGGTCGACATAACCGGGCGTCGGCGCCGCAGGCTGAGCATTCACCGGCGGCGGCTGGAGCGGAGGCGCAGGCGCTGCGCTCGCAACTTGACCGTCGATGGGTGCCATAGCGCCGGATTGAAGGTCGGCCACGATTTGCGCCATTTCGGCATCGGGAACGTTCTTGAACCCCTGCCATTCCGCCCGCAGCGCCTGGATCTTCCCCGGCAGCGTATCGGCCGATGCAATGCGCTGGCGAGCGAGATAGGATGCAACCCGATCTTGAGTGGCCCGGTCATACGGCGCATTCGGGTCAAGGCCAAGGGCACCCACTGCGCTACGCAATGTCGTGCCGACTGTCTGATATTTCCCGACTGGAGTTGCTACACGACCGACCTTGCCCTTGACATACTGAGCATAGGGGCCGCTCGGTTCGGTGAACGCCAAGACGTCTCTGATCGGCATGCTCGAAACGGATGTGCCAGCAAAAGGGCCATCTTTTTGAGCGTGTCCGAACAGAGTGTCGTAATCTCCTGCCCCTTCCGTCTTATCGACCGCGGCAAGGAACGAACTCGGGAGACCGCCAGTGGACGGCATGGCGACATTGCCCGCGGCATCCACCTTCGGCATAGACGATCCGGAAGCACCGGGATTGTCTGCCTTGCTGCCGCCGAGGATCGACGACAGGAAGCCCTTGGGCTGCTCAGGCGGGGTGTAAGGCTGCCCGGTGATAGCTGACATGTATTGAGCGTCGGCGGCGCGCTGCATGTCGCCTTGCTTGCGGATGGCGAGACCACCCATAAGCGCTTGCGCCATGCGCGCGGCGCCTTCCCAAGGCGACTGGATAGGGCTCGTGTCCGTGCCCTGCTGGAGCATTGCCGCAGCAAGGCGCTTGCGAGCGTCGGTTACGTCTGCCTGGGACTGGCCGGTGTCCCCGCCGAATATGAAGCCCATCACAGAACCCCCGCGTAATTGACCATCTTGAAGCCGCCCGGACCTTCAGCAACAGCGTCAGGAGCAATTGCCTCGACGTCATCGGCCATGAAGCCGACTTGGCGGCCGCCGCCCCATACGTATTCGTATTCGTAGATTGGGATGCCGGACGCTGTGACCCCGATTTGGTAGATGCCGCGCTTCAGCCGGCGATCAGACATGGCCCAGCCGCCAAGCAGCGATCCGCCGAGACCGAATAGACCGCCCATCGCAGCATTCTTCTGTGAAACCTGCTGGTTATAGCCCGCCATCTGCTGATTGAAGCCTTCATTGATCAGCCCCGCCTGGTCGACCGTCGGCAGTTGCGTCGTCGGCGAGTTGACGTAATTCGGCTGATTGACCTGGGACCCAGACATCAGCGCCGAAATCTCGTTCAGCGGCTGGTTGCGCTCGGTCAGGATCGAATTCTGCGCATTCGAATACATGTCGCCCTGATATTGATCCGCCGCCGCCTGCTTGCGCGTCGAAAAATCACGCATGGAGTTGTCATATGCGGCCGAGCCCATCGAGATGCCCTTGTCGGCAAGGCTCTGCTCCAAACTCGCCTGGTCTCGGTCCCACTGGTTGTTGAATCCGCCCTGCCAGTGGTCGTTGACGTATTTGTCGACGTTCCCAGAGCTGAGATCGACGTTGGTTCCCAGGATGCCGGAGATTTTGCCCGTCTGCTCATTCGCGAGCTTCGCCAGCCCGAGCTGCGTTTGCTGCGTCTGGTTATAGATCGCCTGATTTTCCGGCGAATAGGTCTGATAGGCGGAATAGACCGGCAGATCGTATGTCTTGCCGTTCTGATCTGTCATCGTGCTTTTGCCGGTCTGCTTGTATTCCAGCGAGCCGTCGGGCGTGTACTGGTTCGTGTGGCTCAGCCCAGCGTTCGCAATCGCGGTGTCCACGTTGGTCGCTGTCTGCGCCGCCGCGGTCTGCGTCGGGTCCGGGGCCTTAGGCGCCTTGGGTGTGGAGACCATAGGGGAAGTCCTCTTTCATGATACCGTACAGCAGCGCGTCACAGTCGCCGAAATAGGCCCGCTGGCGACCCTCCAGACGAGCGCCAAGCCTTTCCAGCGCCCGTTGGGCAGGAATGTTGTCGGCGCGGGTCCTGAACGTCGCACGGCGGCAGCCGAGTTGATCAACCACGTACCGGAATGCCTCCCGCATCAGCGTGACGGAAAGCCGATCGGCAGCGAGCGAAACCTCGACGTCATGTTCCGTCCAGACGTTGAAGACATAGCCGGCAATGATCCGGCCGCGGTCAATATGCGCCAGCGCGGTAAAGGGAGGTTCGAACGAAACTCCGATCTTGTCACCGACCCACGCCGCGATATCCTCGCGAGGTTCGGAGACGATCAAATGGGAGCGCCCTTCTCATAGAGGACCGAGCCACCGACGACGGCAGCTTCGGATACCGAACCAGTTGCTCCAGAGATCAGCGCGCGGATCGTCGGCGCCAAGGCGGAGCCCACACCTCCGGCCGCGGCAAACTTTCGGACGAGCGAGGTTCCGGGAAATTTCGAGACGCCCCAGATCGCGGTTCCCCACTTGGCGGCGGCGTTGCTGTCCACCGACGACAGGAGCGCCGTCGGGATCTTCACCTGATAGTCGAAGGACATGCCGGCATACATCAGGGTCGAAACGCCAATCTGACCGGTCACGCCGATAAGCTTGGAAAACTTCGTTGCCATGTCTTCCCCGTAGCGGTTCCACGCCCCGACCATAAGAGCGTCGATCGCCGCGCCGTTGTCGTTGGCGCCGACCTCGGCCTCGTAAACCGTGCCGTCGCTCGAGCCGAAGAACAGGCGGTCCTGCCAATTGGCCCAGCAGGAGGCCGCAAGTCCGACGAAGCGGCACCAGGCGCCGGTCTCGGTATTCATCACAAACTGATACGGCCCGAGAGACGACGGCAGGTTGACAATCGCCATCTGTCGCGCCGGGAAGCTTGCCAGCTGCCATTCCTGTGACGTGGTGCCGCCCGTCATCACAGTTTCGCGCCAGGTCGGGCCAATCTTGGCGGTAATCGCTCCAAGGCTGGTCGCGCCGCGATCAAGCTGAACAGCCTTGGTGATCGGAACAATCCCGTCCGTTGTCATGATGGCGAGATCGGCGCCGACGGACAGGAAGCAACGTTCTGTCCCGAGCGGCCGGCCGAGCTTGAAGGTGCCAAGCAGGCTCCAGTTCGAAGCGCTCGATGGATCGGAGCCCTGATAGACGATCACCTCGCCCTCGGTGGACATGAGGACAAGGCACTGCTGGAGCCCGGTCGAAACGGGAATTGTCCAGACGCCGATTGCCACCAGCGTGCCGCCGTATTTCATATTGCCGCCGACCGGCAGGACCGTGGCGGTTCCGCTCACCGCATCCGTTGCGAGATACCAGACGTTCGTCGAGTTCTTCTCGATGAACCACAGGCGCGAGCGGTAAGCCGTCACCGCGATCAGCAGTGAAGGATCGGAGATACCCGTGATCATCGTCGACGAGACATAGGGCGTGGCGGTCGCACCGGTTTCCAGCTGGGCATTCGTTACCGAGCCCGCCACGGTCAAGGTCAGCGTGCCCGCCGCCGGCGTAAACGTCAGTGTCACGCGATTGCCGACGCCCGTTCCATTAAGAACGCCCGCGTAGGCTCCCGAGAGCGTTACAGAGCCGGTTCCGAAGAAGCTGAGGGTATACTGAACTACCTTCACCGCGACGTTCTGCGTGGCGAGCGTCGCGGTACCGACGAGAATGTTGTTCGTCCACGTCGTGCCGTTATAGAGCAGTGGCAAATCCAGGCCGTTGACGAGGCGCAAATATTCCTGCCCAGCAGGGTTCGTATATTGCTGAACCGACCAGCGCGCGCTGCTCTGCCCGCTTACGACAGCAGCCCCGACCGCGCCGCCCGCGGTCACGTCGAATATCTTGTCGCCCGCAGCCGCGAACAGACGATTGCTAACCCCGACATACGGGATGATCGTCAGCACTGAGGCGCCGAGGCCTGTCGCGAAGGCAGTATTCCCATATCGCGCGCGGACCCGGTTTGCTTCCGGGAAGAAGTTATCGAGTTGGAAGGCCGCGTCCTTCGGCATATCTGCCATTTCGACATCGGTTCGCCAGCCGCCAATCGGCGCGATCCAGTCTTTGCTGGGCGAGACGCGGCCGGTGCGCCCGTTCGGGGGGACTGGTTTTCTGGTCATACTGTGATGGTGCCCGGCCAGTAGTTTTCGGGAACTTCGCCGCGGTACGGCATCGACATGCTCACCGGCTGCGCGGCGCGATCGACGCCAACCGCCGCCTCCTTGGCACGCTCGAAGTTTTCCAGCTCTTCGCCATAATCCAGGCCCTTCGCGCGCTTCCAACGCCAGATGAGGGAAAGCTCGACGAGGTCTTCCGGGAAACGCACCGTGTCGGTGTCGTTCGCCCAATTCTCGGCATAGGTCGTACCACCGCTGACCGCGATCCAGCTTTTCGAGACGTACTCGTAGCGAAGGGTTTCCCCCGCATCGTTCGGGAAGAACGCCAGCTTGCCCCCGAGCATGCGCCAGACCTGCGGCACCGGGTTGGAATTGAGTATCCTGAGCCGGTCCCATGCCGCGGGCTCGACCGGGCCATTCAGCGACCACAGACGCGAGACGTTCCAGATCATCGAGTTGGCAACGAAGCGCTTGAAATCCGCCGGCGGCTCGGTCGGCTCCGGAATAGCACCCGTTGCCGTGAAATCCCGGATCGTCGTCAGCGCCGACCAGTCATGATCTTTCAGCAGATCACGGCCGGCGCGCGTGGAAAGAACCAGCAACTGTCTGATTTGCGGATCAGCCGAGGACATGACCGCCGTCGGTTGATCGAGATCGATTTCCGCGCATACATTCTGAATGATCGACAACAGCGACATGCGCGGATCTCCGATTTAGGCTGCTGCATTGCGACGGCCGGAACCGCCCTGTTCTTTGGCAAGGGCTTCAAAACGCTTGCCCATTTCGTCGATCTGCTGCTGCAGGCGCGTGACGTCATCCTTCAGGCGTTCGTTCTCAGCGGCGAACGCGGACGCCGCGCTGGCGTCCTTGGCAGTCGTGAGGAAAGCCTGGGCGGCCGCCACAAGCTCGTTCGCGCCCATACCGATCTTCTGCTTGGCAGTATCGGAAAGAGCGGCCAGCTGTTCGACGCTATAGACGTTGATCGCCTCCAGCTCCTTGATCTGGCTCGGCTTGAGATACGGCCACTGCGAAAGCGGCGTGCCGATCAGCTGTTCGCGCGCCGCGGCACCGTCCTTGAAGCGCTTGTAGGTCTCCGAAAACCGCTCTTTGTCGTGCTCTGTAGCAACGCGATGAACTTCCGTGTGCTTGTCGCCAGCAATGAAGATTGTGACGAATTCCGTGTCCTTGAAAATTGGCCGTCCTTCCTGTTCCGTGAGGAACGGCTGTTCGACGGGCTCGATGCTGAAGGAGGCGTAGACGCCCTTGTTGTCGGTCATGGTGATTGTCTCGCTGTTGATGGCGGGGAAAGGAAACGGGCGCCGAAGCGCCCGCCGTTGATCATTTGCTCTCAGTCTTCGCCGGGGCCTTCTGAGCGGCCGGCTTATCGACCTTATCGGTGATCATCAGGATCAGTTCCTCGATCACCACCGGGATTTCGCGGCCGGCCTCGCGGTCGGCTGCAATCTTCTTCTCGATCTCACTTTTCAGGGACATCACGCTCTCCTTAGTTCACCTTGGACAGGTACGGCCGCATCAAGGTCGCCTCGAGCACGCCCGTCGCCGTCACTGTGATGCCGGTGCCATTGGCCGTGGCGTTGGCAGACATGGTGATGCTCTGGACCACACCAGAAGGCGTGTAGGTGATCGAGCTGATGGTCGTGGAACCGGGAATGCCGGTGCCAGAGATGGCAGCGCCGATGAACGGCCCACCTTCTGAGGTAACGCCACCAAGCGATGTCAGCACAGCGGAACCGCTGACGGTCGTTGCCGTGAAGGTTTGGTTTGCGGCCGTGAAGTTGACGCCCTGGATCGCCTTCGACGAAACGGTCGCGGATGCCGGAGCATTCGCAAGACCGGCCGTCGCCGTGGTTTCAGCAACGACGAGGGCCGCCGTTGCCGTGGTCACGAGAGCCGGAGCCTGGCCGTTGCGCTGCAGCCAGAGGTAATAGGTGCCGGCCACAAGGCTGATCGACTGTGCCGGGCCACCGGACTGCGTCGGCGCCTGGTTTGCCCCGGCGAAGACGCCGCAACGATTGCCGACAACAGCTGCAGCCGTGGTCAGAAGCGTTGCAGTGTAATCCCGATCCCACTGGAACCACTGACCGGGCTGGAGCGTGGTGGTCGACGCCAGGACAAGCTTGACGTAAACCCACTCCGACTCCTTCGATCCGCCGGAGACGGACCCAAGGGCAAAGTTCGGGCCCGGAATACCGGAGCCGGAAACGATCGGGCCATCGACGACGAACGGGTTCGCGCCAAGACGATCGGTCTGAGACGTTGCGATAGTCATGGGAGTTGATCCTTTCGTTGACGATTAGGCGAACAGCACGCCCTGCAGGAAGGCGTTGTTCATGGTGAGGTTGCCCGCGAAGCCCATGAGCTGGACGAAGGCATCCTGGTTGGTGTTCATGCGCTCATCGCCGATCGGCGCCATGTCGCGGTCGCGGTGGGGGCGGTAGAACAGGTACTTGGTGTTCAGGAAGAACATCTGGTTGAGCGGCGCACCGCCGCCGAAGCCGCCGTCGAAAATCACGTCGGCGCCCATGTACTGGAGCGACTGGAAGCCGGCCATGCCCTTGTCCGCCGAGGTGATACGCTGGATCGCCTGCAGCGACTCCCAGTAGAGGCGGAAATAGTTGTTGTCGCCGATGATCAGATCAGGTGCATCAGGACCGCGAACACAGCTCATATAGAGCCGGTTCATGTAGGACTGGATGTTCGCTGTCGATGCAGCCGCACCGCCATCCGCCGAGGCCGAGAACTTCTGATTACGCCAGAAACCCCACGTCGCCCGGCTGATGCCGCCGACGGTGCCCGAGGTCGGAGACGTCGAGACCAACAGCTGCAGGCCGCCGATCTGCTTCCCCCCGTCCGCCGTGCCGTCGGAATAGCAATCGAGGGCGATGTTGTTCTTCAGCGTCGTTTCGGCATTCTCGACGCGCTGTTCGAGCAGATCAAGAACAGCGTCCTCGCCGGAATTCTGCAGCTGTTCGAGGCCGGACATCGAGACGGCAACGGCTGCCTGTTTGTAGTCGTATTCGGCAGCGGTGATGACGTCGGAGGGTTGAACGTTCAGGATCTCGTATCCGGAATAGCGCTTGTACGTGCTGTTTTCCTGGTACTGAAGTTCCTGGACGATGGTGCGGCCGCCCGAGACGGGCTTCTTGCGGCCGCGGCTGTTCAGACGAGACAGAAGACCGTTGTTCTTCGTCACGTCGTCGGCAACGACTCCGCTGCGGTTCCGCAGGGTGGTCGTCACGATTTCAGAGAGGTTTGGGGAAACCATAGATCATTTTCCTTTGATCAAACCTGACCGCGTGCAGCGTGCAAAGCAGTGCGAAGCGAGTCACGGATGGATGTGGGTTGACCGGAGGCCGCGCCCTGGCTTGGACCTGGTGCGGAAGAACCGGAGATGGATCGCGAGGCGCGGCGGGCTTGATCTGCCGCTGCTGCCCTCTGGGAAGTCTGGTCCTGGACTGGGTTCACCGCCGGTGCAGCCTGGCTGATCAGCTGTTGGCGAATATCGGGACGCATCCAGCACGCTGCATCGTAGGCATCCTTGAGCGACGATGCGCGCCCCGCGCTGATAAGGGCGACCATGTCGTCGAGAACTGCTTCCGCATGCACATTTGCGGGATCGGAAATGAAGGCATTGACTTGAGTTTCAGTGTCTCGTTTCCGGAGTACCTGTTCAACCGTGGCCTCGACGTTGACGGGCTGAGGCATAGGCTGTTGCTGAGCCTGTTGCGGCCGGCGCTGCAGGACTTGATCCTGCTGACCTGCGACAAGGGCGCGAAGGTTGACGCCAGCCATGTTGGCGACGTGAATGACCGTATTGACGGGGTCGCGCTGGAGCGCTGTCTCCCAGTCGATCGCCTTTCGCATGACATCGGCGTGCGTGGTGCCCGCCTGCCTTACGATCGGCGTGAACTCCTCGAGACCCTTATAGTCCTGAAGGACACGGAAGCCGTTGTCGACCTCCTGCTCTCGCTTGGCGACTGCTGCCTGCACTTCCGGTGGCAAGGTTGCGAACTGGGCCTTCGCCTCAGGCGACCAGCCAGGCGGCACACGGTGCGCAGCCGGCTGCTGTTCTGTTGGCTGCGCGGCGGCAGGAGCCGTTTGCTGGGCTGCTAAGGCGGCGTTTGCTGCTGCCGGTGCGTCTCCCGCCTTCGGCGCTGCTGCCGCAGCCTGCGGAGCGGCGGTAGGAGCGCCCTTGTCCCCATCCTTCGGCGCGAAGCGTCCATGCTCGTCGCGCTGTCGGTCACTCCCAGCGGATGTCGTTCCCGTTTCGGTGCTGTCGAGCGCTGCTTTAAGGCTGTCGCGGATGCTCAGGGGCTTGTCGGCCGACGTGCCGAGGTCTTCGCTGCCGTTGCCGGCCTCGTTAATCAGGTCTTCCATGTCGAATGTTTCCTATTTCGGGGATTGATGCCCGTTCAGGCGTTGTATTCGGCGTGAACCCGCCGCAGTTCGTTGCGGATCGCCTGGCGGTCCGTCTTCGGCTTCTCGATAGGATGCGGCTTTTCGTTGCCGATCTCGACCACGCCGGCCGCGCGATAGGCGGAACGCAACTTGGCTTTCGAGGTGTAATGCCTTCCGTCATGCATCGACTGGATATCGATGTTGTCGCTGACGAAGTGCGGCGCCGGCAGATCCGACTGCGCCTGGCTCTTCACCGGCATGCAGTTGTGCGGCCACTTGTCGAGCTGGTGCCAGCCGCCGCAAACACGGCAGTATCGTTCTCTCATGCCGACCTCCTCGACGGGATCGACAATTCACAACGAAGCCAGCTAAGAAGCATAAACTGCTCTACCGTGTCGGAGGTCTCCACGTGTTCCTTGGCGAGCTGAACCAGCCGGCCGTATTGATCACCGGTCAGGCTTCGCGTCAGGTTGACGACGTCGCTGATATGCGCGAGGGCTTCCGCACGAATTCCCTCGACAAGCTGGTCGGTGCTGGCTTCGTTGGTCATGGCTTGAGCCTCCTTCACTGATAGGCTGGTGGCTGCTGCTGGAACTGCTGGAGCGCCTGGGCCGCCATGTCGCTTCGCGCTTGCTCCACCGTGCTCTGATGCTCGATTTGCGCTTGGGCTACGCTCAACTGTGCCTTCTTCTCTTCGGCGCCGGCCTTCACCTGGGCAGTTTTCAGATTGATCATCTGCTCGGGCGTGGGCTCCGGCGGGGGCTTCGGTGCGGTTGCTGCTTGCGAGAGCTGGGCGCCCACCTGCTCCAGTGTGTTTTCGAGCTGGCGCCCTGCCCGGAAGCCGCGGGCGGCAAACAGTAGCGTCTCGACCATCACAGGGACGAGCATCGGCGTCTGTTGGGCAATGGCGCCCGCCTGCTGCATGAAGCCGCCCACCATTTCCACGAATTCCATGCGGCGCTGCTTCTCAGCATCCTCGTCGGGCTCGATCGTCGAATCCGTCTCGATGTCGATCCGGAAGCCGCGCACGCTGTCATTGCGCAGCAGCTGCACAACTTCATCGATCGTCGGCTGCTCCATCATCTTCTGGATGTCCGGTGGGATCTGAGGCGGTTGCGGCGGCGGCGCGGGCTGGCCCATCTGCTGGGCTCGCGCCGCTGCCTGCTGCGCCATCATCTGCTGCTGTTGCATCTGCATCTGGACCTGCTGCTTCTGCGCTGCGGTCGGAAGCTGAATGCCGCTCACCAGCATCAGCGTCTCGGGCTGGAACTGATCGCAAATGATCTCGCCGGCGATATTGACGACGTCGCGGGCGAAGCGTGCCAGTTCGGCCTGACGGTCGCGGATGCGGATAGAACCCCATTGGCTCTTGATGCGCTGGGCGGTCGCCGTTTCGGACGCCTGGGTGTCCCCGCGAACGATGTCACTGATACCGGTGATCTGATAAACATCCTCGACGAGCTGCTTGCGGACCTCGATGCAGGCGACGATCACCTTCTGCACCTGATCGATCGGAAGCGTCACGATGGCGTTGGAGCCGCCCTTATCGGTGAAGGCTGCCCATTCCGGGATCGGCACCATGACGGTGTCGTTCTCCGGACGCATGGCCTTCTCGATCGCCGGCGATACCGATCCATCGCCAGATGGATAAAACACCTTCAGCCGGAGTTGATCGGTCAGCTTGTTGATGCGCCTAGTCAGCGTGTCGATCTCGTCGCATTGCTGCTGATAGTAGACGTAATCCGGGACCGGGATGAGAGACCCGGTCGACAGCGTTCCGAATGCCGGCCGCGGGCATGGGAAGAAGCGCGTCAGCTTCAGGGGCGGTTCCGACACCTCAAGAGCGACGGGCGCACCTTCTGCGATCCAGACGGTATAGTCTTCCGTCTTGCACCAGATCTCCCAGACATTGGTCCTGCCCTCGTTCTGAGCGCGCTCGGTCTGGTTGGTGCCGTGGTTGGAGCCGGCGCCATTGGCCGCAAGGTTTGCCCGCCCCTCCGGAAAGCGGTTGTCGAATTCGTCGTCCGTCATCGGGACGCGACGCGCTACCCACGTGACGTCTTTCCAGCGCCTTGCGGGCGAGTGCAGGAAGTCGGACCAGTGGACGTAGTCCATGCAGACCCGTTCGTCGGTGATCTGTTCCAGCCCCGGGCCGCCATTGTCCCCCATGTCGCCGCTCTGCAATCCGGCGCTCGCAGCGTCCGAAGGCTCGACGCCCATGTCGATCGGCTCGAAGTCCGCTTCGTAGCGGAGCCATACCGTGCCGCGGGCGCAGAGCAGAAAGTCATCGCGAACCGCCCGCATAACTGAATCCAGATCCGCGTCATCGGCGGTGAACGCCAGATTGCGCTCGACCAGTTCGGACGCCATGCGCGCGACCGGCTGCGAGTCCTTGAACCGACGCTCGACGACGGGCTGAGGCACACGGGCATAGACGGCCGGCTGGAGAACCGAAGTGTTCGCCCATAGCATCGGGAAACGACGCTTGGCTGCGCTGGTCTGGTCTGCCTGCTGCTGCAGGTAGATTTTCTCGATCTTCGTGCAGCGATCCAGCCACGACTTGAAATAGCGCTGCGCCCGCTCGATCTCCTGCTGCCAGTGCGCGCCGACTTTTGCCAGGTCGTACTGGTCACCGGCCGGCAATGTCGTGACTTCGTCATCCATCAAACGTGCTCGCTATAGGTCGGTGTGGAGTTGACGAAGTCGTTGAACGTCATGGTCTGGAAAGTCGGCAGCGGTTTTGGTTCAGGCTTCAATGGTTCAGCCGCCAGGCCCGTGAAGATGATAGCGAGGCCGCCGAAAGCGTCGGCGCCGTGCGATGCCCAGTTGTGCAAAGGCTCGTCGCGGAAGACGCTCAGATCCTCGTCCCATTCTTTCCGATAGTTCCTCAGGCATTTGATCCCCTGCGCACAGCCGGCTTGGTCAAACTCGATCTTTGCCAGAATGCGCCGCGTGCCGTTGATGCGGTCATGGACATAAGCCCGCTCGACCTTCCGGACGGTACCGAGGTTTCGAGCTTTGACCTCCTGGAGCATGATCTCGATGCGCGTCATGCCGCCGCGCGTCCACTCTCTGACGCGGATATCGTGCGGCATGTTGTGCACGCCATAGACATAGCCGTGCTCCTTCGCGCGCCGCTCCAGCTCGTCCAGCATGCCATCCATGCCCGTGCCGGTGTGCTCGAAGTAACCGATCATCCGCACCCGGCTCGGGAGCACCTGGAACAGCCAGACGCTGTTGGTGTCATCCATGCCGATGTCAGAGATGGTGTGAACCGGATAACCGGGCACATGCGGGTAGATGCCTATACGCTCCTCAGCGTCTGCAACCGCCATCTGGTCGGCATAGTAAGCCCCCTCGACGCTGGCTTCGAATGCCTCAGCCGGCGACGACGGATATTCCCGCTTCATATCGCCGAGCTGTGTCTCAGCCTTCTTCACGTACCAGGCTTTTTGCCCGTCCGTGAGGTCGATGCCCTGATCGGCGAGACCGCCGAAATATTTGGCGAAGGCGTCCGTGATGATGACGCCCGCCGGATCGATCGAATATTGCGGCTCTTTCCACCACGGGAAGAAATGGAATTTGAAATCCAGTGGTGTCAGCGCTGAGGCCTGGCGATGCTTGACCTGGGCGTCTTCGCAAAGATTGTAGAAATGCCCCTCTTGCCCCTCTGCGGTGCTTTCGATGAACACCAGCTGCCCGGCCTGCACCGTGTTGAGGGCGCCGGTTCTGACTTCCCTCGCCTTCTCCGGATACTTCGCGCAGAGCTTCCCATATTCGGAGATATGGAGGTACTGCAGCGTGCCCGATCGGAGGGACGTGCCGACGCGGATGCTCGAGTTGTTCGCCAGCAGCAGTTCCGTTTGGTTGTCCCTCTGGATCGGGACTGCATCACGGATAGCTTCAGGCAGATTATCGTACGGATACTTGACCTTGTCCCGGAAGATGGTCTGGGCGTCGCCCAAGGTGTGAGCGATGGTGCCGGCGCGGATATCCCGGTTGAAGACGCAGGCATCGAGCATGAAGATCTGGATGAAGGTGGTCAGGCCGAGCTGGCGGGCCTTCAGCAGCACGTTGAGGTAATGCATCTGCTCGAAGAAAGTCATCTGAGCCCAGTTCATTTCGAACCGGACCCTTTTGCCTTCCTTGTCTGTGATCCAGTAGAGGTTGTTCAGCCGCCAGCGCCAGTCCGAGAACTGGTCAACCGCCGTTTGGAAGTCCGCGGGTCTTGCCATTGATCGCTTCCAGGAGCTGCGACACCTCGCCGGTCACGCCGTGTTCCAGCTCGACCTTGGCGCCGTACTTCTTCGGCTTCAGTTTCTCGGCGATCCACTGCCGGGTTGAGATGCGGAGCTGCGAGCGTCGAAGGACCTCGCCATTCTCTTGCCAGCCGCTCGTTTCACCGTCGGCGTTTTTCTTTTCCATCCAGTCGTTCGTGCCGTCGTCGGCAATCTCGACCATCTCGTCGACAAAGCCGTCGGCCTGGATCTCTCGCGCCTGCGCGTACTTGGTCCGAAATGCGAACTTCTCGTCATCAGCCAGCCATGCAAGCACGGTCGACTTCGCCGGCATTGCGTCGTCCCTGCAGATCGATCGGAGGCTTTCGCCATCGGCGATGCGCTCACAGATGACGTCGGCGAGGGAATGCGTGAACTTTGTCGGTCTGCCTGTCATTGTCTCCTGCCTTCTGATCGGCTGGACGTAATGCGCGCCCTTTTTAGAAGAGGGCGATGATGTTGGATGCCGTCGTCCCGGTCAGCGCCACGATAGCCGCATGCACGGGTAGGATCGTCCCGGCCGGCACGCTCCTGAAAATCACCGGATCCACGTCCCGGCGCGGCGCAATGGCAACATCGCCCGCCGTGCCGATATAGAGTGCGCGCGCACCGACGATGGCGGTATCGTTCGGCGTCACCACTGCGGCCCGCGAGGCCGGAGCAATCGAAGGATCCATTAAAGTTCTCCTTGGTAGGGCCGGCCTGTCACCATTCTCACCTTTGATGACGACGCGTTTGTACTCACGGCTGCAAGAAGGCAAAGCGAGCTCGCCCCCTTGTATCGGCGGGCAGACTCAGGATTGACTCACATTGGTTCGAAAATTGGAGCGCTCATGTTACAAACAAAGCTGATAGCGGGGTCCATCGTTCTGGGGTTTGCCTTGGTAAGCGTGACATTAGCTACGAAGAAAAATGACTTCGATAGCTGCTATGCCCGTCTGAGCCCGATCGTAAGTAAGAATCAGCCTAATCCTGATCTTGCGGCAGTCTTCATCGTTGAAAGGTGCAGCGGCATTCCGCGAGAATGAGGCGACTTAAGAGGATTCACCAACGCGACGCAGCTAGGAGACACCTATGACTACAAACGACAAGCGTACCGACCTTCACCGAGCCAAGGTAGGCGTATCACTTCTTGCTACGTGCATCGTGCAAACAATCAACGAGAGCGACCCTAGCTTTACTGATAGGTTTCTCAAGAAACTGAGCGATGCCTACTACGAGCTCCGTGACAACACGGAAGGCGATGTCAAAGAGCAACTGGAGCTTCTGGACTGGACACGAAGTTTTCTGACCGGCTTCGACCAGGTCCACGGCCAGGGAAAGCCGTTCCTATCCGAGTAGATGGGATTTGGCCGCGTTTAAGAACGCCCCCTGCCACTCGCAAATCCTGACTATAGGTAATCTATAGCCTGTTCGTTGTAACGGCGCAAGAGATCGTCATGCTCTCTTGCGTTCGGTTCCACGGTTTTCATAGCCCCAGTTGCGCGCGAGCTCGTCCAGCCCATCCTTTAGATAATCTGTAAGCGTCGTGCGTTCGCGATGGCTGCTTGCCAGCTCCTGTATGGCATACCCTTCCCCGGCGATCTTGCTCATGATGCCATAGGCTCGGTTGCCAAGGACTTCGCGGGCCATTTTCAGTTCAATGCCGGCGCGGATCTGCCGTTCTGTCAGCGGCTCTCGTGCGCCGCCACCATCGACAGGCTCGCGACTGTAATCGAACGATCCCGCGCCAGCTCCCCCCATAGCCTCCCATAGTGAGCGGAAGCGATCGGCGGCGCGCACCTGGGCCTCGTTGATATGCTTGCGCGCTGCAAGCGTGGCTATGGCGCTTTCCCTGATGTTGACCTGTGCTTTGATCTTGACCGGGTTTGTTTCGGCCGCGTCATGAGCACGGGAATGGAAGGGATTGTCGACATACACATCTGCCAACTTTGTCTTCGGCCGCCACACCAGCTCGACCTTCGGCTTCCTCTTGCCGGCCATTAGTGTTCCTTTCCCTGATAGGCATTGGATCTTGGTTGCCTTGGTGGTTGGTATTCCGGCTCCCCACGGGCCGACTTCCACAGCGGCGCGAAGCCGTCCAGAGATTGATATCCCTCGACCTCTGGCAGGTATTGCAGCGTGACGTCGCCTTTGCGGCCAGACCATGAGAAGCGGGCTTTTTTGACCCAGACGACTGTCTCGTTCAGCTCAGGATCGGGAACATCGATCACGACGCCATGATCCGGCTTGTTGTACCAGGCTGCCGAGCCTTCGATGTCGTACATGGTCGGCGTCCTGGCTTCCCCGCCCTTGCCGAGATCCTTTGTGGGATGCGCGACGACGATAGCGAGCACTTCGTGCCGGAGGGCAAACTTTCGGATCTGCCGAAGCGCGCGATTGATGTATTGGGTTTCGCTTTCGTTGCGCGGCCGATAGTGCTCGACCTCGTTCCACGGATCGATGACCAGAACCTTGATCGAGTGGCGAATGACGGCATCCGCGGCGCGATCAAGCAGCCATTCAAGCGTCATATCATCGTCAGTTTCGCCGGTCGGGTCGGCATCGATGAAAACAAAATGCTTCTGGATAAACACGTCGGCATCGGCGACGAGATCGCGCGTCCACTGCTTTGTTTCCGTCTTTGACGCTGCCAGCCGAAGCTTGAAACGCAGAGCCGGCACCGTCGGGATTTCGAACGAGGCCACACCGATACGCCACCCGTGGACACGGGCGAGATTGACACACAGGTTCATCGTCCAGGTGGACTTGCCATGCCCGGGAATGCCGGTCACCACCAACAACTCGCCGAGCCAGAGTTGAAGGTAGGGGTCGAGGTCTGGCCAGCCTGTCGAGTAGGTTTTCGGCTCGTCGAGCTCGGGATAATCGGAAAGAAGGTAGATGCCCCGCACCGGATATGGCTTGGCCTCGGTGATCACACGCACGACGGCATCGGCACCGTGCTGCATTCGGACGTCGTTCAGATCCTTGCAACCTTCCGGATAGTTCACGAACGAACATCGAGCGGCGCCGAGCCGCCTTACCAGTTCCGCCGCTAGACGTCGGCCGGGCGGATCGTTGTCGACAGCCAGGATGAACCGCTTGATGCGTTTGATCCGATGCCTGTTGTTGAAGACGAATTCGAATTTCCCATGGCTGTCATCATCGGGTGCCGCATCGTCGAGCTGTTCTGGAAGTTCCCCTTCCCTAACAGGCGGAGCACCGTCCGGGACGCTCACCGTCGTGTGAAAGCCGCAGTCGATTGCAGTGAGTGCATCGATCTCGCCTTCGGTGATGATGAGCGCCTTATGCCCGTCCTCAAGCGCCGTATCGTCCATGCAATCGGCATTCCAAAACGTCTTTCGCCCGCCCTTCCGCTGCCAGAACTTTTTGCCTGGCGCCCGGTACTTTTCGCCGACCGACCGGCCACCATCGATGAACGGGAAGACGACGATGTTGCCTGACGAGTCCGGCTCGACGGTTGTTTGACCATCAGCGCCAGTAACGGCCCTACCCGTATAGGCTCCGGAAAGAACGGCGACCTGAGGGTCGATCTGCCGGTTTTGGAATGCCAGTGCGCCCGCCGGGCCGAGAGTGTTGGTCAAAGAAATCGCCTCCATGGAAGCCGCAATGGTGACAGTTGAACTGGACGCCCTCAGCATCGATCCGGACCGATAGGCAGGGCTCACGCTTGTTGCGCCGGTTCGATGAGCATTTTGGACAGGTTGTTTTCTGATTGCCGGGGCCAGCTCGCCTGAGCTGGATTCCGTATTCGCGAAGGATCTGGTCGACGGTTTTCATATTCGGGGATCAGGCCGCCGGCCGCCTCCTCGATCGCGAACCGCTGCGGCGGTGCTGACGCGATCGACCGCCGCTCGCTCTTTTTTCGCCAAAGCCCCGCTGACAGCAGCAAACCATCGATTGCCTTTGGTACCCGCCCATTCGTCCAGCGCCAAAAGCTCCGCCTCGAGGGAAATATGCGGGAATGCCTTCCGCCACTGCTGCAGGTGAGCCGGCGACAACCGGATCGTCTGCGCTTCGAAGGCAAAATCCAGGGAAATCGACGGGGCGGCGGCAACAACATCGTCAGATGTTGTTTTATCTTCTATTCCCTTCTCTTCCCTTCCCTTCCCTTCGTGCTCTGTAACAGTGTCAGTGACATCCTCTGTCACAGTGCCTGTCACAGAAGACTGACGTTGAAGTTCACGCGCCTCCCGAGCTGCCGCAGTGCGCGACTTGTTCATGCGAAGCTTGCCGACTGCCTCTGTCGCAATCTCTATGACAGTGCTGTGCCACACGCGTCCGTCGCGGCGATCCCAGCCCCTCAGGATGTCGTCTTTCAGCTCTTCCCACTTCTCCGGGGAGCACATGGCGGCATCGGCCAAAACGTCGTCATCGTCCTCGATGCTGCCGGCCGGGATCTCGTGCCAGGCGCGCATCCAGAGGTTCACCATGTAAAACGCGATTTCCGGATTCCGCTTGCACCTCAGCCACGCCTTCGACTTGCGAAGGCGCTCGATCTGCAGCGGCATGTATGGCAGCCGTTGCACGTCAAGATCTTCGTTCATCGTGGCGTGATCCTCCTGATCTGGGGGCCTTGTGAGCTGGAAAGATCACGACATTCCGATGAAGGTCGAATGGCGTCGGCGCCGGATCGTTTGTGAAGAGGTCGATGAACACGCGCCAAGCCAAAGCCGCGGCGCGCCCATCCTGAAAGCCGAGGGAGCTATCGGCTTTGATCTTCGCCAGGCGGTATATTTCCCAGGCAGCGGTTTGCTCTTCGGGTGTCGCGGTCATGCCGGGATCTTCCGCTGGCAATATCTGCTGTCCTTCATCCATCGGAGCAGTTCCAATGGCCTCTGAGAATCGCTCGGCCAATTCTCCGCAAACCATCCCATGACCTCGTCGAACGATCGGGCCGTGAAGCTAGTCCCCGGATCCGACAGGCGCTTAAAAAAGGCAGCATTGTTCTTCACCCTGCGCGCGACGGTCGTCATTCCGCAACTGGCTATGGCCGCGTAAGCCTCGGCCGTTGAAAGCAATATCGCCCTCAGCTCGTCTTCCATCCGTTAACCTTGTTTGATGTTTCCCGCAGAATTCTCCTCGTATGTATGATATTTCGCGCTCGTCAGCAAGCCATTTATGTAGGATATTACAGACATGATTAGAGATTTAGGCGCAAGAATTCAGAAGAGACTGGACGAACTCGGCAAAAACCCGTCGAGCGTCGCCCTCGAAGCGGGGCTGGGGCGCTCGTCTGTGAGAGATATCATTTTAGGTCGTGCAGCCCACCCGAGGATGGACACGCTTCTGAAGCTTACTGGACCTCTGCAATGCTCCATAGATTACCTTTTGGGCAAGGTGGAAGACGGGGAGCTACTTCATGATTTCATTGCCCAATTTGAGCCGGCACCGGGCGAGATCATGGAAGTCTTGAGGGCTGGCGTCTATAAATCGACATCCGAGATCAACGAGGGTGAGGTCAAAACGCTCGAGCGCTTCATAACTTACAAAGACTTACGTTTTCCCGACCAGGCGATATTCGAGTACGCCATGGGCGACGACTCGATGGAAGCAATTGGTATCCTGAAGGGAGATGTCATAAGCGCTCTTGATGACAGCGAACTTCCCATCTCTCTCTCCGAAGGAAAATTAGTGGTCGCCCACGTATCTTTGGATAACCCAAGGATCTCGGAAACCAGCCTTCGGGCCATCTCCCTTCAAGGAAATCAAGTTCACCTAGTATGCAAATCCAAGCAGAGAAACCTTGACCCCATCGTTCTCGGGCGCCGACCGCGTACTGAAATACCCAATGGGTATCGGAACGCCGAAGACAATGCTGCGGTTTTGTTAATGGGGACTGCCGTAAGAGTCAGGCGACAACTCTCCGTCTGAGCGTTTTTACCCAGATAAGATGAGGTGTGATATTTCATACATGTTTTGTTGACGCGCGAAAAATCATGCGCTAGGATGCCTTCATCTAGTCGATGGAGCACTCATGAAGCGGCCCTGCGCTGTTATAAAAAACAATCCGCAGCTGCTTGGCCGTCATCTTTCTGCCCGAGCGCGATCTGACAACGCCGGTGCACAGGCAATCATGGAGCATCGAATGGCGCTCCGATCGCAGATCATTGCCGTCAGGCTGTCAGAATCAAGGCTCTGTAGCGTCCAACGCCTGGTTATAGGAATTCTCAGCTTCCCTGGCAGCACGGACTGCGTCATCGAAGTTTTTGCCCGAGGCCAGAGCTGCAATCATAGCGTCAAGCTTGGCGGCTTCCGTGGCTGTTTCGATGTGCAACATGCCGGTGTCGTTGAAAAAGTCCTTGAAGATTTTATGCTCCTCTTCAGGAGGCTGATTACCGTCCATTGTGCGGACATAAACGCGCCCGAAAAGGTCCACCATTTTCGCGGTAAGAGCAGCAGTCTTCGGCGCACCCACCGTCGCGAACATACCTATCTGGCAAAGGCGGCGAATTGCCTCCGCACGCGATCGGATCCTGTGGGAAAACGACCAATCGTCGATCGCCTGCGCCTCGCTTTCGGAGAGCATCATCTGAAATTTGATCGTCTTAAGCTCTTTGTCGGACATAATCTTTCTTCCAGCGTTGATGGTTGATATCTGGCAGAAAACGGTCTCATCCACAAGTGATGGAAGTTCCATCTGTTTTGGGATTGACGGAAAAACGACGGTATGGTTAACTTCGAAACCAATGGAAGTGATGGAGGTTAATGATGTCAAGGGACGCCGCCAAAACTGAACGGTTCCAGCTGGCTGTTTCCGCCGACTGGATCCGAAAGGTTGATGATTGGCGGTTCGCTAATCGGGTGCCCAGCCGCGCTACTGCAATAAGGCAGTTGGTAGATATGGGTATTGAGAACGGAAACGGCGACCAACGAGGCTGCAACCTCGGTGATCGCCGAATTCAAAAGACTGCCGCCTGCAAGCGGAAATCAAAGTCCTAAACTGAGGAGTCTTGGACATGGGAAGTCATAGCACAAAAGATGCGACGTCTTCAATCGCTCTTACGGCCCGCAAAATCCACTTGATGGTGGCCGTTGCGAACAGCGCGATCGAACTCGACGCCTACGAGACAAACGCCAGCACGAAAAAGCAGGTCCTCCGCGAGGCCTACGCCGACTGGAAGTCAACGCGCGGGCTCGCCCGCGTCGATCGCGACAGCGACGAGTGGAAAGCGATGATGAGTGACACGAACGCCGCCTATCAGAACCTCGTCTACGCCAAGAAGAACGAGGCCAATGCGCGCCGCCGTCTGAAGACCGCGGTCCGCAACTGCCGGCACTGCAACTAACCAGCGACCGGCGCACTGCGCCGATCTCCACCCCTACATTTTGGAGAAAGACAATGCCGAACACGACTCCGGCCGCTGGCGAAGCTATGCCGAAAACGGATCTCAACGACGCCGAAATCATAGGCGCCTTCCGAAACCTGGAGCACGATATTTGTTGCCTCCATCACATGGCCGATATCCTCGCCGACCTTCTCGACGATCAACTGACACCACGGGAAACCGGCAGCAACGACTTGGTGAAGATCATGCTGACGAAACATCAGCTTGAGACGCTTAGTTTTGCATGGAACGACGTCTCCTTCCGAGCGCAGCGGGTCCGTGACGCCTTCTATTCCGCTGGCGAAGGGGAGACAATCCGATGAGGCCGACTGAAACGCTCGAACCGAACGACTTGGTCTATGAGCTTACCGATCTTGAACGGCTGCTAGACACCATCCGGAACCTCCTGGTCGAGGATGTCGACTACATGCTTCCGGATGGGGAGCGAAATATCCCACTTGATCGCGTCAGCAGCCTCGTCAACATCGCGCATTTCCATGTCGCGCATCTTGCTAAGGGCATCAGCCACTTTGACGTTTTGGGCACCTATGTGCCCCGGAACGCGGAGGACGGCGCCAATGCTTAAGTCTCCTCATCCAGCCATCGATCTTTCCTTCATGCGCGTGAAGACAAAAGAAGAAGGCGGCGGCATCGACTATTGGGACATGCAGTCTGCCGGCGCCTACCGAGGCACGACGAACTATTCCGCGGACTGCGCGACCGGCAGGGACCTTGCCCGCGAATACCTCGACTATATTGGCAAGCACCCCACAAACGGCAACGCCACGCTCCTTGGATGCATCGTTCTCGGCATGATCGAAAAACAGGCGGCCAAGGGTTTGGTGCTGGGCTTCATGGGAGGGGTCAACGACTATTCCATGTGCGTCGCTCGTCTTCTTGCCGGCAACTCCACAGTCAGCATCTCGCCCAGCCCTTCGGTCAATCAGGTCATCCAGGATTGGCGCGACGCGGACACTCGGTTCAGCAATGAGGTGACGCTGAATCCTCGCAACGACCACGACGAGGTCTGGCAAGCGAAGGAAGAGGCTGAGACGGCGATGTTGAAAGAGCCGTGCCGGTCGATCGAGGATGTCCGAGCAAAAGCGGAAATCGCGCTGCGCGACGATAACGTCTTCGACAGTATCGCCAACTGCACAATCGGCAGCGAGCGCGCCTTGCGCGTTTTCCTCAGGTCGTTGCTCGGGGAGGAACCGGCGCCTGTGGATAGCGGGGGAAAGTAGCCGATGGCGACCGAAACCCCCTTGATCGAACTCGTCAAAGCGCTCGCCAGGCGGCGGGCGCGGCTTGACGCCCTCCCGCCCAAGCCCGCTAATGAAAACCTTTCAGGGGAACAGCAGGCGACAAAGCAATGAAACGCGCGGTGATCTACGCTCGCTACTCGACCGATTTGCAGAACGATAAATCGGTCGAGGACCAGTTCAGCCTATGCCGGGACTTCGCTGGCCGGCTCGGCGCCAAGGTTATCAAGCAGTTTTCGGACAAGGCAAAGTCGGGCGCTTCAATGTTCGGCCGTCCTGGCCTTGCTGATCTTATGACGGCCGCCGAACGGGGCGAGTTTGATATCCTGGTCACGGAATCCACCGATCGCGTATCGCGTGACATTGCCGACCTCGCTCACGTGCACAAGGTGCTGAAGTTCCGCAACATCGAGATGCAATGCGTCAACGGCGGCCTGATGGATACTGTCCAGATCGGCATGTACGGCATTGTCGGACAGATGCAGCGCGAGGAAGGGGCCCGCAAGGTAAAGCGCGGCATGACCGGCGTCGTGCGCTCTGGGCGCCATCCTGGCGGCAAGGCCTACGGGTACCAGCCGATCTACGGTCAAAAGGGCCAATTGGAGATCGACGAGGGAGAAGCGGTGATCGTGCGCCGCATATTCGAGCTCTACGCCGCGGGCATCGGCCCGAGGACGATAGCCGCCATGCTCAACGACGAGCGATGCCCTGCCCCGCGCGGGAAGCAGTGGAACGCCAGCACGATCAACGGCAACGACAAGCGCGGCTACGGCATCCTGCGCAACCCGCTCTACGCCGGTAAGCTCATCTGGAACAGAGTCCGAATGATCAAAGATCCTGCCACCGGCCGGCGCGTATCCCGCGTCAATGACGAGTCGGTCGTGGAAGAAATCGACGTTCCTCACCTGCGCATCATCGACGACAACCTGTTTCAGGCCGTGAGAAACCGCAAGGAAGCTGTCGGCGGGAAACATGCGCACACGGCACCAAAGAACAAGCGGCTGCTGTCGGGACTGCTCAAGTGCGGAGCTTGCGGAGGCGGGTTGTCAATCATCGGCGCTGACCGCAGCGGCCCGCGTGTGGTCTGCAGCACCCATAAGGAATCCAAGAGTTGCAGCAACAACGCCCGCTACTACGTGGCGAAGATCGAGAGGGACGTAATCGAGCGCCTGCGGATAATGTTCGCCGATACCTCGGTGATCGATGCCTACGTCGAGGAATACAAGGCAGAGAGCAAGCGTATCGCCATGGAGCGGCGCAACAGCCGTGGAGCGAAGGAAAACGCACTGGCGGACGTCCAGGCGCAGATTGCGCGCGTGCTAGAGCAGGTGGCGAAGGGAACGATCGAGGAAGAGGACGTCTTGGCGATTTTGCCCGGGCTAAAATCGGAACGCAGCCGCCTCAGGCTGGAACTTGAAGCCGAAGAGCCGCCAACGAACATCATCGAACTGAAGCCGAAAGCGGTGGAGAAATTTCGAGAGGATGTCGAAAACATTGCCGAGATTGTCAACAGCCCCGGCGCCGAGCCATCGATCGAGCTGGGAACGGCCTTCCGACAGGTCGTTTCAAGCGTGATCGTCCACCCGAGAGAACCGGGTCAGGAATATCGCTATGAGATTAAGGGCTGGCTGTCCGCGATAGCCGGCGAGGAACTGTCGGCTGTTTTAGTGGTAGCGGAGGTCCGACTCACGCTATCCCCCCAAATTATTCTGGGCCGGTTCGCAGCATAATTTTGCGTGCCGGCATGCTTTTGGGCGCAATATGTGGGCAGAGACTGCGCGATAGTGTAGCATTTGGTAGCGCTTCCAACGCGAGGTCGCTAACGCATCTGCGGGAAAATCCTCGATCAGCATTGCATTCGTCAGTCTTTGACGACGAGAGCCCGATCATCTGCTGGCGAAGCGTCATCCAGTGTTGCCTGCCCGGCCTGCAGCGATCGCAGCTTTCTTTTCCGCAGCGATAGTCTTAACTGCCGCCAACCTTTGCTCTCGCTTGTGTCGTGCGACATACCACTCGTCGAAGAGCATCTCGATCAGTTCTATCAGGGCTCGAGCTTCACCAGATTCGACATCAATAATGAGGTTGATGTCCTTTTCCATATGCGCACCGATGTTCCCGATGTCGCGCACCGCGTCGATCGCTTCGACAGTCTCAGGTTCCACACCGCGGGGCGCGCTTCCGTCATCCAGCCGCTTATTGAGTTCCTTGATTTCATCTATCAGGCGGCCCTTGGCAATGCCGCAAAAGTCTCGGATCATACCCTGAAGGCAGCGTCGCGCTAGCGTCGCTGAGGCTTTGGGACTGGTGCTGGCGATCGCACACGCTTCCAAATAATCCTCGCGAAGCGTAGCGGGGATGTATTCGGGCTGAGGTTTGGAGGAACTGCCTGGGCGGAGTTGCCAGCCTTGGATGTCCTTCTCTATCAGCCAAGCACCGTTGCCACGAGCGACCGTCTTAACAAACCTAACTGACAAATCGACTTCGTTACAATCCGCGTTGACGCAACGGATTGCAGTGTAAGCCAAACCGGTCTCCCCGTGTGTCGACTTGCCAATGTGCAATTTAATGAGCGCTGAATGAAGATTGGCGTCTGTAAAGAGTTGGTGATGGTTGCAAAATGGGCATGTCCATTGTTCGGCCATCTCGTCGCTCCAAAGATTCGCACAGGGAGAACGCTCTCACATTTGGTCGCGCGCGTGTAGGCGTGTCGGAGCTAAATCGACTTAGCTACAGGTTTTCTTGAGTTTTCTGGCGATCAGACCCCCACGAACGGAGAAGGCTCCGCGAAAACCCATTCGGGACAGCCGGTTTCTTTATGTTCCCGTCCATTCTGATTTTTGCCAATCAATCGGTCCGCACTCGGTCCGCTGCGCAAATTCCCTTTATCTTCTTCCCCCTCTTTATTTGCGCGCTCGTTTACTTAATAACAGATACATACTTCCAGTTGATTTGAGGGGCAGCATGCAAATAGACATCAGCTCGGTTTCACTCGACGTTGAAAATTTCCGTCACAAGAAGGTCGGCACCGAGCGGGAGGCGATGCAAATCATCTTATCCGATGAGAAGACGCACAAGGTGTCAGAGCTAGCTCAAGATATTATTGATATGAATGGTCTCGATCCTTCGTCGCTTTTGATCGTGACCGACGATCCCAATAATCCCGGCGGCTACATCGCATTGGAAGGAAACCGCCGCATCACCGCATTGAAGACACTGGTCAGTCCAGCGATTGCTGCGGGTACGCCCGGATACCCTATCTTTAAGAAATTGAGCCCAACGTTCCTGGCTATGGGCATTGATAAGGTGGAGTGTGTGGTGTTAGGCCGCAAAGACGCCTTCGAATGGATCAAGCGCAAACACTACAATGCTATGGGCGGCAAGGGTGTTGTTGCATGGAATGCTGTTGCAACCGCCCGAAGCGACGCATCGGAAGGCAGGTTCGCTCGATGGATGACCGCCCTGAACTATCTTGATCAGAACGGGGAAGTCACCGACCATCTAATGGACGGCATTGCTGGAAAAACCACGACAGTAGAAAGGGTTCTTGGCTCGCCGAATATTGCGACCACCCTCGGTCTTTCCTTCGATAGGGCGGGAAACCTGACCCCTGAGAATGGCGATGTAAAAGCCGCATGCGCGCTACTGGTCGCAATGTACCTGGAGATGGGGAAGAAGGATTTCACCGAGACAAAAGTCACCTCCGCCGACCTTCAAAAGACTTTTATCGAGGGTTTTGAAAATCTCAATGTACGAAAGAAGCCTCAGATCGGGAGCACTGGCACGCAATCCAGTTCCCCCACGCAAGCTGGCGGGACAGGATCTTCGAGCGGAGGCGGAAACGCGGGAGGCGTTGCGCCAGCGGGCGGAAACAGCACCAGCTCGGGCACGGGCGGCGCCGTGCAGCAGGCAAATTCAGCCCATAACATCGCCCGGTCGAAGCCAGTCAAGCAAAGAAAATGGCTTGCTGCGTCGGGTCTTCGCATAAGCAATCACGGGCTGAATAAGCTCTACAGTGAACTACGCAAGCTCAACGTCGATAGTAGTCCACATATTGCTGCCGTTATGGTCCGGATCTTTCTTGAAAAAGCGTCGATGGTGTTCCTCGATGACATGCAAGTTCCCTGTCCACATCCTCAGGGCTGGCATGAATCGCAGGTGAAACTGCGGACAAAAGTCGCAACAGTACTCACGATCATTGACCCTCAGAAAGCTGATAAGCGCCTTGATGATGCGCGAGACATTGGGAATGCCACCCAAGGCAAGACTCATACGCTGGATCATCTTAACCAGGCCATCCACAGCCATTTAGCTATACCGTCCTCGCTCGAAATCATCACGGGATGGGATCGGCTTCAGCCCTATTTTGAGAAGCTTTTCGAACATCTTGAAAAGAATGGGAAATAACGCTGGCCGAGTGACGAGGTCGGTGCTATTTCAGGGGAAACGGAGTCTCTCATGACAAACTATTCCCCCCTGCGTTATCCGGGCGGCAAAGGCAAACTTGCCCCATACTTTGCCACCTTGCTGGAGTTGAACAAGCTTGAAGGCGCCCACTACGCCGAACCATTCGCGGGAGGCGCCGCGGTAGCCCTTGATCTGCTTTTTTCGGAGCGAGTGAGGCACATTCACATCAATGATATCGACTGGTCGGTCTACGCTTTCTGGAAAGCAGTGATCGACCACACCGACGAGTTTGTGAAAAAGATCCAGACCACACCTGTAACCGTCGAGACTTGGCTCGCCGCGAGAGAGATTAAAAGAGAAACTCAGAATCGCGATGTAATGGAAGTCGGATTCTCAACTTTCTTTCTAAACCGGACAAATCGATCAGGCATCTTGAACGGCGGCATGATTGGCGGTCTTTCCCAAGAGGGCGATTGGAAGATTGATTGCCGGTTCAACAAAGACGACCTGATCCAGAGGATCAGGAGGATTGGAATGTTTCGTCGTCGAATAACTTTAACGAACCTTGATGCAAGCGCGTTCTTGGCCAGTCACGTGCCGGCTATCAAACCACGCAGCCTGATTTATATTGATCCGCCTTACTATGTGAAGGGTGCTTCACTATACCAGAACCATTTTGTGCACGCTGATCACGTCGATCTCGCCGAGGTGGTGAAGGCGATCGAGCGTCATTCATGGGTCGCCTCATACGACAATGTCGAACAGATTCGCCGTATCTATAGTGATTGCGATCAGGAACAATTCAGCATTGGATATAGCGCCCGAAACTACGGGAGGGGCTCGGAGGTAATGATCTTTGGTCCGGAGACTGTCCACCCCGAACGCGTTTTCGCAAGCAAGGCCGAACAAAGAGCTATGTCCAGATCGGCTGCCCGTTGATCTACCGCGCGCTGTTGAGCTTCACTCCACTTCACAAATCGAAACTTCGTCCGCCGCCTCTCGCAGCCCCTTATACGACGCATGCCGCAGCTTGCCGTCGTGCGTCCACGCCCGATATTCGATCTCGGCAACAAGCTTCGGCTCGATAAAGACGGCATTACGCTTCCGCCCGGTATCGACAGCCGGCTTGCCGATGACCAGCTGGTCCATCTGCCCCCGGAGTTCAGTCGCGGACCGTTCGTTAAACCCCGTTCCCACTCCCCCGACATAGACGAGTTGGTCGCCCTTGCGCGCGGCGAGCAGCAACCGCCCGATGCCCCCGAAGGATGCCATCGACCTCTCATATCCGATGATCAGAAAACCGTCACTCTGGATGCACTTGATCTTCAGCCAGTCGCCGAGGCGGCCGCTGCGATACGTGCTGTTGCGGTCTTTCGCGATGATGCCTTCGAGCCCATGCTTGCAAGCGACGCGCAGCAGCTGCTCGCCGTCGGCGTCGACGTCTTCGGAGAGGCGTATCGCGCTTTCTCGACCGGGCGCGATGAGGCCCTCGAGCAGATGCCGTCGCGTCGAAAGCTCTGTCTTCGTCAGATCGTGGCCATCGAAATATAGAAGATCGAAAGCCATCAGGACCGATGCGCCGGAATTCAACTTCCCGCCCCGGCCGCCCAGCGACTGCTGCAGCTTGCCGAAATCCGAGCGGCCCTGGTCGTCCAACACTACGGCTTCGCCATCGAGGATTGCCGTCGCCGCGCCGAGCTGCGCCGCTTCGGCCGCGATCGCCGGGAAGCGGTGTGTCCAGTCGTGCCCGCCGCGCGTCAGGATGCGAACGCCGGACGGCGCGATGTGGACTGCAACGCGGTAGCCATCCCATTTCACTTCGAACACCCATTGCGGCCCTTTCGGCGGGCGCGACTTCAACAGGGCCAGGCATGGCTCGATGCGCGCCGGCATTGGATCGAGGAGAAGGTTCGGCTGGGCTGGATCGCGCTTTTGGCGCGGCCTGCTTCGGATCGGAGCTTCGGCGTCGCCGCGCAGCGGCTTGGAAAGCTTACGAGGCGCCTTTGTCATGCCACCATGACAACAACAACAGCTTAAAAAGCAACTAACCCAGATTGATTATTGGGCCGGCCGGGGCGATGTTCCGGAACATGCACACTCGATACCAACCACTCTACAAATGGCGCGGCACGAAGATCGACGAACGCGATCAGCCGACGGATCTCGATTGGCTGGGCTATGACGGGGAAATAATTATCGGGAGGATACGAATGGAGAGCGGCGGGCCGAATAACGGCATGTGGCAATGGAGTGTTCTTGGCCCAAGTGTGCGCCGAAGGCTGACGCTCCACCAAGGCTTCGAAGTTGAACCGCGCGAGGCTATTCGAAAGGTCGAGGAATACTATCACCGGCTGATGCGTTTAAACGAAATGCGAGGAAGCAAGGATGATCGCTGAATTGATCTTCTGCGCATCGCTGACGGCGGTCGATGGCGACACTGTAAAATGCGACGGGCAAAACATGCGGTTGTTGGGGGAAGGTATTCCGTTCTCGGGCATAGACACGCCGCAGATCGGATCGCACGCGAAGTGCATGAAGGAACGGAAGCTGGCGCTAATCGCCAAGGGAAAGCTGAAAGAGCTACTGGCTGAAAAGGGCTTGCGGATCGTGTCGAGCGGCGCGGTGGACCGGACGCCTTCACACCGGCCGCTCGCAACCGACGAAGAAGAATGACTGGTGCGACCGATAGTCCACAGCCTCCACGCTTGATCCGGCCCTTTTCCGCCCTACCCTTTTTATAGGGAAGGGAGGGCCGTCATGATCCCGTTCCATAGTGCGCAGGCGCAAAACGTGCTGAACGACGCCGAGGTGGCGCTCTGCCAAAGGGTCTATGACCACGTCATTTCGGTGAAGCAAATCAACACAGACGTTGGGCGTGAGGATTTAGCCCGCCGGATTATACAGTCATTCCGGCATGGGGTGAAGGACGAGGCAGCGCTGCTGCGGCTCCTAGTTTGATCCGCGGCGGAATGATTTGTGCGGAACTGTACGGGAACGGCATCCTCCGACTGGTGGTTAACCACTTGGATCGTCGAATAGCGTTTGCTCTGAATTATTCGCGATCTACCCCTTCCAGGGGTTCAGACCGCGCAGAGGTTATGGTCTACTCCTTCTTCCAACCGCTTCTGCGCGGCCGCCTGGAGCAATTAGAAAATTAGCGGCCGCCCAACGCACAGGAGAAGTAGATGCTTGGGGTTTAGCAGATCGCTGAGCGACCATATGAAGGTTAGCAGAAATTGCAATGTGGTTGTATCGGTAGCAGACTGCTTTGTACGAAATCGGACACTTCTGCATTTAAAGCCCCGCGAAGCGGGGTTTTCTTCCGGCTGGCGAAACTGTGTCGGCAATATTCTCTCATTGTATGATTCGACTTTGGCCGGCTAAATCCCTCTGTCCGAAACCGTACAGGACCTAACAATTGCTTTGTCGGTTAGAGGGACGGATCGCGCGGGTGGCCCTTTGTGACGGGGCCGTATGTAACTCGTCCCTTCCTGTGCGATCCGTCCTTTCCAAAATTGCCCCGTCTCGGCGGGGCTCTTTTTTATTGAAGGCGCTGAACAATGGCCGCCCGCGCAGCATCAGAACGTGGCAATCGACGACGTCAATCAAACGGTAACCAGATACACTCGTCACAAGCGCATTCAGGTTGTTTTCTGATATTGTCATCTCGTCGAAATTGTAGATCGGAAACCAAATGCCTTCGCCTGCTCTTGTCACCGTTCATAGCTGGCTCCCCGGCACTGTGAATAAGAATTTCATCTCGCTGCAAGCAGCAGTCGAATACGCTGGGGAGAACATCGACGAGCTTCAGGCGATCGAGATCCTTGTTCGCACTGGCACCCATCGTTACGCGATCCTTGAGGGCGATCAACTTGCTGCTTTGATTAAAATGGTTTGCACCACTCACTGAGCCGGTGCAACGCCACGGCGCCGGCACACGCCTTTCGGCGGGCGCGACTTCAAAAGCGCGATCCAGCCCAGCCGAACCTTCTCCTCGATCCAATGCCGGCGCGCATCGAGCCATGCCTGGCCCTGTCTTTTGCGCGGCCTGCTTCGGGTCGGCGCTTCGGCTTTACCGAGCAGCGGCTGGGCAGACTTGCGAGGCGGCTTTGTCATGCCGACATGACATCAGCAACAGCTTAAAGAGCAATTGCACAAGATTGATTATTGACTCCCGGCATCGGGCGAACATAATAAGAACATCGGCGATGCGGCCGCCAATCTGAAGACCGACAATATGGAGCACGGATATGCGCGAGCAGCCGATCGGCGAAGCCGTGGTTGATGATGAGATTGCAGAAGTGCTTGCCTATCACAAAGGTGACGTGAAAGCAGCGATAGGGACCCTCCTGGGAGACATTCGCCACCTCCGCTGGCAGTTAGTTTTAACCGAAGGCGCCATGGGCCGAGGCATCGTGCGCGGGTGGCGGCCGAGCTACGAGCGAGATTGATATGCTGGATCGTCTTCAACCAAAAGCCGTGGCCTTCGATGTGGCATTTAACGACTGGTGGCGATCGCAGCGGGGCTCTTTCCGAGACAGTGTTACCCCGTCGACTGCGCGCGCCTGCTTTCGAGCAGGCTATACCGCCGGCAAGAACGCCTCCGAGCGCCGCTTCGTGTTTAGAGCGGGCCGCATGCGCATCACTGTCTGGGCGACTGGCCCCACGGCAGCGAAGGCGAAAGCCGAGATGGAAGCCGATTTCCGGGCAGCGAAGAATGGATGGCCTAAGCCAAAAGCGGGCTGGCAGTTCCAGGAGGAAAGATGCGCGACATCGACAGGTCGCCGCTGAGGGCGCCAAACTTTGAGTTCAAAATTACGAGCACCAAAGCTGTGGCCCCCGGCGGAGCTGTTGAAAGCGCGGTACAGCCGCACTTCAGTTGAACGATTTCCAGCCCCGCGCAGTTTATTTGTATGACCAAAGAGGAATTCTGCGAACGGTTCTTTCAACGCGTAACTCTCCATTGCCGCACAGGCCGCAGACCCTTTGGGCTGGATCCAAAAACCTACTGTGACAGAATCGCTCCAATCTATTGGCGCGAGTTGGGGAACGAATTGAGCCCGGAGGAATGCGCTGATCAGGACGCTGTATACTGGCCATGACCAGACCGTGATGTGAAACGGAGCCCGATCCACCCGCAGGTCAACAACGCGCGGCACGCCGGCCGCACCTCACTTGAAGGGCAGCTTCGGCTTTTTTAGAGAGCTTGGCGTCGGTTGCTCTGAATCTGACGTGGAGAAGCTGCGTTTCGCTGACACATCGGGGAGATATCGATCCGGGAGGGTTGATCTTAGCAGCTTGTATGATTGGTCTAATCGAAGAAGGGAGGATTCAATCGCGGCCTCGAAGAGGTCCTTGTTCATTGTTGCACACCGCTACTTGCAGGCGGAGGCACATGAGAACCTTCAGCCGCCAACGCCTACGTTTTCGGTTGCTGACGATATAGCCACCATACGCTTCTCCTGTAGTAAGTCCACATTCGCCCTAGCATCGGCTTTTTTTCGTTGTATGTTGTGCTGGAAAGGGGCCACCATGCTTCCATTCCAAACCGTAGCGCAAAACGTGCTGAACGAGGCCGAGGTGGCGCTCTGCCAAAGGGTCTATGACCACGTCGTTTTGGTGAAGCAAATCAACACAGACGCTGAGCGTGAGGATCTAGCCAGCCGGATTATACAGTCATTCCGGCATGGGGTGAAGGACGAGGAAGCGCTGCTAAGGCTTCTGATCTGATCCGGCGAAATGATTTGTGCGCAACCGTACGGGAACCGCATCCGCCGACTGGTGGTTAACCGCTTGGATCGTTGGATAGCATCTACCCTGTCTATTCGCGATCTGCCCCTTATAAGGGGTTCGGGCCGCGCAGAGGGCAATGGTCCCTTCCTTCCCTTCTGCGTGGCCCGCACATGGCATGATGAACAAGGCATCTCCACTTCATCTCGAGTTTCCCCAACTGCCCCTGCTTCGGCGGGGCTTTTTTTATTGTCAGCAAGCTTATGAAGGTTTTCGCTACTGGACGGGATAATAGTTGAATGAGGGAGGAGTGATGCGCTGGCGATTTACGTCTGTCGAGGACGCGATCCCGGAGATCGCACGATGCCAGCCCAAGCACCGGCCTCAGGCCTCCTATGGCCCGGTCTCGATTGTGTCATGCGCAGCGTGCGGAGAGAAAATCACCGTCGAAACGGCGCCATTCTTTCGCAGCGCGGCCGCGCAGCTGGAGCATCAGACTTGGCGGGCAGTTAGCGCATGGAATGCCGCTAGACGATCGCCAGCGCCAAACCCAGTCCCGAAACCATCCCGGCGATGAACAGCGCCACGCCGACGAACACGCGGCCGCGGCCGCCAATCGTGCCGTTTTCGGCGTCGGGCGCGATCAGCACCAGCATGCAAGCCCAGGCGAGCATCCAGGCGATGAAGGCGCTCACCGGCGAATTGACCAAATGCTCGGCCCGATCATAGTACCGCACGACGATCACCCACACGCGCTGAAAGAAAATGATCAACACGATCGAGAAGACCGCGACGATCAGGAAGTCCGGCCCTTCCCGGCCGGAGCGCAGCGCCCTTGCCGCGTCGCTTGCCCACCGCATCAGCACAGCAAAGGTCACGCCGAGCACCAGGCTTGAGGAGATCTCGACCATCCGCTCGTAGGGAATGAAGATGTTGAGCAGCCAGAAGGAAACAACGGCCGACAAGGCAGACCAGGCCGCAATGCTCGTTTTCAGCCGCTTCATCGGTGCTTTCCCTTCTTTAAGATATTCAGCGTCTCGGACGCCACCTGGTGGACACCATTGCGCCGGCGCTCAAAGGTCACGACAGTCTGCGCAAGCTTTGCCTGAAGCACGCGTTTTTCCTCCTCGACATCGGGATCGACCCACAGAGCCCATCTCCCGCGCGACCGTCGGAACCACTTGAGCAGCATCATTCGCCCCTCCTCCTGCCGTTAATCTGCGCCATGGCGAGAGGCAGGATCACATCCATTGTGTCGGTGAATTTCTGCGCAAGCGGGGTTACGAGTTTAAGGGTAGCGACATGTTCCTGCTGCGCCTTAGCCAGGGCTTCGTCGAACGCCGCCCTGTCTTTCGCTCTGCCATAACGTTCATAAAGATAGAGACCGAGAAAGATCAGTGTCGTGACGGCAAACACGCCGCCATTCTGTAGCATCCATTTGGCCACCTCTGGCGGAATAGGTATCATTCGTCATCTGCCAATCTATCAGCGGCTGCCCGCGTAATGCGTCTGCATGTCCCTACCCCAGGCCGCGCAGTCGTCGGCGAGGAGATCTCGATTGTCTGCGGCCACTTCCAGCGCTGATTGATCCAGCGGAAGTTCTCGCCGAGTTCCAGCCTCACGCGCTCGACGTATGCCGTGCAGGCGGCCGATAATGGGAAAACTCGATCCGCCGCTGCCGTCTGCCCCTTTGCCTGAGAAGCCGCCTTCGCTTAAAACTCGATGATGGCGCCGAGGATTCTGGACCGCGCACGGATCAAGCCGCCGATGCTTCGGTTGGACTCGCTTTGCCATCCCTGAATCAGTTATGGGGAATTTGCCCACACGGAGGTCCTTCTATTGCCCGCCATTGACAACGTACTTGACCCCCTGCCTATGACGCCAAAAACTTATCCCTCATTTGGCAAATGCATATACTGTCTGAAGGTTTTTCCGCCGAACGAATTGACGGACGAGCACATTATACCGCTTCAGCTTGAAGGCAGCGTTGTCATCGAGAAGGCGTGCTGCGAACTCTGCAGGGCCATGTCAAATACCTTCGAGCACAAGGCGATGTACGCCGATCTACTGGTGCCTCGCATTATCCTCCGGCTCAAGCGCGCACGAAGAAAATCGACCCCTCCTTCATTGCCTCCCGCAATTCTAAATCCATCAGAAGGCTATCCCGAGGAGATGGCCCTCGAACAGGAAGTGATCCTGAAGGTCGAGCAGTACCCTCCAATTCTCAGTATAACTGGCCTTCAACGAGCAGGTATTCTTGCTGGAACTGAACGAGGCGGTTCGCTTCAGAAGCCGCGAACGTACACGGTACACACGGGAAAGCCGTGGCAGCCACTCGGAGGAAGTATCGCCACGAAGCATCGATATGATCATACCTCGATGGCCCTTTCAGTCCTTAAAATCGCGTACTGTTTCGCAGTCGCAGAGAAGGGATTAGACGGTTTCGACACAGCGCCCGTCCTTGACATTCTGTTTGGTAGGCGGAGCGATATATACAACTTCGTGGGGATGGAGCCCGCCCAACAGGTTCGCAAACGCAGACACCTGCATTTCCTATCTATCAAGACGGTGCAGCGCCGCATTGTTGTCTATGTTTACCTCCTAGGCGGATATGGCACTCCTGCTTACGAAGTAGTCCTAGAAGAAAACAAGTCGGAGCTGGAAGATATTCGATAGTGGGTTGTTGGCGTTACGGATAGAATTTTGCCTTCTCGGCCTGCGGCAACCTGCCCACCGTCCTAAGGACAGCGTAGAGCGCAGGGTGGACAAAATCGGCAGCCGTGAAGGCATGGCCAAGCAGCGTTGCATTGTCCTGCACGTTCGTCGCCAGCACCTCGGCGACCTTATAGTCGGCTGTCCCGTCGCCATTATCCGTCTTGCTGATAAGCGTCCGGCTCGTCCACAATCCCGGCTGATATTCGAACATGACGCGCGCGCCGAGAAGAACGGTATTCGGTAGTTTCATCGTGTCCCATGTCGTCATCCCGTCCTGATTGCCGGGATGGCCGATGACGTTGCCGAGGGGGAAATTTTCAGCCGCCGCCGCGCGCAACGGGTCGCTGCTCGACATGAAGGCCGCCTGCAGATCGATGACCGCATTGTAAACGGCGCTCGCCTTGATGCCGTCGTTTACCGTCTTGAGCGTCCCTGAGACCGCATCCCACAGCGTCGAGACGGTGTAGGCCGCGACTGTCCGGCCGCCATCGGTCGAGCCCATTGTCGGCAAGATTGTCATGCCAACAATGCGCGTTCCCGCGCCATACCTGTTTCTGATCCGGGTGCCCGGCAGCGCCGTCTTGGATCCAAGCCAGGTCGCGGCCGTCGCATTGTTGTCGTTGCGGCCCGACTGGTCGAGGCCAAATGTCCAAGCATCCAGACCGCCGTTGTAGGTGTTTTTGACCGCGTCCAGGAAGCTGTTCCAGCGTAGCAGTGCGCTCGCATTCAGCTCGTTTGCGGATTTGGCTCCGGGCAAGCCCATGATGATATGCGGTGTGCTGCCCCACACAGGATCGCGCTGATCGAGCCACCGGCCGACCACGCCCATGTTGCGTCGTGCGTCGGCGGATGCGGCGATTTCCTGCCGCTCAACTAGGCTGTCCGAGAGAACCATAGCGACCGGACGACCGTCCCAGCCCTTGGCGAAAATCTGCGCGGGACCATAGGCCAGCGGCTGTGACGTGGAGACGTTACCAACTGCGTTGTAGCGGGCGTCGGGGTCGAGATCTGCGGTGCTCGGACCATCGGCTGTTGCGAGCGTTTGGACAGACGCGAGATCGCCGGCTGCCCAATACTTCTCCCCACGATGGCGCTGGCAGCGATAGCCACCGATGTAGGTGTTCCCTACTGTGCCATGATAGTAGGTTTCAATACCGTAGATAGACCAGGGCGGAAGCCAGTCGGGAAGCGTGAGTAGACCGAAGAGCACGCCGGTAGCCGCTGTAACGGCTCCTGCAACGTTTCCACCGAAAAGAACTGGATACTTGTTGCCGTCCGGATGAACGAAGTTTGACCCATCAAGGAGCATATCGCCGTTGGGGTTGATCGTCTCTTGCGGTGCATTGCCGCCATCAGTCAACCCGAAGCCCAGGTAGGGTATCAGGAAATTGTTCGTGGGATAATCCGGCGAGCCAAAGAACAGCTTTGAGCACTGGTAATTCAGGCCGTCCGCATAGGTCTGCACAAAGCTCTGCGACCAATGAATTCCGGTCGCCGCCGGCATGTAGCGGTTCGGATTTGGCACCCATTGTGGGTGGCTGGCACGCTCCCTGGCGGAGAAGGGCCGGCGATCGACGATCTTCTCGACCGTCTTCGCCAGCCCGCGAATATTGGCAAGTCTCGTTGCAACGCCCGCCATGATCAGGCGCTCACAACGTTGCATTTCCACCCGGCAAGCCGGATCGGAATGTCCTTTTCATCGCTCGCGAGGAAATGCGAACGCGCAGTGTTCTCCGTCGAGCCGACCGCCTGGCTCGCATCGGGAGACGATCCCGCCACCGCAAACATTTCACCGCTGGCCGGCGCCCGGACGCGGAACACCAGCGAAGCAGCATCTTCTGCCGAGAGCGTCGAAGGCGCGCTCTGCGTGGTGCTCTGCCCGAGAGTGATCGTCTCCGACCAGATCGGGAAGAACAGCTTCGCGCCGCGGACGTCCTTGACGTAGCCGCACTGCACATGAGCACCAGAAATTGCCATGGTTCAGTCTCCTTGATTGAGGTGGTTTTCGGCGCGGCTAAGCCACGCGGTTTCGCGCTACGCAGCCAGCCGGCAGCGCAGGATCTCGTTCACTCGAAAGTTCAGTTCGCCGCGTCGACCGCGGTTACGCACGCCGCACGTCGCGCCTCGCCGATGTTGCGGGCCGTGCGATCTTCAGACCAGTTGTCGAAGATCTCCTGCTGCGACATGCCCCGGTCGGGCTTCGGCGAAAGCGCCGGCGTTTCCTTCCGGCATTCCGGCGGCAGCACCGGCTTCACCACCTTGGTGATGACGACGGGCGCCGGCCGGTCAGTCAGGGAGCATCCGGACACGATCGCGGGAAAGGCCAATAGCGCCACCATCAGGAAGGGCCGCATTTCGTTTCCTCAATTCCTCGAGCTGCTGGGAAGCGGCGTTGACGCGATCGCTCGCGTCCGCCTGGATCTGGATGACGGCGTTCGCCTGGTCGGCGATCTTCTTGTTCGCCTCGGCATTGGACTTTTCGGTTTTCGCCGTCCACTCGGCGTCGGAGAGCGCCTTGGCGGAGGATGCGGCGGCGTCGACCATGGAACGGATTTCGCGGATGGACCCGAAGACGAGGCCGGAGATGGCGAGCAGCAAGGCCAGCGCCGCCAAGCCGATCGCGATGGGTTTCGACAGGCCGAACATCAAATCCCCTCGAGGCAGAACTGGCGCTCTTTCTGCCGGCGCCGCGTCAGGCCGGGAAAGGTGATGCCGGCGGCGCGGTTCCACTTCAGCAGCGCCTCGCAGCCCTCGGCGGTCCGACCCTGGTTGATGAGCTTGACCGCGCTCGAACCACAGGCTGCCTTGATGCCGACATTGTAAGCAAATGACGTTAGCGCGACGAAGCGAGGATCCGGCAGCGGCACGCGCACGCAGCCATCGATCCCCTTGGCATAGGTCTGCAGCTCCAGCGCCAGCAGCGCCTTGCATTGCTCGACCGTCTTGCGGTCGCCAGGTTTCACGCCATTGGTGCTGCCGTAGCAGATCGTCCACGGCTGCCCCTGCGTTGCCGGATCCGGATAGGCATTCTGGCGAAGCCCCTCGAACGAGCCGACGAGCGCCACGGCCATGGCCGCGGCGGCACTACCCTTCTGCAGGCGGTTTGCCATTGAGGTCTCCTGAGATTTTCCGTTGAACGAAGATGCGGGCGACGATCGCCGCCGCAGCGAGAAGCCCGGTCACTACCGACATGCCGAGCTGAATGTAGATGTTGTGAGATACCCAGGTCGCCGCGAAGAAGAGGTAGACGGGCTCTAGAATGATGATGAGCAGCGCAAGCGCCATCAGCCGCACCGACCAGGCAAGCTTCAGCACCTCGCGCCAGTTATGGACGAGCATTGAGTGATCTCCGGTGATGAAGGAGGCATTTACCTATTAAAGGTACTCTACAGTACTATATAATTATAAAGTACCAGTTAGTACCTTAATAAGACAGACAAATTTCGCCTGTCTATTTCTGCGGTTACGTGTATTTACTGGCCTTCATGTCGAGTCTTCTTTCGAAGCGCCATGTGGTTGGCCTCAATACTGTCAGAGCTATCGCGGCCCTATCCGTGATGTTTGCCCACCTGCTCGGCCCCTCTATGCCAGGCATTGCCAAGTACATTTTCACAGGGCACCCGGCGGTCATCGCCTTCTTTGTGGTTTCAGGGTTCTGCATCCATTACCCGTATCGAAGCGCCGACCTTGCGGCGGCCCCGTTCCTGGCCGGGCGTTTTCTTCGGATAGTCCCGCCGGCCGCTGTTGCCTTCCTTCTGGCCCAGGCCGTCGGAATTGCGGCTTACAATCCGGTTGACGGCTACATTCTCTGGTCCGTCATCTGCGAGGCGGTTTACTATTGCCTTTACCCCATATTGTTGCCTGCGGCCCGTCGCATAGGGTGGCCGCTGCTCATCGCCACTTCGGTGATCGCATCGTATGGTGTTGCGATCGGCGTGGGGCCTGATCGATATGGCAATGCTCAATCATATGGGCCGATGCTCAACTGGGTTGTCGGGCTTCCCGCTTGGTTGATCGGCTGCTATCTCGCCGAGAACTTCGATCGTCTTAAGCTCCCCGGCAATGTGTGGCTCTGGCGCGTCGTCACCGCGGTCATTGCTTCCATCCTCTATTGGGCAACAATCAACACCCCTGCCGGCTTCTATCTGACCATGACGCCATTCTCTGTGCTGGCAGCCTGCTGGATATCGGCCGAGATTAGCAGTGCGACCTATCAAGGCCCCATCAAGGCCCTAGAAAGCATCGGCGCCGCCTGCTTCTCTATTTATCTCGTCCACGTAATCGCGGCGACCGCAGTCGAGTGGATCGTGACGCCTCCAGTGGTCGTCTGTTCCATTTCACTTGCGCTGGTTTATCCGTTCTATAGGTGGGTGGAGAAGCCCTCTCATGCTGCCGCAAGGCGCGCGAAGAAGGCTTGGGAGTGCTCAGAGAGCAGCAGCAGCTTGAAAGAAGGCATCGATCTGCTGAGCTGAAAAGCCCATGGCAGCGAACCCTTCCGCCATCATCTGACTGTCTTTCACGAATGTGCCACTGTATTCGTAGGCAATCTGAACGTCGCGCGATTGTTGTGCCACCCAAGTATCAACTTCATCTAAAAGTCCCGCAGCCAAAAGCTGCAGCTTGAATTGCCGAGCAGATACTGCCGTTGCTACGGGCTGCTTGGTCAGATAGGAAATGACGGAGGAGTCACCGTCGTCAAGAAACTCCTCCGCCCGACCTTGCTGAAGCTGCTCGAACACGCCGTTGATAGCACCATCATCCGATCGTGATACATAAGCCATTATGCGATCCTCTTGCATGGGAAGTAAAACCCGTCCGTCCAAACCCACACGCTGCCGGACGCACCTGAAACTTGCCGAACCTGCTTGGCCGTGTTCGTCCACACGTCTTGGCTGCCGACCGCAAAGCTGCTCGCGACTTGGATCGCACCCACGTTTGCGCCGGAATCAGCAATGCCGGCAACAAGAGTTCCCTGGGCCGGATCAGAAAAGAGGGCAGCGTTGGTGGTGGCGCTGGACGTTAGCTCAAAACGAAGCTTTGCTTTCACCTTCACGCCGTTGGGCACGGTCAAGGTTAGGAGTGCCGACGTTGTGGAGACGGCGACACTCGCCGCGTCCCTAACAGGCGACGTGAAAGTGTATTCATCACGGGCATTCATGACGAACTCGCGAATGTTCGAGCTGCCGTCCGTCAGCGCGACGCCGATCGGCGCCAGGACGTCGTAGCCGGTCAGAAGCGAGGTGTTGACGCCGCCGACAGTCGCCGACGTCGAAAGCACCACCTCGCCGCTTCCGTCCGACTGCTTGCGCAGTGCATAGACGAAATAGGTCGCGTTTGCCGCCTTGGTGCCCGTATCGAGACCGCCGCCATTTCCAGCCACCCAGGTTCCGTTGATGTTCTTCGTCAGCGTGCCTGCCGATATCGCGACCTTGCTCAGCGCTTTTACCGTGAATGCGGCGATATCCAGATGCGTGAGCGGTGTAGACCCATTGGGAAGAACAATCCCCCCTTGAACGAAGTCTGGCCCCAGGAGAGGAGCCAGCCAGGTGCTCAGAACGGTGAGCGTGAGGCTCTTCGTGTCCCCGGCCACGCTGTCCCAGATTCCCAGCTTGTCGGCGCCGACCGGCGCCGTCTTCGCCGTCGCAGCGTTGATCGCAGCGCCGAGGCCGCTGAAAGTCACGGCATTGGTCGCCGTGTCGAGCACCATCAGCAAAACGTCATCGGATCCGTCATAAAGATAAAGTTTCAGCTGACCCGCTGTGGCCGTCGAGATCCAGAACGTGCCCGCAACCGCATAGGCCGGCCGCGAAGCACCTGAATGGCTGCTGAGAAGCGCTTGATAGCTATCATCCATGCGCGTCGCCATCACAGTCGGCGATGCCGGCCCCGTTGTGGGAACACTAAAGTTGGTTGCTTGGCTCATTGAACGTATCCATACCCTTTTGCCACATAGTCGAATGTCCGCGCGACCGGCGTGCCCGACGAGTTCCTGAATCTGATGGTGAAACCGGATGCAGTTTTTGCCGTGATCTCGGAATAATCTCCGGTCAGCATGTTCTGCGCGGCAATCGAAATTCCGCTGAGGACATAATAAGACGGAGAGAAGCTGATCGTGCGCCCTGACGTCGTCACTAACAGATCGTTTTCGGCAATGACGCGGTCCGGCATATCGACGGTGACACCCAGCGCAGCCACCACAGGCGTCACATCGAACTGAAGCGACTGTAACTTCGCCCGAAACCGATAAGCCCTGGCAGAGACATCCGACGTCACCAGTTCGGCCCAATCAGACCACGTTGGCGATCCTGCTGGATTATCCGATGTCGAGGAAACCTCCACGCGTACGTTCCAGAGCGAATCCGAAACCAGCCCGAAGAATTCAGGCACCCCATACCAATCCGGACGGGCGAACAAATCGAGGCTCGCCACAACTCCGAACGCTCCGACCGCAGCCGTCACGCGGGACGTGTAGATGTCCCCGAGATCGATGATGTCGGCGAACTCGTAGATGCCCTCAACTTCAAAGCCACCCACCGACAGGAAATAGTCGTCGACTGCAAACCAATCGACGAGCTCAAACACATTCGTGGCGGAATCCAGCATGAGGGTTCCGCCGGCAACGACGACCCCGGTCTTGGTCCCCACAAAACCCGGAGCTTCCTGCAGGGCCTCGACCGCATTGAATGCCGTGAGCGGGTTGACGGTACTGACGACGAGCGCCGCATTCACCGACATTAGCCCCGCGTAGTTCACGGCCTTGATCAGATAGGTGCCGATCATGGCCGGAACCTGCGCCTGCGAGCCGAGCACATTTGTCCGCAACTGCGTGGCAGTCTGCCAGGTTGCGCCTGTTATCGCCGGCGTAAAACGAATTTCGCAGTGCGAGAGCGCTTGGTCGACCTGAAGCGTCCACTGCAGCATTGCGACATCGCCGCTGATCGCGACCCGGAAGTCTTCGACATCGGCCGGGTTGGAGGCGAAGATTGCGCAGACGAAGGATGCCGTCAGGAAGCCGGACAATTCACCATTGGCAAACACCGCGCGGATACGAACGTCAAAGACGCCCGTGGCGAGATCGACCAGACGGATTGCCGGCGCACTGACGCTCGATGTCGTGATCCATTCGGTGTCACCATTGGCCCGGTACTGCACGATGTAGGATGCGGCCGCGCCGGCATCCGGTGCCTGCCAGGCCATGTCGATCGCCGATGTCGCCGGCGCCGTTGTCCAGACTGTCTCGACATAGGAAAATCCCGATGGCGCCGAGGCGCGATAGTCTGGCACCGGCGCGATACCCGTCTCGAAGGGCGGGATCGTGCCGGTGTCAGCCTGCATGATCGCTGGCGCGTCGTCGACCAGCTCCAGGCGAGCGGAAAGGTCTTGCCGCGCCATGATGCTTTTGACCCGCAAGACGACGCTCTCTAAGCCGTTCTCGCCGAACATCGCAAGGTCGCCCGCCGCTGGCAGGGAACCAGCGTCGGAGAAGAGGAATGAGTTGAACTCGCCGTCGACACCCGTGATCGTCCGCACGATCGACGACCCGTCGGCCGCCCGGAACCGCATGGAATAGGTCTTGCCGGACTCCATCGTCAGCAGATCATCGATCACGACGCCGTCCGGCGCCGAGCTGACGCTCCTCACCCTGGCCGCGCCGGCGCCCCAGAGCACGACGTCATGATTGACGCGCACCCGATCGCCGCGGGTGCAAACCAGATGCTCGAAATCCGTATCGAGCGAATAGGTCTCCCGCTGCAGCCGCAGCTGCGCGATGTGATAGCGTCCATGCTTCCAGACGAGATCCTTGTCGGTCACGCCGGAAAAATCGATGCCCTCGAATTTGGTGGCATTATCCTCGGTGTATCCGTCGTCGTAGACCACCCGCTCGTCGTTCAGGTAGCTGTTGTCACGGTTTATGAACTTCACCCGGAAGCCGTGCGGCAGATCCGCATAAGCCCTTATAGAGGAAAAATTCGCCGAGTTACGTGGCGAAAAATGCTGCACGATCGGCGAATCAGCGACGTCCCAGATCACGCCCCAGCGCCCGTCCCGGAAGGACACGGCCGCCCGGCCGGCCGCGGCGATTTCCGTCAGTCGGTCATAAACCGACTTCTGCTCACTCGCCACCAGATCGAATGTGAAGCCCTTAGCCTCGCAGTAAGCGTGCCAATCCTGCAAGCTGATGAGATCGATCGTCGCTCCGTCGACTGGTCTGGCATTCGCATTTCCCTGCAAGACTTGCCTGAAGTGATCGGCAGGATTGCGGGTGACCTGGCCAGATGACCACGTCGTTCCGTTCCATGCGCGAATTTTCGGGCTGGCGATGCAGTTCAGCGTGTTGACTGTGCCGTTGAGCTGCCCCGTTGCCCGGATCCGCATGGCGATCAGCGTCAACGGCTTCGAGAAGCTGATGACCGGCTCGTTGCGCCTGCCACGGACTGCCGTCCAGTAGACAGTCTCCGACACGGTATCCTTACCGCTGTAGTCCGGCGATGATTTGCTTAGCCGAACATCATATTTGCCTCGGGTAACGGTCCTTGTCTGCGTCCGACGCACCGCCTGCGGTGAGTTCGATGTCAGATCGAAAGTGCCGAACGAAAGCCATGTGCTGCTGCTCGAAAGCTTGTACTGAACCTCGATGGTGACGGTATAGTTGACGCGGCTGCCATTCGACGATTTGTAGCGATAGATCCCGCTCGGGGCGCTGACGTCGACCGATATCTCGTCGACATTGTCGGCGGTGGTCCGCTGAACCCACCCCGTATCGGCATCCAGGACCACGGAGACGTCTTCCTGATAGACGGGTTTGGTGTAGAGCGTCGGCGGCGTGACCGTATGATCCTCCAGGATCTCATAGCTGACGTCTTCGAACTTGGAAATCGCCGTCTCGCCGATCTTCAGATCGGATACAGCGATCGGCCCGTACCCGACGACGAAGAGCATGCGCAGATACTGATCATCGCCCACCAGTTCGGTATAGGGGCCGGCAGCATAGGGCGGCGAGATCCGGTGCGTGCCGAAGATCTCGGGTATGGCACCATATTGCGCCGCCTGGTTTTGCGCTCCGCCGATCGAGTAGAGCGTGGTCGTCTTCGGCAGGGAATCCGGCTTTGCCACCGGAAAAAGGGCGTTGATGATCAGACTGCCGGCAAGAGAGATGCCCGCTCCGATTAGGCCGGTGGCAACACTGGCCGCCGCGGTTCCCGCAGTGAATCCAAGCACGGTGGTCGCAAGCCAGGGAGCCACAACCGCAGCAAAGATCGCGACGACCAGGCCGGCGATTGCACGTAGCGCACCCTTGCCAGGCACCTTGACGATGACGACGACGACGCCGGGTTTTACCCGTACCCGCGCCCAGTTCCGCTGCTCAATGACATGGCCGGCGATGGTGACATGCAGCCGCGCCGGCTCCAGCCCGCAGCAAGCACTGATCTCCTCGATCGAGAGACCGGCCGGCACCTCAATGTGCTCGCGCTCATGCCTTAGAGGCGATCGACGCAGATAAACATCGACCCGCTCTTCAGGCGCGATGATCTGGGCAGCCGCGTCGCGGACCGTCAGCATGAGATGTACCTGAAATACCCGGTGATGCGATCACGCCAGCGCATGTCGCCCATTCGTTCGATCTGCGAGGGATGCGGCCCCTCGGAATGCAACATGCGCCCGCCGCCAAGGAACACACCGACGTGGCTTTCGTCGCGGCCGACCCGCATCAGCACGCAATCGCCGGGCGCCGGCGCAACGACCTCTGCCCAGTTATGTCCCTTCTCGGCAGCAACCAGCCGCGAGATTTCCCGGCGATGGAACTCTAGGTCCTGCATCTCGGCTGAATAGGAAGGAAGCATCTGGCCGAGCACATCGCGGTAATAGAGAAACAGGACACCCCAGCAGTCCGCACCATCGTAGCTGCGGCCGTGCGGCAGGTAGGGAATGCCGATGAAGCGCTCCATCAGAACAACCCCGGAAAGGAACCCGGAGTGAACTGGCCGGCCGGATGAGGCTCATTGATCAGCGCATCTGCGACCAGCGTCACCGATATCGTGTGATCCTCGATCGTCGCATCGGACATCTGCAGCACGGGCATCGTGATCTCGACGACGTCAGGATCGGAAGCAAGAATGATCTCTAGCTTGATGCTTGGCGGCGTCATGAAGGTGCGCAGGATCGAAACCAGCGTCCGATCGATGTTGTCCATCGTCAGTTCGACGCGCGGCGGGCTGTCGCTTCTGTCGTCAGGCAGCGTGAATTCGAACGGCAGGAAGGTGTACTGCTCGCCCCTGCTATCCGTGCCGTAAACCAGCGGCTCGTCGGACAGACGCGTCGTCGGGTCGCTGGAGATGTAGATCGGCTCGTCGAGGCTCTCATGCGTCACGGTCAGCAGGCAGATCGGAACCTCGTCCGTTTCCTGCCCGTAAATCGCGCTCAAGAACCCGCTGGAAACGTCGCGGCTCAAGGCAGCACCTCGAGGCCGATCTGCACACGCCAGTCGATCCCGACGGCCGACGCGGAGACCGCCTGGCGCATCCTCACCAGCAACGGTGAGCCGCCATGTGGATTCGGGAAGGTAAAGGCGATCGCCCGATCCTTGATGTCGTCAGCCACGAAGTCGACGAGCGCCTGGAATTGCGTCTCGTTCATCATCATGCTGCCGGTGATTGGCCGGACATTTGCCGTCGTTCGGCGCCTCACCTTCGCCGGTCCGACGGAGACATTGCTGGCGAGGAGGTTGTCAGCCCCCTCCTCGGAGTAGCCATCCCGCAGAAAAACCTGCGGCAGGTCGCTGGGCCAGGAAGGAACGGTCATCGACGAGCGAGCCCTTCAGATAGACCGAATTGCGATTTGGCAGCACGTCGCGAGCTGGAGCCCGGCGTGTTAAGCTTGGCAGCCACTACCTCGTCGATGATCACGTCGAATTGCGGGCCATCATTTGTATCGCGCCGCTGCGTTCTCACGTTTGATCCGTTGTTGTTGATCACGTTGAATTTCACGTTCAGGTTTGCGGGGCTCCGGCTGCCGGAAAGCATTGCTTCCGTCGTGTGGTTCGGCACGACCTGCGACCCGCGCGGCAGGTTCACCAATTCACGTCCGCGTTCCCCAACCATGGCAACGCCGCCTGGCGCGAAGTCGGTGCCCTCTGCAAAGCCTCGGACGAGGAAGCTGCCGAGGGTCGTATTCGGTGCCCAGAGCGAGCTTGTCGGCGAAATCCCGCCGAACAGACTGCCGAGACCGCCAAGCATGCTCGATGGGCTATTTGCACCGCTTGCTGCCGCCGCCAGCTGCTGTGAGAACTGACCGAGGCCGCCGCCAAACGTCCCGAGGTTTTGCGTCGCGGAGCCAAGGGCGGGATTGAAATTTTGCAGGCCGGAGGAAGCCGACTCAGTCGTGCCCGAAAGACGCGAAAGGGCTGAATTGAATTTATCGACATATTGCGTCCCAGTCGTTCCCAACTGATCTGCGACGTTGCCACAGCGACCAACCGATCCCGGCCCGCCGAACCAGGCCTGCGCTGCACCAGAAGCGCCGTATTTCGAGGCGTAGCCGCCGAAGACCTTCTGAAAGACTGCATCTTGCGCAGAGGAATTCTCAAGAAATTGCGCCGGCGTCAGAGAGTAGCCAAGCGCCTGCCGGGTCCAAGGCCCGACATTGGCGCCCATGACCTGGTAGCCGCCATAGGCTCGATCGCCAGAAGCCGTGATCGGACCGAGCGCCCTATAGTTTCCGCTGCTCTCGATCGACTTGATGGCTGCCGCATAGGCGGAGATATCGCCAAGCGGAGCCTTTGTAACCGGAATGACCGGCGCAGCGCCGCTGCCACCGGCCCCCAGCAACTTCCCGAGAGTGGTGTTGGCCGAGAAATTGTCATTGGCAGCGATTCCGCCGACACCGAGCTTGCCGAGCAATCCGCCTCCCGATCCTGTACCGACAATTGAGTTCACCAGCTGCTCGATCAAACGGTCGGTCACTTTCGTCAGCACGTTATTGAGTGCGTTGACGATGGCATCACCGAGCGCCTTACCGACGCTGTCGCCCTGCAGAAGTCCGTCACGGAAGTCGGTGAAGAAGCCCTTCACCCCGTTGCGCAGCTCCTGAATCCGGATGTTGTCACGCATGACCTGCGCTTCCTGCGAGGTCAGATCGACCGGCAGACCCGCACCGCGCAGCCGCGACGCGATCTGCTGATCGTCGGACGAGCGGAAAAGCTGCTGGCGCTCGAATGACAGGTCGGCATTCAGCCGCACCTTGGCCGCCTCCGTCGCAGCCCTGGCATAGGCTTCAGAAAGCTTTTCGATCTCGGCGCGCTGATCCGCCGTGACCGTGCGCCCCTTCTCCTGCGCCTGCTGAAGCAGCTCCAGTTCCATGCGCATCTTTTGCGCCTGAATTCCCGTCTGCCCCGCAGTCGCCGCCTCGAGCTTCATCTGGTCGATGCGATCGTTGGCGCTCTTGACCAGATCGCGATACGCCTCCGCCGCCGATTTCCCGGCCTTCTCTTCGCCCGGCAGCCCTTCCAGTTCGATGTTTGGCCGCTGCATGGGAACTGGCACACCGACCCGCGCGCCGTCGCCGTTGATCACGGTCGGGTTCTGGTTATCAAGGCGCTGCTGTGCCGCGCGCTGAGCCGCCAGCACGCGGCGACGGGCCTCTTCGTCGAGGACGCCGTTGACGACGGGCACCGCAGCCATAGCCCGCCCTGCCGCCTCGTCGGCCTGCGAAGCTGCGGCGACGCCAATCTTGCGCAACTCCTCGAGCGCCTTGCTGAGTTCGTTAATCTGTCCGACCTGGCCGGATGCCGCTGGCCCGACCAGCCTAAGGCCTTCTCGCAGCTTCTGCAGCGCGATGTCGGTCAAACTCAGATTGGCATTGAGTTCCTTCACCGTGTCCGAGAGCGGATTCGTAGCAAGGAGATCGCGGGTTTTCTGAATGCCGGTGATGCTGTCCGGCACTTGGGTGAAGCGTCCGATGCGCGGATCCGAAAAGCCCTGCCGTTCAAGATCCATATTCGTCGTCACCTGCTGGGCAATTGCGCCCCGCAGGCGAGAAGACGTGATCTCCAGCTCGGACTGCGCAACGGCCCGCGCAGCCTCTTGCCGCTTCAGCTCGAGCTCCAGCAGCGTGCGCTTGGCCTCATATTCTCGTTCGGTGCCGGCGACGATAGCGGCCGAAGCCACGCTTTGCGTGCGGGCAGTCGTGTTCAGCGCCTGCGCATATTCCGACTGGAGCTTTTGCAGCTCGGCGAGCTGCGACTGAACGGCACCCATCGGCGCCGCCTGTGCCGCCAACGATTTGGTGATATCGTCGACCGCCAGCCGCGCTTCGACGGTATTGGCGGCAAACAGCTTGTAGGCGCCATAAGCCAGGGCGCCGGCCGCCGCGAATGGAAGAACATAGCGGGTCGCCGCCGCTAAGATCGCGCCGAGATCCTTGAGGAGCGCGTTGACACCACCATTGCCGCCATAGATGCCGACGATCTGCGACCCCTGCTGCAGGAGAACGGTGGTGATCGGCATGCCGCCATACAGCGACACGCCGATATCCTGCACCTGCGCGCCCAGGTTTTGCCGTCGGAATTGCGCTTGGTTATCGTTGGCGACGCCGGCGGCTGGCCTGCTCTGGCCAGCCGGCACCACCCTCGCCTGCTGCTCGAAGCGAGTGTTTGCCTCCTGCACCGCCTTGGAAAGCTCAAGCTGCCCTCGTTCGGCGATCTTGGCCGCATCGGCCATCATCCCGTATTTGCGATAGATGCCGTCGAGGATGGCCGAAGCCTGCGTCATCTCGATCTTGCCGAGCTCGACGCCGCGCGTCAGCTGGTTGACCGCCTGGTTGAAACGCTGCGTGGTCGCATAGCCGTCGACATACTGACGAGATAGCTTCGCCAACACGTTGGTCGCGGCGCTGATCTTCTGGTCGTTTTCCGTGAAGCTGTCGCCGAGCCCCTTGCCCGATTGCTTCATGCGATCGTCGGCAGCAGCCTTCTGCTGGGCGCCAGCAGCGTATTTGCTCGCATCCATCTCTGCCGAGACGCGCAGCGTACGGATTTCGACGTTAGCCAAGGGAAGCCTCTTTGGGAATGGCAGCGCGGCCCTATCGCCGCGCTTCCTTGCTCTTGCGCTCGGCCTCGGCGGCCTCTGCGCGCTCTCGCTGGATCTTCAGCCACTCGCCGTCGATCGCGTTCATGAAGATGTGGAACCGCTTCAGCCGGTCCCCTGCAATGGAGTGATCGCGGGCATATTGACTGAGGGCCGAATAGTAGATCGGCCCCTCGCCGCCCATCGCACCGTAGAACCGGTCATATTGCAGGGAATCAAACGCCTCGAAATACATGGCATGCCAGGCCTGAGGCTCGAAGTTGCCATGCTCGACAGACGGCCGCGGCCGCAGCCATTCCTTATCCGGTTCCTGCTCGAACAGCTCTTCAAGCCATTCGAGCATCTCAGACGAAGCCTTCGGCCCGCTTACGCGGCTGCGGAAGGCTTTGCGGAGTTTTTTGCTTCGGCCTCGACGAACTCGACATTGACCTCGGAGATCTTGCCGGCGCACCACTCGACCGCGGCGACAACATTGCGGTACTCCGGATCACCCAGCACGTCCCTCGCCCTTTCCGGCGAGTAGTCGACATCGAGACCGCGCCAGCCGTGCAGCAGGTGCTCGGCATAGAGCTTTCCCAATTCCACCTTCATGTCCAGCTTGGCCGACGCAGCCTCACCTGGCTTCGGCTTTGCCTGGCTGGCCTGCCGCGCGACACGCATCAGCAGGTCGTCTCGCGCCGCCTGATAGGCCGGCAGATGCAGTGAAGAGACGTTGAACTCCACACCAGGCCAGTCCGGGAAGGCAACCCAGTCGCCCTCGGCCTCGCGCTTCAGATCCGCCTTCAGCGAGGCAAGCTTCACAACAGACATATCGGGACTCCATGGTCGGGGGCTTCGGGGAAGGCGAGCGGCGGACGGCCCCGAATTCGTCCGCCGCCCATACCGCCGGCGCAGGGAGGAGCGCCGGCGATCTCGGTTAAGCGGGATCGCGGGTGATGGTGATCGAACCGGCCGCAGTCGCGTCGAAGTAGGACTGGAACGGAATTTCGATCATTACGGCCTGCCCGTTTCCGCCGACGACAGGGCCGCCATCGAGGAATTTGGTCTTGGCGAGTGCGATGGCGTAGGAATTGCCGAGCTCGTCGAGAAGCGTGGTCGAGATGCCGATATCGTCGTGATCGAGGATGGCGGCATAGGCGTCCATGTTCTCGAAATATGTGGTCAGCGAGCCTGTGAGCTCGAAGCGGCCGAGACCGTGCGAATATGGCTCGTATGCACCAACAACATCGTTCTGGTAGATGTTGTTGGTGATATTGAGCGTCATCGCCTGCACCTTCGGCGCATTGGTGAGGCCGGTGAAGCTGAGAGCGGAGACGTTGAGGCCGGCATTCAGCACCGGCGTCGTCGTCGCAGGCGTATAGGTGGCGCCGGTCAGAATCGCGCTCGTCGGTGTCGGAGAACGGATGCCCATGATGCCCCAGTTCGCCTGCACCGACTGGCGCGCCCTCAGCGTCAGCGCCAGGGTGTTGAAGCGAACCGCCTGGAAGCGCACGAAGGTATCGGTGGCCCCCTGCTCGTAGAAATATTCCAGCGTGCCAGCCTGCTGCAGGATGCCGTTCTTCAGCACGTCGCTCGCCCAGGTCGAGCAGAGCAGGCGCTGAAGCCAGGTGTCAAAGGTGCCGTAGGAGAGGAATGTGTTGATCGTCCCCTGCACCGACCGGCCGACGTCGACGATCGACGCCACATTGCGGTCGGCGCGGATCTCGTTCGGGATATCCGTCTGCTTCGAAATGCGTACGTCGGATGAGACGTAACGCATGATCTGGAAAACAGGGCTTGCGGGCGTCGTGCCGATCGTTACTTCCGAGACATCGGCAAGGCGCACCTGACTGCCGTCAGCTACCGTCATTGAAGGCTCCATAGCGGATTTGCCACGTCATCAGACGTTGGCGGCGTGCTTGCCCAAGGCACGGGTAAGGCGACCGGCAAAGCCGGAATGTCAGGGGCTCAAATTCGTATAGTCGCGCCGGTACCAGCCGATCGTCGCGGTGAAGGCCCAGTAATTCGGGAAGTCTCGCCCGGGCTCGCCGGCGCCGAGCGACATGGTCGGCATGAACAGCGCCTCTCCGGTGACCGCGTCGACGACAATCGGCTGCTCGCGAAACAAGTTCGTCAAAGCCTTCGCCCAGTTGCGCGCCTGGCGACTACCCTCGCCCGACGCCGTCATGACATGCAGATATGTCGCCCCGCGCTCCAGCCACTGATTGGCCTGCGGAGCGCCGAAAGTCTCCTGGTCGAGCACGTCGCCGACGATCTCGACATAAACGAACGGCAGGCCCGCATCGATCAGTTCCTGCGCGAATTCGTTCTCGAAAACGAGAGCCGTCGCCGTCCAGGCGTCGCGCAGCCGCAGTTCGAATGCGTCATAGACTTCGACGGATGCCATGAATCCTACACCTGATTGATCACGACGGCGGGATAGGTGATCCGCATGCCGGCCTGCCGATCCTTTCGCCGCCCTGCGCGCTTGAGGACATAAGGCATCCCCGGATGCACCCCTGCCCCGACGTCAAGCCACCGCGTCTCGAAAACGAATGCCGCCGAATTGCGCCCCTCATTGCCGAAACGAGAGGCGAGCGCCCGCTTCGTTCCGTCGAAGATCGAATAGCGCTTTGCGCCGAGCAGCCCGTTCTCCGCCTTGCGGACATAGGGCTGGAAGTTGGTGATGATGACCTCGGCATCAGGGCCGATGGTATTGTAGTCGATCACTTCGCGCTGGTTCGCCAGCACGATGAAGCTGCCGCGGAACCGTCCACTTTTGACCGGCGATCGGCGGCGCAGCTCATCGAGCGCGAAGGTGATGATAGGCTCCCAGAGGGAGAATTCATAAATGATCGGTCCCGGCGCCTGGACAGTCTCTTCAGGCGCACCCTGCCGGCCGTTCACATAGCGCTCATAGGTCCCGCTCGCCCGCCCGCCGGAGATCACCTCCCGCACGCTTTCCTTGGCAAATCTCGCGAGCATTGCATTGATCGCCGCCGGCTCCAGATCCGCCGTCGCCAGCTTCAGCTCGCGATCGAAGAAATCAACACCAGCCATCAGCCGGCCACGATCAGGTTACAGCGAACCCATTTCCCGCCGACATAGATCGGATCGGAAAACTTCACCTGCCGTTCCTTGCCTTTCACCACCATGAAGTCGTTGGCCCGCGGCAATCGAGGATCGACAGCTCCTGGAGCAGGTGGGGAACCGCCTGGCCAGCCGGCGGCAAGGATTTCGGTCGGCGAAATGACGACGCTCAAATCGTTCTGGGTGATCGTACCAACCACCCTTTGCGCGTTGACGCCCCGAACGCGTGCGCGGCAGTCAACGTCTGCGTTTCCCGCATTTGATTTTCTGCGCAGGATAACATCCTCGCCGGAATCCCTCAGCGCGGCATCGAGATCTGCTATGATCTGCTCCGGAGACAGCATATTAAACCCGCACGTTCCGGAACCGCTTTAATTGGCCTGCCACCATATCCGGAACAGCGCCTTCTCTCGCTTGCCCTGGTACAGAGCCGACCCAATAATCCGTAGTCGTGCTCTCGACTTCGAAAACGTCAGTCTGCACGCGCTTCACGAGAGGATCGCGCGACCTCGCAAGCCACTCGGATCGAAAGAAATCCATAGCGGCGAACTTCAGGTCTGCAGGGATAGCCTCGAAACCAGCCGTATAGACCGCGACAATTTTGGCGGCTCGCCAGGACGAGGGGCAACTGGACCGCATGCGCGTGATGATCCCCGCCTCCGGATCAACGATATAATCCGAATCCAGCAGAGCGGTGTCACTATCGGTCAGGCTGGTGATGACGACATTGTGACGACGAGCCAGCACCAGACGATCGAGATGGACGCTGTAGAAGGTCTCTGTCAGAGTTTCCTTCCATAACGTCGGCTCTGCGCCGCTTCCGATGGCAATATTGCATTCCGACATGATCGCCGCGGCAATACGCTGGTCAAGGGCCTCCAGAGCGGTGTCCTTGCTCGTATCATCCGCGGCCAGCCCAGCAGCCTCCCGGCGCTCCGCCTCGGTCAGGAGCGCCAGGTCTGTGGCCTTCGTCGTGACGACGAGCGTGCTTCGCATCGGATGCCGGATCATGCTTATTCCGCCTGCCCGTCGCCTTCGCCGCCAGCGGCGCCATCGGAGCCGTCACCGCCGCCTTCAGCCGGAGCATCGTTTTCACCAGGGACGTTATCGGGCTGGCCTTCGCCTTCACCGCCCTCACCGCCCTCGCCATCCTCGCCATCCTCGGAATCCTCATCCTCGGCGACCGGAGGCGCGGTGATGCCGGCGGCAACCAGCGCTGCGATGATATCCCCCTTCTTGGCATTGCTTGGAATATCGAGACCCGCCGTGTTGGCGATCTCCTGCAGTTTGTCTTTCTTCAGCGCCTCGAGGGCCTCAGTATCGGGAGCAACATCCACAGGATGAATGACGCTCCAGGCAAGATCCCTGGCCGCGATCAGATTCGGAAGATCGACATCTTTGCTGATGTTGACTCCGCCGGGGTCGAAGAGATCGTATCCCCCGCTGGGGATCACCTCGACGCGGAAGCCGCGCGGCAGTTCATCGGGTCGGTTGGCGACGACCGGTTCGGGCGCTTGCAGTCCGGCATCGGCGATTTCTTCGTCCGTGACCGCCGCGACCGTTCCCATTGCCAGGCACGACTGAGCGGCGTCATACGGCATATTGATGATGTTTCCGGCCTCTCGGCCGATCAGCTGTCTGACAAACATGGGTAACCCCTGAAATGTGTCGATCGGAGATCTCCGCCGGGCCGAAGCCCGGCGGCTATCACGTCAAAGATCAATCTGCGATCGCGCTCGGCGGCGTTTCCTGCCCATAGCGAAGGTCCGTCAGCAGAAAGACTGCCGCCGTGATATTTGCCGCATTCGACGCACCCGTGGTGAAATAGATGCAGTCGAAACCGTTGTTGATATCGAGCAGCGCCGGGTCGATCTCGAAGACGACCTGCTTGTTCTTGAGAGCCGCATCCGTCGTGTAGTTGACGGCATCGGTTCGGCGAACCAGGGTGTCGGAGGTTGCCGTGTCGAGGTTCGACCAGATCGGCACGGCATTGGCCAGAACCTTGGCGCCGGTACCGGCGACGTCCTGCGCCTGCATCGGGGTCAGAGCCACGGTAGCGGCGTTGCCCTGCGTCAGTGAGACGAGGATGTAAGCCTTACCCGCGTTTTTCAGGGAGATGATGTCGGAGCTGCGGCCGGCTGCGTCTGCAGCAGGAGCGATGCCCTCGACGATCTTCAGCTGCTGGGGAAGCGTCAAGCGAGTCATTTCGCGTTATCCTTCAAAAATGGTGGATGGGAGGAAGCGGCCTAGGGGCCGCTCCAACGTGGTCAGGATCAGCGCGTTTGCAGCGCGATGAACGGGCTCTGCGTCTTCGTACCCTTGTAGGGCGTCATCGGAACGGACCAGATCGGCTGACCGTTGAAGCGATAGACGAAGCGGAAGCAGGTCTCGTCATAGATGAACCGCACGTGGATGGACGATGCGGATTCCATCGGCCCCTTGTCGATCGCCAGGTACTGCGAGAGATCGACCAGCATGATGTCGCCGGCGGTTCCGAGTGTTGCTGCATACTCGACGGGGATAACGGGACGGCCCATCAGCGTCGCATACTGGTTGCCGCCCTGGCCGGCCGGCGTGAACATGATCTGCGGCGCCGCGATGCCACCGACGTTTTCGGTTCCGGCGACATTCTTGATCTTGATGTTGAACTGATAGAGCTGCGGCTCTACGTCCTGATTGACCACCCAGACAGCGTTCTTGCGCGAGCGGGCTGGCATACGCGCCCACATATTCAGCACGTTCTCCGCAACGATGCTCCCGGCGATCTGGCCGGTCTCCTTCGGAACGGTAATGACCGCGCCACTGTTGAGGAAGCCGAGCGGCATGCCCGCGCCAGAGCCGTTTACGATCGCGTCTTCGATCTTGAACAGGAACTCGTCGGAGAACGCCTGGTAGAGCCACGCAGCAAGAGCGGTGCTGTCCTGCAGCAGCTCGTCGGTTGCATAGCAGAGCCCGGTGAGCTTATCGAGATCCATCTTGATCTGGCGGAACTTCGGACGGGAAGCCGTCTTCAGCTGCGCTTCACCGGTCCAGAACGCTTGCACGCCGCCCCAGCGAGAGCCGTTCGCACGGCTCGTCTCATCGACGCCGTTCATGCGGATGCCGCTGAAATTAGCGCCGATCGGGATGCGGTTGACGCGGCTGGCAATCTCGCCTGCTTCATAGGTGTTTTGCAGAAGATCGTTCGCAAAATCAGTCTGGACGAGGAATCCACCGTCGGCGGCAATGCCTTCCGACATGCCGGTCGGACCGGCCGAGGGAGCAGCGATAAGGCGCGGATCAATCGAGCGATAAGAAGGATGGTCTGCCCGCGCGACCGCCATCATTTGCTCGCCAAGCGAAGCGAAGCGAGCGACGTCGTCGCGGCCGTTGCCGCGGCGATCGGCAGCCTCATTGCCGTCCTGGGCGCCACCGACGGAGCGCTGGCGTTCCATTTGCCGCTCGGCGCGTTCGATATTGGCGTCGAGTTCGATGAGTTCAGCGGTGATTGCGTCGTCACGCGTGTTTTCGGCGGCCGTGAGGTTACGGTCTTCCTTTGCCGCGAGATCGAAGATCGCCTGGGCTTCGCGGACGAGATCGGCGCGACGCTGGCGGAATGCCTTGATAGTCATGTCTATAGCTCCAAAGTTTGGTGGTGCCGGGAGGATGGGCGCGGAATTCTGCCCACGTCCCGGCGGGGCGTGGGGCGCTAAAGATTTTCGGGGCTGACGCTCGTTACTGAGCGGATCTGAGGCGATGGGCGTGACGGCGGCGGCGGAAGGCGTCGCTTTCGGATGCCGACAGAGACGGGATATCCTCCTCAACTGCGCGGGCGCCCTCCTCTGAGGCACCGATATCGGTTTGCGCGTCAGCACCAGAGGTTTCCTGCTGCTCGCCTTGGATCTCGACCAGGTCCAGCGCGGCCGCCTTGGCGGACGCCGTCTTCTTGGCCGAAGAGAGCCGACGGATCGTGCCGTCAAGGGTGTCGACACGGTCTGCCATGCCAGCCTTCACGGCCTGCTTGTCCTTCACGACGCGGCCTTCGCCAAAGCCGGAGATGACGTCATCGGCAGAGACGCCACGGCCGCGAGCAACGGCCGAAACAAAATCGCCATAGAAGGCATCGACGTTCGACTGGGCAGCCTGCGCCGCTTCGTCCGAAAGAGGCTCGAAAGCATTCCCCTCGACCTTGTACTTGCCGGCCGAGATGAAGGTGAATTTCAGGCCAGCGGCATCAACGGCCTTTGAAACATCCTGGTGAAGCGAATACACGCCGATCGAACCTGCCATCGCGCCGGGCGTCATGACGATCTCGTCGCACGAAGCGGCAACCCAATAGGCAGCCGAGGCGCAGAGGCTGTTTACCTGGGCGATGACGGGCTTATCGCCCCGGCCATTGAAGATCTCGTCCGCCAACACCTGGACGCCGTTGACGTTGCCGCCTGGGCTGTCGAAATTGATGACGATCGCCTTGACCGACGGGTCGCTCTTCGCCGCGCGGTAGCTGTTGGCGACGCGCTCGGTCGAGGTGCCGCCGGGTCCGCTGATATCATCAACCTGCGATGCGTGCTGGGCGACAATCCCGAAGAAAGAGATGACGGCGATGACGCTGGCACCGGCGGATCCACCAGGTGCAGCCGCGGCAATATCCATGGGCTGCCCGGTACTGGCATCGAAATAGGACGCGACGCCGTTTGGCTGGCGCTCACCCTTGATGCCGGCGATTTCCTCAGGCGACAGTCGTATGCCTTCGACGCGCCGCTCGATCACCTCGGCAATCGCTTCGAGCCGCTCCGGCATGATGGCCCACGGCTGCTGCATGATCGCTGCACGAAGATGCGGAAACCTAGTCGTCATTGCTTTGCTCCGATAATACGTCTTGATCGTCGAGGGCCGGACCGCCGTTGTGGCCGATCTGCGCCTCCGTTGGGCCTGCCGAATTATTGACCGGCATATTGTCGGGAGTGGTCGTATTGGTCGGAACGAGCGGATCGTCCAAACCTGCAAGCGGGTTATATCCCAGCGCTTCGCGGGCTTCGTTGCGCGTCAGGATGCCGTTCAGCACCAGACGGGAATAGAAATCCGCAAGTGCCCGCGAATCGCCCTTGATCAGCGGCTCGACGTCGAATTCCGCCTCATAGAGGTTCGGCGCGAGAATGAGGTCGCGACGAATGGCCGACGTCCAGCAGCCGAGCCAGGGCATGAGATTGTTGCGGACGAAGGCCAGCATGATCGCTTCGACGCCGGTGCCCCAGGAGCTGGTCTTGGTCATGTGATGCAGAAGCACCAGAGGCACGTCGAACCAGCGCGCGATCTCCTCGATCGAGAACTCCCGGCTCTGGATGAACTGGGATTCTTCGGCGTTCATGCTGATCGAGTTGAACTTGGCGCCCTGCTCGAGGATGGGTGTCTTGCCGACGTTTCCGAGGCCGACATAAGCTTCGTTAAACTGCGTTTTGAACCGATCAAAGGCCGCGTCGCTCATCTCCCCATCGAGTGTGACGACACCAGAGGGCCGCGCACCACCGGAGAACATCCGGGCGCCGTGCTCTTCGGCGGCAAGCGCGAGCCCGATTGTTTCCCTGGCATAGGAGATCGGGCTGATGCCGACTATGCCGCCAGGAGCCATATGGCTGCGCAGGTGAAACATCTCATCCTGCAGCAGGACGCGCGTTCCTTTCATCGGGTCGGACACGATATAACGGATCGAATAATCCGGCATCCGCTCGGCGATGACGCGATCGGGATGGATGGGCTCCAGCCGGTCGGCAAAACCGCGGGGGCCGGCGATGATCTCGGCATATCCATTGCCTCTGAGCGCCAGGTGACCCATCAGCATCGCCTTGAAGTCCCAAGCCGATTGCCATGGATTTGGCTGATGCTCGAGCAGCTCGTTCAACGGATGTTCCGGCGCTTCGAACCGCTTCCGGGTCGCCGGATCCTTGCGATACATTCGCAAGGGAAGGGTCGCCACCGTCTTCGACAGCAGCGCGATGCAGGCATAGGCGGCCGAAACACGCAGCGACCCATCGACCGACACCCGCCGTCCGGCATTGCTCGTTCGCGAGAGGTCACCATCGAACCAACGATCGGCCGAATCGTCGAGATACAAAGGGTCCGAAGCCTCGTCATCCGAAGCGCGGAGCCCACCGCCGAGAATGGCAGACAACAGCCCCATTACTTGCCACCGCGCAGTGTACCGAGGACAGCCAAGCCGACGAGGATGCCGCCGGCAACCATGAAGCCGGCCGGCGGATACGACAGCCACGCCCCATATCCCGCGAGCGCCGCGCCGGCCGCGCCCACGATCTCACGGATCGTCTGGCGGTCGACCTTCAGGCTCGCGTCCGAGCGATCGTTCTGTGGTCTCTCCGCCATCAGGCCACCCTCAATCCACGTTTCTCATAAACCGACCGGATTTTCTTCGGTTCGGGGTTCTTGGTCATGATGGTCACAGCATCGAAGAGCGCCATCACGGGGTCGATCTTCGCATCGCCCGCCGTCTGCTTCGTCGCCCTGATCGCTGTCGCCGTCGGCTCGATCTTCAGGTTGGAGACCGTCCAGGTCATCATCGGGCTGCCGGCGTGAAGCAGCATCTTGTTCGACAGCCGCCGCTCCGCAGTCTTGATTGCATTCATCAGCGCGTAGCCCTGCGGCACGCCGACAAGCAGGCCGTTTTCCTGCGTTACGTCGATCTCCGGCATCGCCAGCGCGTCGACAAAATCGCCAATCCCAGCCGGGTCGACCGCCACGGCCGCCAGCAGCTCGCGATCCTTGACCAACTTGACGATGTCGACGATCGCAGCGATGTCCTCGAGCGCATTGTCGATAATCGTCAGATGTCCCGTCTTCGCGAAGTCGAGCAGGGTCGGCGCGATCTTCTTGCGCCGCTTCAGCACTTCGCGATGGCACCACGCGTGCGACCAACTCAGCCACCGCTTCATCCAGACGACGGTCTCGCGGCCGTTCACCTTGATCTTGACCTCGATCTCTTCGGGCTCGCGTCCAACGATCGTCAGGCCAAATAGGTCGTCGAGGCCGCCGCCATCGGCGCCGATCACCGCCACGTCGCAACGCTCGAGCATTCGCTCCAGGGCATCGAAAGGCTCAAGCGTGCAAAGCTCTTCATCGGCAGCGGCCGACCAGTGGTTGGCGCCGGGCCAGCGGTTGGCCCGCAGCCCCATGCCGATTTCGACGTTCAGGTGCTTCGCCAGGAAGCTCTGATAGGTGTCGCCTTCCTGGTCCTCGCCGGATCTGACGTTGAGCATTTTCCGCTCTAGCCATTCCCGGCGAACCGACCGCCCGATATTCGGGTTGGTGACGTACCAATTTTCCGGATCGAGATACGCCTCGCTGGCGATCATCGCTTCGGGGAATTCGTAGAGCACGGCCAGGCTTTGCGGATCGTTAATCTTGCCGTCCCGGACATCCCGGAAATAATCCAGCTTTTCCTTGAAGACACCCGTCGGCGGCGCGTCCGCCTGCGTCGAGATGTAGATGACGAAGCCTTCCGGCCTCGAAATCAAACCGCCCGTGGCTTCCTGCAGCATCCCTGCCGCGCCTGCCTTCTTGCCGAACAGCCACAGCTCGTCAATCAGAACGAAGCCAGCCTTTTTGCCCGCCGCCGTTCCCGAATCCGCCGAGACGATCTTCAGCACGGCCTTGGTGACGGTATGCGTGATCGACTTGATGTTGTCTTGCACATGCAGGAGCACCCCCAGCTCCGGATCCGCGCGGATCATTGCCGCCGCCGGCCCGAACGAGTTTTCCGCGACTTCGCGCGTCGGCGCCAGGATCATCAGCTCCTGGTGCGAACGCCAGTTGCGGATCAGCGCCGTCACCATGATGCCGGCAACGATGGTCGACTTGCCGTTCTTCTTGCTGATCAGCAGGAAGAACTCTTCGATCAGCCGTCGAGCCGAGCCCTCGTCATAGGCCCCGAAGACAGCCGCCACGAAATCGAACACGAAGGGTTCGCAGGACTCGCCGAATGTCGGGTGACGGTGTTGCCCCGTCTTGCGATCATAGACCTGAGGAAGATCGGTGATCTGGAGCGACTTGAAAACCTCGAGCGCCGCCTCCGCCTCGTCGGGAAAGAGCGGCGCGATCGGGATCAGGCTTTCACCCGCAACAATCCGCCGCTCCCAGTCAAGGCAAGCCGTCGAATACCGCATCGTCTATCAGCTGCACTTCCGGATGGTGACCGATCCGAAGGATTTGACACTGCCATCGGCCGCGCGAACAACCCACGCAATACGCCGCCCGATCGCGCCCGAGGCGGCGCACCTGGCTTGTGATATGATGCTCGCCGGCTTCTCGCTGATGACAGGCTTCTCCGCCACCTGCTTGGCCTCCGCCTTACCCACGCCCGGCACCATTAGCCACAGATCTTTGCCTGGCGGCTGGTGCGTCTGGCATGCAGGTGGCGATGCGATAAGCAGGATGACGGCTGCGGCGATCATAGGGCGAGACATCATCAGACCTCATCGCCAGCCGCGACGGGCTGACCGTTGTTTGCAATCAACCGCGGTCCAGCTGGGACAGCGTATCGGCCGCCACCGCTGATCACCCGCGCATTGTCGAGCCGCTGCTCTTTCTTCGAGACGTAGCCCTTTGCCGCAGCCGGCTTGTTCGCCGCCTTGCTCTGCATGTCGCGGTTCACCTTCTCGGCGCTCACTGAATCCAGCATCTTCAGAGCGCCGGACAGGGCGGCCGCGCTACCGGCCAGGCCCTGCTGGATCTGCGCCGTCCGAAGCCTTCCCTTCAAACGGGTCAGCATGACCTCGCGTTGCTTGAGCAAGTGAAAATAATGTTTGCGCAAAGTCGGCGTCGAAAGCCCGACAGTTTTAGCCACTTCGGCGTTCGTCATTCCAGACGCCAGTAACACCATGACATTTATGATGTTTTCCTCAGACGGGACGTGCTCCGGCCTTCCCTGCCCGCGACCGGCAGAGTGGTAAGGGTTGCCAAAGAGGTCTAAATCGTCAGCCATCGGAAAAAAAAGATGCGAATGGGACCAATGCGGTTAGGGGCCTAAAGGGGGTCTGGACTTTTAAACCCCCTACCCCTTCGGCCTCGGCGGCCATGGGGAGGGGTCAGAACCGCTCGGCGAGGCGCTTCGCCCTTGCCGCCGCGGTCTTGCGGGTATGGGATGCCCCACATCGGAGCATGATGTTGCGAGGGTCGAGAGGCGCGCCGCCGTCCTTGAGTTCGACGACGTGATCACCGAAGACACGCATGCCAGGCTTATGGGTTCGGCCGTCGCAGCGCGGATCCTCACAGATCCTGCCACGATCCTTGATGATCGCAGCCATCAGTGCCCGCCACTCCGGCGAGAGATAGAAGGCATCGGCCTTCTTGCTTTCAGGGATGACGGTGCGCGTGTCGATCGTGCGAAGCGTGGTGCTGATCGTGCGAATCTTCCCCATACTCAAGAACGCAAAAAGGCGACCCGAAGGTCGCCCATCAACATCTCATAGCAGTGGCACTAGCCTTGACTCGATGCCTCATCAGGAGGCTGTCAAAGCAGGGTCCTACCGGTAAGCAGCTCCGAAGCTTTCGCATCGTTTGCCGGTGATCAGGTCACCGACTCAAAGCCCACGCTGGGATCTAGGATCGTCCACGGCTCGGACTCTGATCACATCTTTTCGATCTGATCAAGCATCAATTGCACGGGGGTCGGGCGGCCGAAGATGTCCACATCGAGCGAGACATAACCCTTCTCATCATCGATCGACACGACGATCCCAGGGAATGATGCGAACGGTCCATCGGCGATCCGCACCCGTTCCTTCAGCTCAAACTTGCGCTCTTTCCGCGCGCTGGCATCGTACTTCCCCTCTTCCGCCATCTTCTTGAATCGACTGATCGAATCCTCATCGGCCCGGTATGGACGAATAGCACCGCCTACCACGTCGATGACATCCTTTACGTGCAGCAGACCCATCATCGCCTGGGCGATTGGGCAGCAGTGAACGAGCACATAACCGAGGATGACAGGCCGTGGCGGAACGATGCATACGCGGCCACGCTTCACCACCTTGCACTCGTTCGTCATCACAACTAGTGATTCCACGTCGGAGGCATTCAGCACTTTTTCCACAGCGATCTCACGCCCGGTCGTGACCCTCAGGCAGAACCAGCCCGCTCTTGGCACTTCCGGATCACGCGCCAAGCGAATCACTGTCCCCCTCGAAGCCATATTCAGATGATCAATCCGCAGTCTGTTTGCGCCCGCTACCTTGTCGCGCTTGCGCCAGGCTTCGACACTGACGACGATGCTGCCGCCAAGATCACCTTTCCTATACTGCATCGTCATCGCCCCGCTCCATGCCCAGAACCGCTCTTGCGGCTATCTCGAACTCACCAAGGCCTTCCGGCCCGCCTCTTGGGAAATAGACGACTGGCATCTGGCCGGGATCCGGCACGAACTGCCAGTTCATCTGCGTGTGATAATCGCGCCAGCGGTCATAGAGGGGCGAGCCGACCGGCACTGCCTCGCAGAGCTGCACCAGCGCGAGAAAGCGCTTGTCGATCGGTTCGCGGGCGCGATCGGCGGCCAGCTTGTGCAGACGGTTGACTTCCGGATACCCCTCTTGCAGCACGCGCCGACGGTATTCCTGCGCATGGAAATCAGGGGGAAAGACGAGATCGGCGCCGTCGACGACAATGCCGCGCTCATCGAGGTAGGCCGCTGCCTTGCTGGCGCTGGTGCGCTTGTAGACCTCGAAGACGCGCGTCGTCGACTGCAGGATGTCGTCGGGAACCTCGACATGCACCGGCCCGTCGAGCAGCGCCAGGCTGCGCAGTCCTGCCCAGATTGGCCCGAACGGCTTGACCAGGACCTGCTCTTCCTGCGCCTTGGCGCGCTGATGGGCCGCCTTCGCCTCGTCTGGAATGCGCTCCCAGCGCTTTTCGGCGAGATAGGTCGAGGCGGCGACCGCCTTGGTGCGGCCGATCTTCTTGCGCTCTTCCAGCCAGATCGGCGTAAGCCGCTCGCATTCGTCCCGCTCGGCCGAGGTCAGCGCATTCCATTCGCGTCGGGCGTTCGGCTCGCTGTCGTCGAGATAGCCCGGCATCTTGGCAAACCATGCCCGAAACCGCCGCTCGATCGCTTTGGAATTTTCTACCCCTTCCTCGTCACGCTCGCGCTCTCTCTCCCTTCGTTCGATAGGGGGAGTTAAATTACTGTCGTTAATAGGTGCCGGTCCAGAACCGGCAGGGGGTGCCGATCTAGGACCGGCAGGGGGTGCCGGTATACCGGCAGGGGGGGGCCCGGAATTATCGGTCTCGATAGGACCAAATTCCTGCTCGTCCTCGCTGTCCCATGCACCAAACGCATCGCTGATCGGCGCCCGATCGAGCACGACGCGGTACCAGTGCGCACTGTCGCGGCCGTCAGCGCTTGCCACCTTCTGCTTTTCGACAGCCCCGATCTCGGCGAGGCGATTGAGCGAATCCTGAACGGTCGAGCGGCCGCAGTTGAGCTGCTCGGCCATCTTCACCTGGCTGCGCCGGCACCAGCCTTCCTTGTTCGTATAGGTCCCGAGCAGACACAACACCTTGAGATCGCTGCCCTTCAGGCGGCTGTCGGTGACGATCCATGCGGGAATGATCGAGAAGCGCGGGCTACCCATGACCAACCTCCGATCTCTGCAAATTCGGACAAAAATGTCCGAACACGCTTGACATTCGGACAAAAATGTCCGAATATCTCCTCATTGAAACGGAGACGGACATGGACAAGCGGGATCGCTTCATCGCTGAACTCAGAGACGAAGCAAAACAACGCGGCCTCCCCTTCCGGGTCAGCAAGTCGAAGGGCAAGGGCGGGCATGCAACGGTCTGGTTAGGAGACCGCTTCACGACCCTCCCGAGCCGGGAGATAGACCCGAAGACGGCAGCGAAGATAAGAAAGGGTCTGGGGCTCACATGAGCCCCGGACCTTCGTGGCGAAACCGCTTGTCCATGTACCGCTTGCCCATGTCCAGACCGGCCGATCGCGGCCACCAGGGAGACCGAACCATGAAGACTTACGCATATGCGGCGACCTTCGAGCCGACCGAACGCGAAGGCGGCTTTACCGTGACCTTCGCCGATATCCCCGAGGCGATCACCGAGGGGAACGACATGGCCGACGCGCGCGAGATGGCGGCCGATGCGCTCGGCGTCGCCCTGCTCACATACCTGGAGATCGGCAAGCCCTTGCCGGAGCCGACGGCCGAAGGCGTAATGGTCACGCCCGACCCCGAGGTGGCCGCCAAGATCGCCGTCATCGAAACCTTCCAGCAGGCCGGGATTTCGCGCAGCGAGCTCGCCCGCCGCATGGGCAAGGACGAGAAGGAAGCGCGCCGGCTGCTCGACCCGGATTTCGCGACGAAGCTGCCGCTGCTCGTCCACGCCCTTGCCGTCATGGGCAAGCGCCTGGTGATCGGGCTGGAAGCCGCCTGACATCCCACGTGCCACACCGCGTCGGCCCGCCGGGTCCGCATAGCGGCGCCGGGGATCGCCCGTCGCCTTCGATCCCGCGCATCCCGCCATGCGCGTCAAAATGCCCATTGTCATTGCCCTCGTCTCATTCCGGCTGGTGATTTTTCGGCGCCAGCCCCGCCGCTGTCAGAAATCCCTGGAATCGCTCGCCGACCCGGCGCCGTGCCGCGTCCTCCCGCAGTTCCGTGCCATTCGCGGCCGTGCCGCTTTCCGTCACCCAGACGCGCCAGCGCCAGAGCCGCCCAGGCGCGCGCGGCGGATAGACGGCGCCGATATCGACCGAGCCGCTCTTGGCGAGCTGCCGGTAGACTTCGTCACGCCATTGCAGTTCCGCCGACCCGGTCGTCATCGCGCAAGCTCCGCCGCCGCAAAGAGCGGCGTGCCGTGACCTTGCGCATGGGCTGAATTCTTGCTGTCCAACGCCGCAGCAGCCGCCGGATTGATCCACAGCACTTCCGATCGAGGCACGCCGCCGTCGGCATAGGCGTCGGTCTCGACGCGCACCCAGTCGCTCAGCAGCTCGTCATAGACGGCGGACGGGTACCCTGAGACGATGACCATCGCAGCGCTTTCCCGCGCACGCGCCAGCAGGTCGCGGTGCTGGTCATCGCTCATTTCGTGGCGATAGAGTTTTCCAGACGATCGCGTCGAGGCCAGATAGGGAGGGTCCAGATAGATCAATGCATCCGGCCGGTCATACCGATCGAGGCAGGCCACCGCCGGCACGTTCTCAATCACGACATGGATGAAGCGCCCAGCTACAGTGACGATCTCGTCCGGAAGCGAGGCCAGCGACCTCAGGCGGCCGGTGTAACCGTCTGGATTGGTCCGCGCGTCAAAGCCGCTCTTCTGTAGCGCGCCCTTGGAACTCATCCCCATGAACGAACGGGCGATAAAGGCGCGAGCCCTTTCCATGTCGTCCTCAGACGAGCGGTAGAGCGCCTGATATTCGTCCCTCGCATAAGGCGTTAACGCCAGTTGCAGAGCGAGTTCGTCCGGCCGCTCCCGGATCATCTTGAACATATTCACGAGATCCCGATCGAGGTCGTTGTAGACCTCGGTCACCGAGCGGGGCTTCTGAAGCAGCACCGAGGCAGAGCCGCCAAAAGGTTCGATATAGAGTTTGTGCGGTGGGAAATGCGCGATCACCCATTCGGCGATCCGCCACTTGCTGCCATGCCAGCGAATGATGGGACGGGAAGGCGTAATCACTCTGCCGCCTCCAAGTATTCCGCCGGATCAGCGCCCCATGCGCCGATGGGCCGATAATTTGCGATGATGGTTGCTGCCGCTGGGCGCATGCAGACCGAGTTGCCGATCTTGTGGCGCTGCTCGGTCTCAGAGAGCGTTCCGCCCTTGTAGGGCGCGGCGAGAATGTAGGAATCAGGGAAGCCTTGAGCGCGGGCGAGCTCTCGCGGCGTCAGCATCCGCATGCCGATATCAATGAGGATGAAGAGTTGGCCGCCAATGGTGAGGGTCACGAATTCGCGTTCATCCCAGCAATCGTGGCGGCGAAGGAAATCGGCAACCTTTCGGGCGCGGTCGAGCTGCGCTTCCGTCAAGGGCAACATGCTGGCGTCGACCTCGGTCAGGCCAAACCGTGCTCTCGTCGGAACCGCAAGCATGGGATCGTCGATCGCCGCGCTCTGGCCGCCGGTTGAATAATATGCCGTCATCAGCGGCAGGGTTACGACTGCAGAATGCTGCCCGCTGGCGCAGACCGCCGCATGCGGGCGCTCACAACTCCCGTCGCGCCTCGTGCTGCCCTTCAGCGACATCATGTGTGCGGCTACGAGATCCGCCTTGCCACTTCCGCCCGCCATAAGTGCCCCGACCGGCCGCCGCATATCCGCACCGACAGAACGGCCGAAATCGCGCTTGATGAAGGTGGCGGACACCAGCGCCTGTGTGCTGGCTTCCTTGACGATAGTAGACACAGGCTTGCGGAGATGATGGCCGACCACGCCCGTGTTGTGCTGGGCAAGATAAAGAGCCGTCAGGGTTTGCGTGGGATAAGTGGTCGCCGTTCCCAGTGGCAGGCCCACCGAACGACCGGCACGGGCATAGTCAACGCCATTTTCCTTCCTGTCGCCATTCTGCTGCGAGATGAACGGCGCGATCGCAGCCGCAACGACCTGGTTCTGGTCTTTCGCCGAGGCCTTCACGGTGTGGTGCGGGCATTCGGCTGATCTGCTGCGGCCACCATGCTGGCCGTAGGAGATGAACGGCGCGATCGTCGTTTTCGCGATACCGAGCGGCGATGCGCCGCCGGGACGCTTCTGAAAGCTATTGGCTGTAACAGTCGCCAGCGGCAAGTTGACTTGACGGCCGACCTGGTCGCCACGGAAAGCGACGACATGAGGCACGACGAGCCCGTGCGCATCCCGCGCCCGCGTCACAGTCGCTAATGGGACCTGAAGCCCTTGCCCCCGGAAACCGTCACCGCCATGATTGCAGGTGACGAGGAAAGGCTCCGCCTCATCGAGCACGTGGCGCTTGACGCCCTTGGCGAGGCGGGCATCGGTTTTAAAAGCAAGCGGGCGGATGATCTTGATGCCCGTTTCCCGCGTGTATGCCGCCGCCTCTTCCTTGCTCATCAGGATCGACGGGCAAGGCCGATCGAAATCGATAATATCGGCCGCCACGGGCCACGGCTCCAACTCGCCGGACGCTACAGCCTCCGACTTCGGGTCGCCGTGTGTCGGCTCCGGCCATTCCGCCCGCTCGCCATCGCGCCGCATCACCATCTGAAGGCGCTTGCGGATCGTCGGGTCGCCGTGCTCGCAAGCGACAAGTTCCGTCCAGCCGACGGAATAGCCGAAACCGGCAATCGCCATGACAAAGCGGTGGAACACTTCGCCGAGACGCGTTTCATCGCGCTGGTAGCCGCCGTCAGGATGATCGATCAGCGGGCTCCATTTCGAAAAGGCCGGAACGTTCTCTAAGCAGATCAGCCGGGGCTTCTGCCAATCCGGCAGTTCCTTCAGCCAGCGGACGAGCACCCAAGCGAGGTCGCGCACCGAGCGCGAGGTGATCGGACCACCCTTCGCGGGCGAGTGGTCGCGGCAGTCCGGCGAGAGCCAGAGAATGCCGAAGAGGTTGTCGCCGAGGATCTCGCGCATCGAGACCTTCCAGACATTGTGCGGAAGGTGCACCGTCTCCGGATGATTGGCCTCATGCATAGCAAGGGCCGGCTCATTGTGATTGATAGCCCAGTCGACTTTGAGACTGTGCTCTGGCGGAAGCAGCTGCAGGAACGCCAGCACCTTGAGCGCCTCTTCAACGGCGTTGGTCGCGCCGCCACCGCCTGCAAAGCTATCGGCGTTGACAACCCGCCGCGGACCGAATTTTGGCGGCGGCGGGCATTCGAAAGGCACCCGCGCCGCTCGCACGAAACCGGACGGTCCGAGCGGCTTGAACGATTTGCCAACCGGTTCTTCCGCCCCGAACAAATCGGTGACAATTGCATTCATTCTTCCCCCTCAGCGGCACGCGCCGCTTCCCTCATTGCGCCGGCGGCCATGTGCACGGGCATGACGACCGTCGGCGGGAAACCGCCGTCGGCAAGTCGTGTTGCGTTCGAATAGGCGAGCAAGGCGTCGAGGTACTCGATGCCAGGGCCAAAGCCGTGCCGCTGCAGGATGGCGCGGATCGTCGACTGCTCGCGGTGGATGATCCCGAGCGGGCAGCGCTGCAGCCACGACGCCCAGTCGGATGGCCCGGCACCCAGCGACCCTTCTATGATCGGCAGCACATCGCTCATCGGATCACCACCGCCCAGACGAGCAAGGAAGAGAGCGATGCGATCGAGGCCAGCGACATGATCAGCAGATTGAAAAGCAAATTGACCGTTCGGCCGTATCCCGGAACGTCGGCCGCCTTGACCAGCGCCAGTGCGAAACCGAAAGCGACGACGGTCACGCCGAGCGGCAGAACCCAGTTGCCCAGTTCGACGGTCATGCCGCACCTCTTGTTTCACGGTGAACACTTGCTGTAACAGTTTGATTTCGCTTATCGAGGAAGGTCAGGTAGGCGGTCGGATCGCGCTTCATTGCCGCGCAGAGCGCCAGCATGCTCGCCGCCGAAAGCACGCTTTCGCGGCAGGCCCGCGAGATCATCGCCGGGTTGAGCCCGGCATAGATCTGCGGTGCACTGCGTGTCGTTAGGCGATTGTCGGCGAGCCACTGGCGAACATCGCGAGCAAAACGGGCGCGGTCGATTTCAGGCTGCATCGCCACCCTCCTGCCGGCCGTCATCGGTCAGGCGAATGCCGAGGCTCGCCGGGTCGATCCACAGCGTCGCCCAGATCTTGGCCCGGGCCGCACCACCCTTCAGCCGGCCATTGCAGGCAAGCTCGAACTCCTCACGCGTCAGGCGCGAGCGCTTGCGCAGATCGGTAAGGGCGGCCTTCTCGCCGTTGCGTGGCAGCGACGGGAAGTCGAGCCGCACCATCATCGCAACGCGAAGGGCGAGGAACTTCTTGAGCATGGCCGGGGAGAAATCAGGCGTCACGCCGCCACCCCCTGTATCTGTTCGATCAGCTCGAAGAGCTTGGGGTCATTGATGACGGCCGCCGTCGCCTTCAGTGCGGTCCAGCCGTCGCGCGCCACCCTGAAGCGGCTTTCGCCGGCCGGGTCGATGAGCCGCTTTTCCAGCATCCAATGGATGGCGCCTTCCGCAGTCGAGGGGCGTACGCCGATCGCACGGCGCAGCTCTATTGCGTCGAAATCATCCTTGCCCGCGCACCAGATCAGCGCCTTGGAAGCAACTTCCTCGACCCGCTCGTCGAGCGTCTTGCGCGGCGTATCGCGCTTGAACTCGTCGAAGTTGATATCGCCGATATTGCCGCCGGCGCCCGGCTGCAGAGCTTCGGCATCCTCGAATTCCTTCCAGTCCACGCGCTTGATGACGGTCGTGTCGCCATAGCTGCCGTCATCCTGCCGCTCCCAGACGAACCAGGCGGTGTTCATCCGGCTCGACGCCTTCGGCCCCTCGTAGCCCTCGCGATGCATCATCGGCAGGCGGCGCTTGAACACGTAGACGCGTGCCGGCGGGTTCTCGTCCATGACGAAGTTGCGGTCGTCGTCGTCGAAGCCGCAGAGGAAGTTGAGATTGAGCAGCAGCGCCATCTTGCGCGGCCGGTGGACGCGCAGCGCATGCGCGACGTAATCGTTCAGCACTTCGCCATAGGGCGGGTTGGTGACGATGTCAGGCCCCTCGCCTGCCTCGGCGGGCGCTGTCGTGAGGAAATCGCCGACCGTCTGCAGCTCGCCATGCTGGGTCACCGTGCCACGTTCGACGAGGTCGGAGATCACTACCTCGTACCCTGCCGCCTCCAGCACCCGCGAAATCGCGCCGAGCCCGCAGGACGGTTCCCAGACCGTGCCCGAAAAACTCTCGTAGGCGAGCAGCGTCCGCGTCGCCTCGATCGGGGTCTGATAGAAATTGTCGCCGCGATCTTCCTTGCTGGCCGAGGCCGTGCCGACGGCGGCGCGCAGGTTGGCGCGGCTGGGCTCAAATCCCTGCGCCAGGCGCGCTTCGATCGCCCGCTCGACGAGACCCGGTTGCTTTACCTCGGCGTCGCGCAGCTTGCGGGCTTCGTGAATCTCATGGCGCGAAAGACCGGCTTGCTCAGCGGTAAAAGCGTTGTCATCTGCGACGCTTTTTGGACGCCCACGATGGACCTTGCCTTTACCGGCGGCCTCGTCCCACGCGTCGGCTATTTTGATTTTCGCGCGCGCCTCTATCAGCAGGGCATCAGCTTGCAGCCGCCGCGCTTTCGCCACCAACTGCTCCGCCGCACCAAACTGTTTGGCGAAGCCAGCAGCGGCTTTTGCTTCGGCATATGCCGCTGACGCGATCATGCGCGCTGCCATGACGTCACCATCATCGAGTAGCTGGCGCGCGCGCTCCACGGTTGCGACGAGATCGGATGCATCGGCACGGACAATTTCCACAGCGGTCATTTCTGCGCCCTTCGCTCAATGATCTCGCGGAGTTGGACGTCAGAGAACGTTTCGCCGATCCTCTGGCTGGGGTCAGAAGGGACCGAATGAGAAATCACTGCTTCCAGGGCGAAGAGATCTCCGCGAAGATTGCGCATGATTTCGTCGAGCTCGTACCAATGAAGGTCACCCAGGCAATCCCCGGTCGCGCGAAGCATCAGTCGCGCCTCTTTCGGCGCCTCATCCGGATCACGCCCAGCGTCAACCTGCCTCTCAATCGCACGGCGTAGTCCAGCTCGGCTTGGCTCGAGGCCAGCTTCCAGACGATCTTGAATGCAGCGGCTCACAAATCCAGGGTGGAGACCTTCGGCGCGACGCAGCTGACGGGCTTCGAATACGACCTTGTTCGACAGGCCGACATCGGAGAGCGTTGGAAGATCGCCAGCTTCTTTACGCGGACGCCCAGTGGGAGCCATCTGGCCTTCCCTGACGGCGCGGTCATAATCCTCGGCTAGAGCGATTTTCGCTCCGGCTTCGATAAGAATGGCATCCGCCTGCAGCGTTCGCGCTTTGGAAACCAGAGCGTCGCTTGCTTTCATACGCGAAGCGAAATTGGCAGCTGCCCGGGCCTGGTCGTATGCCGCGCCGGACAGCATAAGCGCCGCCCGATAGTCTCCTTCGTTCAGGAGCTGCCGCGCGCGATTGACGGTATCGGCGAGATCAGAGGTTTTCAGGGCCGGCGCAATCGCGTTCATATCGAAACCTCGCCACGCTGCGCCGCCGCTACCGGATACCAGCGCGAGGCGAGCTTGCGGTCGCGCCGCAGTAGCCCATGGCCGTTCAGCCGCAGGCAGGCCTGCCGCTCTTGCGGCGTGCGATCGATGACGACGCCGTCGCGCTCGGCCGCTTCCAGCATGCGGGCCGCGGTGCTACGGCGGCTGTCGATCGCCGTGCGCGCGTTCACTTAGCAGCACCCCGCAGCGACGAAGTTTCGCGTTCCCGCGTAACCTGCAACCTGGCCTTCTGGATGGCTTTCCAGCGCTCCTCTTCCATCCAGTCAGGCAGATCGATGACGATTGCCCCCCCCTCGACCTCGCGCCGCTTCGGATCTTCAGCGGCAAGTGCGATCTGCGGCGTCCAGGCTGTTTCGGGCAGGCGGAAGATGACGGTATGCTTCATGAAGGTCGGCTTGAAATGCCCGGCGTCACTGGGCTTGAGCATCAGCTTGCCCTTGTCGCCATTCTCGCCGACAAGCAGGTCGAACCGCTCGGCCTGCTTGAACAGCAGCGTGAAGAGCGCGGCCGGGATGCTGATCTGCAGTCGGAAAGGGCTGCCGCGCATCGAGACCGTCGAAATCTTGAATGTGCCCGTCTTCGCCTTCGGCGCCGGCACGATCATGCTGAATCCCATGGTAGTCCCCTCGTAAAAATCCGCCGCGCGGATCCTGCCCAATCATCCCGTGCCGCCTTGCGGCACGGTCATTCAGCCCTCATCAAAGCGTCGAGATAGCCGCGCCCCTTGTCGGTCACGGTCACAAACTGCGGGTCGCCGGGAAGGTGCTCGACATAGCCGCCGGCGAGCGCCGTCTCGACGCCGTGCCTGTCCCTGTCGAGCGTCAGCGGAAAGGCGCGGCCGTGGCGCGCGTAAAACCGCGCCGCCCGATAGAGCAGGACGCGGCCGTCGCGATTGAGCCCCGGTTCGGTCACCCGCATCATTCGCCGCCCACAATCTTGAGGCCGGCCTTCGCGCCGCCCGAAGCCTTGATCACGGCGAGCGCCTGCCTGAGATCGGAAGCCGCCTGCTCCAGCCCCCTCGCCAGCCGGTCGACCGTCGTCGCCTCGGCCGGCGTTACCTGGCCGTCGCTGATCGCCATCGCAATGGCGTTGGCGACCTCGGCGGAATGCCGCATCAGTTCAGCATGGCTGGTCAGCACATTGATCTCGGCCTTGCGCGCTTCGTCCGGGTCCGTCAGCCGCCGGCCGTTCGTCTCGGCGAGCACCGCCGTCACCAGCGCTTGGCCGCAATCGCGCTCCAGCATTGCGATCGCGCCGACAGGCATCAGGTCTGGCTCCGAGCCGTTGTTCCAGCGGCCAACCTCGCTCTTCGAATAGCCGGACTTTTCGACGACGCGCATGATGCCGCCGCAGCGCTCGATCAGGTCCCTCTGGGCCGCTTTGATGCGGTAGAGAAATGCGTCCATGTCCTTGACTCCAGAAAACAAAAACAGTTTCCCGCGCCGGGAATTCCGGCGGGTTATTCCCGTGGCGGGAACGGTTCGGAAATGTGAGAACTCAAGCCGTCAAGAGATCACGGGGGACCGCATGACTGGATGTGCGACTGATACAAAGCGGCAAAGCCGCAAAGAGAAGGCGCGCCGGACGTCAGGGGTCCGCCCGTCCGGCGCGAGGCGGCGCGGCGATGGCTACATGCGTCGCGCTGCTGGGATGGAATGTTTCCGGGATGCAGAAGGCGTTCTGCATCCCGGTTTGTTGCGTCGCCGCAGGCTCTTGACCCGCAGCGCGCACGATGCTCCGATGAGTTGTCAGACACATGGAGCACATCTTTATGAATTCTTATCCGCTGGACGGCCGCATGGCGGGCGCCATCATGGTCCTTCAAGTCCTCGTCGCTGGACTGCTGAAGCAATCCGTCGAGCGCAATGCGCTCCTGACGGAGGTTGGCGGCCTTGCCGCGTCCCTGACCGACGACGCTATGGATGCCATGGCGGCCAGCGACATGGAAAAATGGGATTACCTCTCCCAGCTCCAAGAAGGGGCGCAGGAAGCCATCAAGGCACTGACCGAAATGTCGCAATCCTGACTTCACGGCGCACCTCGTCGATAGCCATCCACGAACCGACGGCAGTGCTTGCGCAAAACTGCCTGCCGGCGGCTCGCCCGCAGCTTGGCTTCGTTGCGTCTGCGTCGGGCGATGCCGCTTGCGATCGGGATTGACGTGAGAACGATCAGGACTGACAAAAGAAGGTTCGTCATGCAGCAGCCTCCGAATCAGGAGGCGCGCCGAAAACATCCGGACGGAGCCGGTACCGCGAGACGCCCGAGATCTTCTCGACTTCGAGCACGCGCTCCGCTGGGACAGCTTTCCATTGCAGGACAGCTTGGGGCGTCAGCCCGAGACCGCGCGCAAGTGCGCTTGAGCCTCCGGCGACGTTGCGGGCTTCATTCAGTGCTTCCATACAGGCTTCTTCGCGTTCCATGCTGCGATAGAAAGCATAACTTTAATTTTAATGCAAGGTACTCTTACATGGACCTTTTGAAAGTATCGCTTACAAGTTCCCCTATGGCGAAGAGTTCGAAAGCAGCGGCGGTTGGTGTCGCGATCAGGAGCGCGAGGAAGCAAAAAGGCTTGCCGATGCAAGCCATTGCCGCTGCGCTGGAGACCAGCGTTGTCGCCGTTGGGAACTGGGAACGCGGCGAGAACCTGCCGTCCACAGAAAATCTGTTTAAGGTCGCCGAATTTCTTGGGGTTGACGCCACAGCACTCGGTCGTGGCGAAGTGTCCCCGCGTGACAGCTCTCCGCGAAATGACGCCGAAATCGTCACCGGCACGTTCAATCCGGATGTCGGGCCAATGGACGTTCCGGTACTCGGATCAGCTGTCGGTGGGGATGACGGAGATTTCTCGCTTAATGGCCAGGCCACCGACCGAGCCAGACGCCCTCCTGGCATTACAAATCTGACGAATGTCTTTGCGATCCACATTTTGAGCACAAGCATGGTTCCGAGATACGACCCCGGCGAACTGCTCTATTGCGGGGGACGGGCGCCAATTCCAGGCGACCACGTGTTGATTGAGATGCATCCTGAAGAGGGTGAGACGGCAGGCAAAGCCTATGTGAAGAAACTGGTCACCAGAACCAAGACCGAGCTGGTTTGCGAGCAATACAATCCGCCAAAGATAGTGACCTTCAGCGTTTACTCGCTGAAAAACATGTGGCGCATTATCCCACAGCGCGAACTGCTGGGCTTCTAGATAGACGATATAGGTCAGCTTCGCGCCGCCCCTCTTCGGTCTGAAACATCACATCGATCGCGATGTTCTTGGCGGGCAGGCCCGCCTCTCGGCACACCGAGCAAAACAGGCGTTTTCCCACATCGGCAATACCTGCGCTGGGCTCAAAGCCAGAGCGATAAAGTTCTGTCGGCCTGCGCCAGCGCGTATGCCCACAGTCTCTGCATTCAATCGCCAGATTACTCGCGTCGCCCAAGCAGGGTTCGCTTCGCATGACAATCTCCCTGTTCTTTTTCTGTTCTCATAATTGATTCTTTTTTTCGACGAGTCGAGTCGTTTCCGTAAAATCCAGATTGAAAGTTTTGCTTGTATTGATTTGAAAGCTGTGCTTTTCATATGTCCGTCCGGTGACCTCCTCCCTATCCGGACGACCGCAACTCCGGCCGCCGCGTCCTACCTTCACGAGAAGCGGCGGCCGCGTAGGAGAAGGGAGGCTCAAGGAGCGCATAATGAAAGCCAAGTCCAAGACACCAGCCGCGCCTGTCCGCGACATCAAGACGGAGATGCTGGATCTCTACCGCGAGCGCGGTGCCCAGACCGAAACCGATCTCATCCGCGCCGGCTTCACCAAAGAGCAGATCGAAACGCTGGCGCCCGCCGTCGCCGAGCAGCTTCGCAGCGACGAGTTTGCGGCCGCCGCCTAAGTCCTCGGCCTTGAGCCGAGGATCCGGTTTCGGTCTCCGCCCCGGCCAGGAAACGGGGCGGTCTCCCAAACGGATGCAAAGGGCACTCCCATGAACCATTTCACACCTTTTCTGCCGGCGCGCATGAGCCTGGCCGACATGCTGACCTCCGATGACAGCTGCCGCGATCTCGAAGAGCGGATGCTGGACAGCATGCGCATGCGGGTGAAGACCCAGCGCCGCGCCGAAGCGGCGCTGCTGCTCCTCGCCGCCTTCGTGTTCGCTTTCTGCTTCGCGGCGCAGATGTAACCCATGACCTGGCTCTTCGCCGCACTGATCGTCGCCATCGCGGAGGCCGCCGTCATTATCGGTGTCCTTCTCTGGCTCGTCCGAAGGGATGGCCGGCGCGAAAAGGATATCACCGCCGCGATCGAGTTCGCGCTCGGCCTCAATCTCTTCCGGCAGAGAAATTTCCTTCGCCTCTTCGTCGACGGCGAGCATGCCGCCCTCAATCGCGACTATCCCGAATGGGCCGAATACCGCGCCCAGTTTCACGCCCTGGAGGGCTTTTGACATGGCAGAGATCGTGCATTTCCCCGCACGCGGCCCGCGCCCGGCGCTGCGCCTCGTCAGCGATATCGACGACATGGTGACGGCAGAGATGAACGCCAGGTGCCGCGACTACATCGCCAAGGCCCTGGAGAACATGGCCTCTGCCAATCTGGAGCTGAACGCCGCCAATGTCATCCTGCTCGATCAGGGCGACACATCCGACCTCGTCAGCGACGAGGTCGTCATCAGCATGTGCCACGCCCTGATCTCGGTCATCGACGCCAGGGGCTGCCGCACCGACGACCGGCCGCTGCGCAATGCCGCCGCCAAGACGATCGCCGAACGGGAAGGAAGCCACCATGGCCACTAGCGCCCTCGCCCAGCTGCCGCGCGCAGCCGTCACCGCATCGACGCTCTTCACCGCGGCCCTTTCCGGCCTCGATATCCGCCTGCCGCTCCGCCACGACACCACCCACTGCGGCACGATCGTCGATGCCGACGGCAACATGATTTTCGTCATCGACAAAGACCGCGAGCGCCCTGACGCCGAGGTCACCGACATCGCCACGCTGCTGGTGCTCGCGATCAACGTCCACGCCGGTTACCCGCCGGAGGCCGCCCATGGCTGACACGCTCTTCCGCGTCCACTTCGAAGACGGCACCAAGCTCGACGTCACCGCCGCCGACACCAAGGCCGCCACCAAGGCCGCCGGAGACCAGCACGACGGCATCATCAAGAAGGTCAAGCGTGTGAAGGGGGACCGCTGATGGGCCGCTCATACAAGGAACGGCGCGAGGAAGCCAAAGAAGACATTGCGAAGTGGTGCGACAAGCACGTCATGGTCGAGGAGCCGGTCAGGTCGTTCCGCTTCCACGGCCACTATGTCGACAAGAGTTGCAGCCGACCAACGCGCATCGACCGCGGTCCGGGATTCGTCACTTTCCTGCCGCCGACTGAAAGTGCGAAATTCGCTTACAACTCAACCTATTGCTTCACGCTGACATGGACGCCCGGCCACATGACGATCGTCGGCGATCTCGGCCAGCTCACCGTGGTGCACTACAATGCCATGCCGACGCTCGGGGCCGCGTGCAACTGGCTGCAATCGCCCGACTATGACTATCTGCTGTCGAAGACCGGCATTCGCCGAGTCTTTTCCCGCGAGCTCACCGTCAATGACCTCTGGCACCGCCTGACGGAATACGTGCCGGAACACCTCGCCGAGATGGAAAAAGAGATCAAGGCCTACGAGGCCGACAAGCCGAAATGGCGCAAGCGCGACGGCATGACCAAGGCCGAGTTCGAGCAGGAGATGCGCTACTACGAGGAAGATCACCCGCGCATCCATTACGGCTTCCGACCGTGCAAGCAGCCGGAGTACCTGAACAAGAACCTCTGGCGCCTGCATGAGCGCATTGGCTGGCACGTCCCCGACAATTGGGAGCTGATGGCCAAGGTCTGGAAATTCTTCCGCGAAGACTACAGCCCCTACGTCGACGAAGACCCGAACACGCTGCTGACCGAAGAGGGCCGCAACGATCTCTACTGCGCCATCACCGATCACATCCGTGAGCTTTCCGACGAGGAAGTCGGCGCCTGGATCTACCGCGAGCTCGATATGGACAACTATTCGGGCGTCTATGAGTACCCGGAGCAGGCGTTCATTCAGATCGCCGCCATCCAGCACGGCGCACGCATGATCCTCGATCGGCACTTTGCAGAAAGCAAGGTGGCGGCATGAGCGGATTGTCCGAACGATTGAAGACAGAGCCGGATTACCGGCCCTACTGCCTTAACTGCGAAACGATGATGCGCATGACATTGGAGGCCGACGGCCGAACGATGTGGTGCGAGCCAGTGCGCGACACGACGTTCGACAATGCATTCGCAATGCTCGGCCTGCCAAGTCGCGCTCGCTACGGCTGCGGCGTTCGGTTCGACATTCAGACTGGGGAGAGAGTGCCCACCACGACGGAGGGCCGCGTCAGTGAATAAGGCTCAAATGAAAGCTGGGCTCCTCGCCGGCCGGCGACTGCGCCAGGAGGAATGGGCAGCCCGCGAAGAGATCGCAGCGGTCGACGAGCTCGTCTCCGAAGGAATAGCAACCGCGACGGCGTGGGCCTACCGCGACGGCTTTCAGTGCGACGTTCGGGACATCACTGCTTCAGCGAAGAAAGAAAATAGCAATGACTGAAACGCTCGCCAACCGACTCTGGCAGGAATTGACCGACAAGGAAGGTCGTACCTCAGCCGATCATCCTAACATGCGCCTGATCACGCGTGAGGAACTGACGGAATACCTTCATCTCGCCAGCTTTAAATGGGCCGAAGAGAGAACCCACGGCATTCAGATCGAAGAACTCCGGGACCTCGACGGGGACCTGATGGGCTATTGGGCGCGGGGCCACTACGCGCTGCATCATTTCAAGGAGGCGGCGAATTACTACACCGGCGCCGACGCCCGATATGACGAGCGCTACGTCGGCGAAACCAGCAGCATCCGGCAGGAATGGTGGCGCACGGTGCCGGTCACCGGCGAGCCTGGCATGGTGCAATATTGCTCCGCCGAACCGAAATCCCGCGGCGCTTTCGCCGTCACCGTAACGACCGCTATCGAAGATCGGCAGATCAAGGCAACCACCCGCCAGATCGCTGATCACCAGCGCGCCGAAGCTCGCGGCTTTGCCAATGGTCTGAACTGGGCGCTCCTCAAGCTCGATCACATCGACGCCGCCGCCGGCGATCAGCTGCTCGCGCATTACCGCGAGGAGAACAAGAAGGAGCGCGCCCATGTCTGATGGCACCAAGATCGAATGGACCGACGCGACTTGGAACCCGATCACCGGCTGCGCGATCGTCTCCCCCGGCTGCACCAACTGCTACGCCATGAAGCTCGCCGGCACACGCTTGCAGCATCACCCCAGCCGCGCCGGCCTCACCCGCGACAGCAAGGCCGGCCCGGTCTGGAGCGGCGAAGTGCGCTTCAATGAAGAGTGGCTGACCCAGCCGCTCACGTGGTCGCGTCCGCGGATGATCTTCGTCTGCGCCCATGGCGATCTCTTCGCCGAGGGCGTGCCGGACGAGTGGATCGACAAGATCTTCGCGGTCATGGCACTGGCGCCCGAGCACATCTTCCAGGTCCTGACCAAGCGGCCGGAGCGGATGCGGGATTATCTCAAGGCGTCCGGCCTGCACGATCGCCTGATGACCGAGGCGATGCGGATCGATTGCGAGGAAGGCGCCAGCTGGGCCGCCGATTTTCACTGCGGCCATACCAAGGGGCTGCCTCTTCCAAACGTCTGGCTCGGCGTCTCGGTCGAGGATCAGAAACGCGCTGACGAGCGCCTGCCCATCCTTCACGAAATCCCGGCCGCCGTCCTTTGGGTGTCGAACGAGCCGTCTCTAGGCCCGATCGACTGGAAGCGCTGGCTCCCCACGGGCCGGCGCGCCCGAAGCCCTCAGGGCCACGAGTTCATTGCCCCGGAATACTTCATGACAAAATGCGAGCATTGCGGGTGGATAGGCTCGTCCGAACTTCAGCACGTCAGCCAGATCGCCGATACCGGAGACTACGATGTTGCCTGCTGCAACTGCCATCAGTTCACAGCTTGCGACGAAATCCCGCGGATTGGCTGGATGGTCGCCGGCGGAGAAAGCGGCGTCGGCTGCCGTCCGGCGCACCCGCACTGGATCTACGCGCTGCGCGATCAGTGCGAGATCGCCGATACCCCCTTCCTCTTCAAGCAATGGGGCAACTGGATCGTCGCCAGCGCCGAGAACGGCCACACCGAAAGCAGCATGGTGACGAACGACGCTATCTGGCTCGACGTCGACGGCCGCCAGGCGAAGCCCAGCTGCGACGGCATGCGCGAGCCGATCGGCATGTTCCGCGTCACCAAGGCGCGCGCCGGCCGGCTGCTTTCGGGCGTCGAGCACAACGGCTACCCGCCCCTGCCCGCCCATTTCGCCAAGGAGGCCGCAGAATGACGAAACCGAAAAAGCTTCCGGACGACGACACCCTGCGCCGGCTGGTCGCCGAAGGCCTGACGCGCTCCGAGATCGTCAAGCGCTACCAGGTGCACCGCACGACGCTTGGCGAAAAGCTGACGGAGCTCGGCCTGATCGATGCCGTGGCGCCGGAGCCGGGGCAGCGCAAGCCGTTCTCGGTCGAGGCGGTCGCGCAATTCCTGCGCAGCGGCATGAGCTATTCCGATATCGATCGGCACTATGGCCGGACGGTCGGCTGCGCCTGGGTCTTCTGCCGCAGCCACGGGCTCATTCCCGAAATTCCCGATACCGAGATCCGCGACGACAAGATCATCGTCGGCATCACCGCCACCGCCACCGATAAAAGCGGCTCCGCCCGCACCGTCCGCGTGGCGATCAGCCTGCCGCCGATCAGCATGTTCGCGGCCGCACGCCTGCAGCGCAGCGAAGGGAGCCTCGGCCAGTGAGCGACGAGATGAAATGGATCCCTTCCGATTGGCTGGATGAAGAGCTTCCGGCGCTGCAGACCGATCCCAACGCCTTCATTTGCCACCACGCCGAACTCGGATGGATGCTACGGCCGGTCGAGGAGCAGGATGAGGATCTGGACGAAGGTTTCGGCATCCTTCGCTTGGTCGACGGTCAGGTGGTGAGGTTTAGTGCCTCCATCTATTACGGCGATTTCGAACTCACCGTCCGCGATGACGGCAGCTTCGAAACCGATCGCGACATCCCAATCAAGGCGAACAACTTCCGGGTCGATCGCGACACGGACGGGATGCAGCCGACCCTGCAGGAGCTCGTCGTCAACGGCGGCCTGAAACCCGGCGTTCACGCCATAGACGCCTGCTGGTGGTCCGAGGCCGAAACCGTCTTCACCTTCGGCATCGTCGAGGGCAAGGGCCAACTGACGCAGGCCGGAGTGGTTCAATGACCGCGCCCGTCCGAATCCAGCTGTCGCGCCAGAAAGGCTTCAACCTGCAAGCCGCGTCGAGGGCCGCCAACGGCCTTGACGCGATCAAGGTCGATCGCACCTCGCCCTTCGGCAATCACTTCGTCTTTAGCAAGGATCCGTTCGTCAAGCCGGCGCTATGGGATGTCTTCAGCCACGGCACGATCGTCAAGAGCTGCCCGTCAAAGCGGGAAGCGATCGACTTCGCAATCGCCTGCCACAAGGCCGAAGTGTCGGCCACTGGGCCGCATAACACCCGGCCCCTCTACCCAGTCCCGACGCCCGCCGCTATCGCCAAGGCGCTGCGCGGCTTCAACCTCGCCTGCTGGTGCAAGCCGGGCGAGCCCTGCCACGCCGATATCCTGCTGGAGATCGCCAACGCGCCACTGCAGGAGGTGGTCTCGCGATGATGATGAAAGCCCTCACCGTCTGGCAGCCATGGACGTCGCTGATCGCGATCGGCGCCAAGCCCTATGAGTTCCGCGGCTGGCGACCGCCGGAATCACTGATCGGCCAGCGCCTCGCCATCCATGCTGGCGCACGGCCGATGCGGCGCGCCGAGGTCCTGGCGCTGCGCATCGCCCTGACGAAAACCGTTCGCAACACAGGGGCCTGCCTGTTGCCGGATCTCGCCATTCCCCTCCTCGATCGTATCCTCGAGCAGCCGAAGAGCGCCGTCCCGACCTTCCTGCCGCTCGCCCACGTGCTCTGCACGGTCACCGTCGGCGAGCCGAAGTCGGGCGAGGAATGCGCCCGCGAGTTCGGCGACGACGCCGGCAATGACAGCGACCGCGAAGGCACCTTCAACTGGGGCTGGCCGATGCTCGATATCGAGCTGCTTGAACCGCCCGTCCCGGCGCGCGGCCTGCAGGGCTTGTGGACCTGGAGCGGCCAATGACCATCCACGTCAGAAAGCTCGCCGGCCGCCCCCTGCTGACTGCCCAGCGCCAGCGCAAGATCACCCTGCCCGGCAAGGTGGTCACCATCCGGCGCGTCGTCGCCGGCGATCACGGCGGCGTCGCCGATCGCCCCTTCTCGCTACCGGCGATCAGCATGTTCGTCGCCGCACTCAGGGAGCAAGGCCGATGCTGAAGACCGACGCCACCGCCGGCACGGCGCGGATCACCTGCGACAGCTGCCCGACAGCAATGGAATCTGTGATGGACGCCGATCCGCGCGCCGCCCGCGACAAAGCCGTCCGCGTCGCCAAGATCGCCCGCTGGCTGATCGAGCGCCACGCCGACGCCTGGCAGCACTTCTGCCCGTCCTGCCGCCAATCGAGAAACAGGGGGTCGCTGATATGAGCAGGGAAGCCCAGATCCAGATCCGAGACCTGATCGTCGAGATGATGGCAAACGGCGTCCGCACCGGCGTCTTGACCGAGGTCGAGGCCATGGCCGCATGCTCGGGCGCCTGCGCCGCGATCATCGCCACCATGATGCCGCTGGAAAACCACGCCAAGGCGCTGGAGATCACAATCGAACAGCTGCCGGTGCAGGTCGCGGCCCACGCTACCGAGGTGGCAGCACATCGCAAGGCGAGGTCGAACTGATGGACCAGAGCCCCGCCCTTCGCCCCATGTGGTGCGACGACTTCGATACCGACCTCCTCAAGGTCGTTCCCGGCATCCCGGAGCTGCTCGGCGATCTTGCCGACGTCACCCTCTGGACGCATGGCGGCACCTGGAACGGAACCCTGAACCATCCGTCGATGTGGAACCATGAGGCCGGCCTGATCTGCTTCTTCGGTTTCAACAGCCCGGATAAGCCCGACTATTACAGCTCGGGCCAAGATCCGGTTCAGTGCACCGTGCTGGAGATGTTCCGAGATCTCTGGTGCCACGGCGCCATGGTGATGATGGGGCCGCTCCCGATCTGGGACTCGCAGCCGCTGCAGCCGGAATTCGACGCCCTGATGTACGCCGCGCGCGGCTGGTTTGAACCGAGGCCGAACCGTATCCGCCTGGCGCAGCTCCGCACCCGCAAATCCATCCGCCAATCCGCCGAAAGCCTCCGCCAGCTGATCGCCGCCCGGGCGGCCATGAAACAGGCGGTCGCCGCGAATAGGGCGAGGTCGAACGGATGAGCGACCGCATCAATCTCGAATACCAGGTCGCGGAGCTGTTTCGCCTGAAGATGGAGGAGTTTGCCGACTGGTGCGCCAAAAACTGGACGGTCACCGAGCTCCAGGCGAAGGCCGACAACATCTTCGACAGCAAGCCACCCGGCTTTCGCGAGGGATACAATGACGCCATGCGGTCTCTTCGCGGCGCCGTGGATTGCTTTCTGGAGGAACAACCATGACCTCCGACCTCTTCAAGCCGGTCATGCGGAAGGACGCAACGATCTCGCCCTGCGGGCGCTACCGCTACGAGCTGCGCCGCACATGGGACAAGCAAAAGCCCGCCCTGGCTGCCTGCATGCTCAATCCCTCGACGGCCGACGCCGAGAAGGACGATCCGACCATCCGCCAGCTTATCGGCTTCGCCACGCTCTGGGGCTACGGCGGCCTTTACGTCGTCAACCTCTTCGCCTTCCGCGCCTCGCAGCCGAAGGACCTGCCGGGAAACATCGTCGAGGCGATCGGCCCCGACAACAACCTCTATATCGACGAGGCTTTCAACATGGCGCGCCACCGCGGCAAGCCGGCGCTCGCTGCCTGGGGAAACCTGCCGCAGCCGATCATGATCCCTACGAGGGATAAGCTGCTCGCCCGCGCCCGTCACCACATGGTGCACCTTGTCTGTCTCGGCACCACGCTAGACGGCGCGCCCAAACACCCGATGGCCCGCGGCCGGCACCGCATCCCGAGCGACCAACAGCCAATCATGTTCCAGAACGCAATGGCCGTTGGCGATACAGCGCCCGCCGTACAGGAGGCGAAAGGTTCCTGATGGCGACGGAGGCCGAAAAGCGAAAGCTCGAGATGATCCGGCAGGACCTGTCGATGGTCGGCGCCGACTGGTCGATCGAGACCGACGGCATCAGGCTTTCCCTCGTTGTGCGGGATCCGGCCGACGATAAACCGCGCGCGATCGCCTCGATCGCCGCCGACGTCCCCTTCACCTTCCAGGAGTTCCTGATCCGCGCCGGCGAGCGCCAGCAATTCCTGCTCGACATGCTCGACCGCTGCAGCCGCGCCTATCGCGATCTCCTGCGCAGGCAGCCAAAGCCAAAGCGCCACGCAGCCGAGTGCGCGATGAAGTGCAAAAACGACCAGGCGTTCCGACAGTTCCTGATCGAGCGCCACGACCTGCGCGACGCCACCGATTTCGAGCGCATCAAGACGAAGATGCATTTCATCTTGCGCATTGAATCGCTGAACGATCTCGACACCGACGAGGTTGCGGCCGGCCGCTGGAGAGATTTCCGCAGCGCGTTTGAACAATGGAGGCGCGGGAGATGATGCCTCCGGATCCGCTGCTGCTTGATTTCGTTCGCGCTTTGGCGAAAGCTGACGCGCGGCGCGACAGCGCGGCGGCCAGACGGCAGAACGAGGAAAAAGAATGCAGTCCAAGCGAGCGGCAATCTATGCCCGTTTCTCCACTGATCTCCAGAACGACAGATCCGTCGACGACCAGATCGATCTCTGCCGCGAATTCGCAGCCAAAAGCGGCTTCGTCGTCGCCAGAACCTATTTCGACAAAGCGCGCACGGGCGCGTCGATTTTCGGACGAGACGGATTACTCAGTCTCATGGACGATGCTAAGGCAAACGCCTTCGACGTCGTCGTCGTCGAAGCTCTAGACCGCCTCTCGCGCGACCAGGAAGATCTCCCCGGCATTTACAAGCGGCTGACGCATGCCGGCGTCGAGATCATCGCCGTGCATGATGGCGCCGCAGACGCCATTCAGATCGGCATCCGCGGCCTCGTCTCCACCCTGTTTCTGGCCGACCTCAAGAACAAGATCCGGCGCGGCATGACTGGCGTCATCAAGGACGGCCGTCACGCCGGCGGCCGGGCTTATGGCTATCGGCCGACACCTGGCCAGCCCGGCGTTATGCAAATCCATGAACCCGAAGCTGAGATCGTCAGGCGCATCTATGCGGAAGTCATCGCTGGCCGGAACTCTCGGGAGATCGCCGGCGGCCTGAATCGCGACCTAATAACACCGCCTCGCGGCGCCACCTGGAATTCAAGCACGATCTGCGGATCGGCACAGCGGGGGAACGGCATCATCCGCAATCCACTGTATGCCGGGCGGATTATCTGGAACCGGATTCGCATGGTGCGGGATCCTGAGACCGGGAAGCGGGTCAGCCGCCCGAACCCGCAGGAAGAATGGCGGGAGGCCGACGCGCCGCACCTGGCCCTGGTCGATACCGAAACCTACGAAACCGCACTGGCGATCATCGAAGGCCGCGCCACGAGGCAGGGAGGCATTACCAACACGCGCCGGCCGAAGCGGCTGCTCTCCGGCATCCTGCGGTGTGAACACTGCGGCGGCGGCATGTCGATCCATGACAGGCATAAGGATAGCGGCGCCATCAGGATCCGCTGCAGCCGCGCGACCGAAAGCGGCGCCTGCACCAATGAGCGCCGCTACAGGCTCGACAAGATCGAGGCCGCCGTCATCTCCGGCCTCAAAGAACAACTGGCCCATCCCGAGCTGCTGGCTGAATATGTCAGAGTCTATCGGGAGGAAAGACGCGCAGAGATCGCCGACGCGGTTCGGGATAGGGCGGCACTGGAACGTAAGCTGCTCGACCTCAACGGCCAGCTCGATCGCCTGATGCAGGCTTTGACCCGTGGCGTCCTGCCGATTGAAGTCATAGAGGCGCAATATAAGCCGCTCGAGGGCGAGCGCGACCGCATCAAGTCGCAGCTCGCAACCGTGCCACAGTCTCCAGCCATCGAACTACATCCGCAGGCCTTCGGCCAATATAAGCGAACCGTGGAAAATCTAGCTGCCAGACTGAACGACCTCGACGACATCAGCGGCGCCGAGGTCTTCACCTCATTCCGCGAACTCGTCCACAGCGTCGTCATCAGAGATCGGCCGGATGGCCGCGTAGAAGCCGAGGTGATCGGCCACCTATCAGCGCTGATTGGCGATCGGGCCGAAATGTTGGGGGGACGTGTGGTAGCGGAGGAGGGATTTGAACCCCCGACACAAGGATTATGA